GGATATTCATTTCTTTTTGTTTCTTAGTTTCTGTTGGGTACGGAGTAACTTATTATACTGGGCTTGGGGATCACTTAGAGTTATAGATAGCTTCCCTTTGATTTCTTGGGTTTTTATCCCATGAAATGAGCATATCGTCATACCAATTTGGATTATCGCATAGCTTTTTAAGTTGTTGTTGAATATACGGTGTCATGATTTGAAGTAATAATATAAGTCCTCGATTAGTTTATCCTGTTCTTCCCATATAGTATCTGATACCACGTATTCTGATACGAAATAGTTATAGAAAGGCCCAAATAGTATTTTTAATACTATGTCCTTGAGTTCGATATTGAGTTGTTCCTCTTCTTCGGTAGAACTGGGTTTGATTGCCTGAAGTTCTGCCTTATAGGATGCCGTAACGGCATCCTTTAGGGTTTGAATATATTCTGGGTTAGTTTCCTTAAGAATACTTAATTGTGATTTGAGTTCTTTACTTATCATGGGGCTTAGCGATTATGGATATGAATCCCTGTGGATATTGAGTATAGAATAATTGGTAGTTCCCTGTGGGCAAGAAGACTTTCATTATATTTGCAAGTAAGGGATAGATTTTCCATTGGTTTTCCTCTAGAAACTTGTTCCAGTCTTCAGATTCTTCTGGATAATTCCCAGATAGTTGGATATGGTACTGTTCCTGGTCAGCAATAAATAGGTTAGTTACTACCTGTATTTCATCTGATTCCTTTTTGTATTGGGTGATTGGATACCAGATGCCTTCGGTTTTCCATTTATTAAGTTGGAACAGAGACATGCCCTGTTCCAGTACGTTGAGTAATTTATATAAGTTTACCATAGTGATTATTTATTTAGTTGGTTAAATAATTCTGATACTGCAAGTTGTTGGAAGATTTCTGTTTCCCTGTGGTCTGATTCCCATTTTTCGATAGCATTGTAGATATTGGTATATTGGGATATCATGTCCTCATCTTGTTCATCGTCTTGGATAAATTCCCGGAGATGTTTTTTGAGTCCGGTTATGATATAATCCTGATGTTCAGGGATTAATTGAAGAACTCCGAATAGGATAGCCTCTACCTGTGAGGGTGAATCATCATAATATTGGTCATCAGCACCCTTTGTTAAGTCCATGTGAGAAATAATGTTTTCCCTGAGATTTTCGAAGAGAACTTCCTCTGAAGCATATGTGATGATATATCCTGAGATATAAGCAGCAAAAGGTTCATCCTCTAAGTCGATTGAATAAACCTGGATATTGGTAGCTTCCTTGTTAATGAGAAGACCATCGGAGTAATCATAAGTATAAATGGGGTGGGAAGCAAGCAGTTCCCGGATGGCCTCTAAATTTTTTAATTCTTTCATAACGTGTCTATATTAAAATTATTTGAGAAATATTTCTCATTGCAAATATACAAAATTATTTCTAAACTTGTTTTTATAACTACTTTTATTTTTATAAATAGGGAGGTTCTGGGAGGTGTTTTGAGTGCCTCCCAGAGGGTTTTGTTAATATTGCCCTGTCATAGTAATGATAATGAAAAGGGATTCATCATTGAAATGTACCTGGATAGTATCTCCATATGAGTTTGACATGTAATGGTGATTAGGGTTAAGTTCTTTTAATGGGTGATGTTCATCCCAATGAGAATTAATGAATTCTATCACGTATTGTTCAAAAGCATCGGATTCTCTGCAGTAGGTTTCTACCTTTTCGTCATCGTCTATAGGATACTCCCGGAATTGGAGATTGAGAGTTCCCATGTATGATTCATCCGGATTTGAGATTTCGTTAACTGATTGAGCAGTGTAACCAAAAGCATCAAGAGTTCCATCAAAGTAACCCATAATGTGATTTGAGATTTCGTTAATAGTTGTCATAAGAAATAAGTTTTGTGACCCCGTTCAAGGTCGGTTAATAATTATATTTATTTTTCTCTTATGCAAATATAGAAATAATATTTTAAATATGCAATAATTAAGGGAGCCCAGATGTTAGTGTTTCTGAACTCCCTGAGGTATATTAACTGATTGGGGGATTAGTATAATTCATCGGCCAGTATTGGTTCCTTGGGCTTATTTAATTTCTCCTTAGAACGTCTGGTAGCCCAATTCTCGTAGGGTTTGTAACTAAAGGTACGAGTTGTTTCATCGTATGCAGCATATACCATTTGTTTACGGGATATTCTCCTCCCGTAAGTTTTCTTAAGATTAGCAAACCAATCTAGATACTCCTGTAAAGAGTTAAAGATTTCTCTGTGCCCGTCTAAATCATTTTTAGGACGGGTTTTCCATGTTGCTTCTATATAGCATTGGTGTAAGGTGATTGAAATAAAGTATCGGCACCAGCTACCACCAAAGATAGTGCCCGTGGAGAATTCTATCTCCCGAGCAACTAATGGACTAACGTTATACTTTGTCATGCGATTGAGAAATTAAGTTGGAAAATCCAGTTGTTTCTATCGAGTTGATTGAATGATATGAACCTCCCATCGTTATCGGTAAATTCATTCATGAATTGAACTGCAGCAGATGCTAATTGCCCCTTATAGGGATTAGTATCGGCAGTTATGATTGATTCGAAAATGAAAGAATAATAGGTAGTATCATAGATTTGTACCTGATTAATATCCAAGCAATTGAGTTTGTAATCATCCTCTAGTTTGATTAAGAGTCCCATTAGAAGATTTAAGAGATGACCCTTTTCATCGGAGTCAAGTTCAAATGTAGATTTCTTTTCTAAGAAATTGCGAACTACCTTAGTTAGTTCGTCTGCCTGATTGTAAGTTACTGAGTTCGTTTTCATATTTTTGTCTATTTTTAAATTGATATGCAAATATAAGCATTTTTATTTTTATAGAAAAATATATCTATTTTATTTTTAAGGAGGCTGAGGATGTGTACACGCTATGAAAGGCAGTGGATTAGACTGCCTTTCAATTATTAAGGTAATTGGGGAGTTAGCAAATATAGAGCCTCTCTTATAATTGAACTCTCCATAGGTTCTAAAGAGGGTTCCTTGTACATTAGTCCACCTTTCTTCTTTTCGTTTTCAAATACTTCATGTATGGCTTGCTTTAGTTTAGTAGCTAATACCTCTGATAACTCCTGAGATTTAAGAGAGGTAAGTAACCCATTCCGTATTTCCCTAATATCCTGGTCATTTTCAGTGATGGGTTTTACTTCTACCAATTCTTGTATACCCAAGTGATATTCATTAAACAGTTCATACCCTAAATGTTGTAGGTCATTAATGAAGATACTAAATTCATCATAGGTAAGTCTAGTATCAAAACCTACTCCATGATATAGTTGTACTAAAGGGACAAGGATTCTCCTCAGTGTATTGAAATCCTTTAGATGGTCTAATTTTATTCCTGATTCGAGAGGTACTTTATATACCTTTTCACCCTTCAATACTACTAACAGAACCATTAGTCTTGGTGGTAATCTTTTCTCGTTCATAAGCAAGTTTTTGTATTATGAGTTGTACATAGGTATTTCTCTCTTTATAGATAAACATTACCGATAGAAGTATCTCATGTTTCGGTAATATCATCTGTATGAAATTGCCTGGAGCAATTACAGTAGCTACTACTGGAGAATCCTCCTGAGAGAAATTCTCTAATATCATTTCTGCCCTCTTAATGGGTTCTGGTTTTGTTGGGTCCAAAGTTAGGACTGGAGCAGTTATACATTCCTTGATACCTTGTGTTAAGGCATTGTATAACCATTCATCTTTTATATCCTCTACTTGGAGGTTTTTCATTGTAATCATATTCTAAACCTATTTAGAGTCCATACACCCAGGATATTAGAGAATACCCATAGTTCCCAGTTTTTGTAAAAGTTATAGGGTTTACTGAATTGAGATGTTTGAAATATTATCTGATTTGGTGTTCTAGATAACATTTCTGCATGACAAGTTAATACTCCAGAAGATAATTGAGCTTTAAAAGCTTTAATAATATCTTCATCACTTTTAGTCTCTAATGAGGTAAGCAATTTAATAAATTCTACCTCTACACCTTGAGACATGTTTACATTTCTGAAGGCAAACTTTTCTTTATTTTCCATATTCGTCATTTTTAGATAAGAACTTTTGAGCTAGTTCATCTTGAGTTCTTTCGATTATGTTCTTTACTATTGTTTTATTTTCTACTCTAGCCCACATATATAGCATGCCCAATTGAGCATCCATATAGCAATCTATAAGAGATGGGTCCTTTCTAAATACATCCCATTGTTTTACGAAATTTGTTCGAACCAAATCCCTATAACCCTGGTCTGATATGCCATCTTGGTCTATATAAGCAGATACCCTTTTCTTGACTTCTAAAAGGATTTTCTCTAAGCTTTCGGGTAATCTGAAATTTTCTGGTAAGTTATGATATACCAAAGCATTAGGTATCAATTCCTCAAAGGTAAACTGATTATCGAATAGATTTTTAGGATATCTACCTGAAAATATCAATGGTAGCTTATACCTTAGCAACGATGGTACTACGTCGTATATAGCATAATGTCTTCTATATTCTCGGTACAAGTCAAAATATAGATTCTCATCGAATATACCAGATTTCCTCATTATTGCCTGTAAAGTATTATAAGCAGCATTGATATGAGTATTACTCAATTTGAATACTAAGTTGCCATTTTTAATAGCAATGAGTTCACTACAGCATCTCTTTCGTCTAAATAAGTTCATGTGATTAAAATGTAAAGTCAATGTATATTTTCCTTGTTCCCTTGAGAAATTTTTCGTGATTTGAGTCATCATACTTATGGCAAGCATAAGTCTTAGATGATTTATCATAATGGTCTCTTACCCATACTGGAGCAGTATCAGTTGGTTTTAATTTAAAGTATGTACCCTGATTAACCTTGTTAACCCGAGTCTCTTTGTAAGATGTCTTTGGTAGTTCCATATTTTTGTCTATTTTAAAATTGATATGCAAATATAATTCTTTCTTTTTAAATATGCAATATCCGGATATAACTATGGGAGCTTACTATTTCGGAGGAATTGAGATGCAAATGAGCCATCCTCTTTTTCTTCTTTCTCAAAGTCTTCATATTGGTATAACTCTGGGTCTTCTTCGTCTGGGTCTATACGCATTTCGATTTCTCTACGTAGTTCATGATGTTCTTTAGAGAATGAAGACATAGCTCCCTTATAATCATCAGTAATTTGCATTAACTCTGCTTTATTAAGGTTAAGACCCTCTTTACTTGTATCTACTCCTTCTTGTTTAGTAGCAACTACTTCAGGTAGAGACTTAATGTCATACCTATCCTCCAATAGTTTAGCCTCTTCTGGTTTATCTAATACCCTTTGTGATTCCAATACGATTTGACGTGCCTCTTCAACGGTGATTGCATTTTGCTGTGTTACGTTGTTCTGTTGATTAAATTGAGCAAAGATATTTGTAGTACTTCCTCCAGTAAGATTACGTACTATTGATTGCAGAGATGTAGAGGATTCAAGCTTTAATTTAAGGGCCTTTCCCAGCTCGGCAGATATAAACGGTACGTATTTCCCTCCCTGAGATTCTCTTAGGATATTAACCTGATGGGCTATTTCCATACGGTCTTCTAATGCCCATGCTAGTTGTTCTCCCATTAACGCTTGAAGTAAATCTTCTGCTTTTTCTTTATCCCATATTCTAGAGCTTAATAGCCTATCTCTCATAAATACCCGTATGTAGTTAATATCTATACCCATACGGTATGAGAATGTATTGATATCATAGGTGATACCACATAATACTCCATTACCCATCAGCCATTGATTAATAATGTAGTTGTGTATCTTTATCAGAAGTTCATCATTTGGGTTCTTCTGATATTCTAATGCCATTGCAGTAGTCCCCATAGGTCTTGGGAATCTTACCATTTTATTTTCCTTTTCTGACATACAAATGAGATTTTCTGATATCGGAACTTTCATCATAACCCATATACTCTAAATCGAACCTTACATACAGATTCAAAGATAGGTTATAGAAATATCCCTTATATTTTTTCTTACTTACTGATAAATTAAAAGGTTCACCAGAGATTAGGTCCCTGGTGAATACTAAATTACCTTTCCCAGTGATGGGAATATTAAGGCAAAGCTTATAATCCCCTACCTTAAATTTATTCCCATGCAGGTCTGTGATTTCCCTTGCCATAGTTTGCCTTTTTATGGTTCGTAGGTTTTTTGTCTTGTTTACTACGGTTATTGGTTATCCCCTTTTGCTCTTCGATTAATTTCTGAACCTTTGGGAATAACCTTTGCCTTAGGGGAACTACCTGAGTAGCGAAAAAGGCATTCCATAATTTCTGGGTTAATGGTTCTCCTATTTTAAGTTCTGAGATTGCCCAGAATTTAGTTTCGAAATTCTTAACTATTTCCCTAAATCGGTAGTAGTATATATTGCCAGTCTTTTTATCTATCCCAATTGTAGTGGTTTGGCAATAATCTAGAAATTCTTTACCTAATTCGGATATAAACTCTTCCCTTTTAAAGTCATAATTCTCTTGGTCGAGTTTAAATAATTTTACGTAATCGATTGCTTCCATATAGATTTAGTTTGTGATTATTAAACGAGGTATACTTTCATCTGTAATTTGAAATAAGTACCCTCTTACATCATCCTCATAATAAGAGGACCAATATGTTCTTCTAACTCTGAAATTATCAAGGATTGCCCCTTTGGGTACTCCAGTAATAAATAAGCAATGCTTAGGCATCATTGGAGTAATCTCAAATTTCCCATCCTTGAAATTACCATAGGTACCGTAGTCGGGCATATTACCCGTAAATCCAGTATTCTGTAATATGTCTTGAACCAGAGTAGTTTGGGGTATTTCCTTTTGGTTACATTCTATGGTTAACTTCGATTTGCCTATATATAGGTCTTTAACTATTTCTCTAAACATTTGTATACGATTATATGGGTAATACCATTTTTCTTGAAGTAAAGGTTATTCTGTGAACGTTCCTCTAACTTCTTTAATTCTCTTCGAGATTCAGTACAAATTCTATCAGATTTCCTTAATATATCTGATACATTATCCCAGATGGGTGCCATTGGTTCTACTGGCCCTGCATAGATAACCTTATGTTTAGTTTCTATTTGGGGATATTTAGATTTATACTGATATTTGCCTTTGCAGTAAAGTACGTTATACTTTTCTGGTTCGTTTCTTTTTTCGTTTTCCATTTTTGTTAGGATTAATGTAATCGGATATTTCATCAAGTTGCCCTAAAAGCAATGCCTGAATGAAAAGGTTTATAGGCCTGAAAAAGAAATTCCTTACGTTATCAGTATTTATATACCAATCGTAAACGATAAAGAACTTCTTAATCTTGGAGTGCTTAAGTGAATGTTGGATTAGATAGGACTTACAACATCGTTTATGTAAATCGACAAGTTCTTTGTCCTGCTTAAGCATCTCTTTATCAGAGAAGATAGTGTAATCCATTTTGTATGAATTGAGATGCCCAGGTAATTATCCCGGGCACCTGGTTAATAAAGGTTTATGCAACTTGTTCTGGTTTGAGGACCTTCTTTCTGAAGTCCTCGTATGCTTTAGCAGCAGCCTTGAATTCCTTGGAGTTCTGGTCCTTGATACGAGCCATTGCAAGTTCCAATCGATGGAGTTCGTTTCGAGTTTGTTGTCTCCATTTCTTCCGAGCAAGTGTATCAACTACATCGGCAGGGTATACGTATTTAACTTCCCGATTAGAAATTACCTGTTCGATGATGGATGGTTTTTGTTGTTCCTTAACTTCCTTGACAACCTGTTCCTTTTTGGAAGTTTTGGTTTTAGGAGAGAGTTCTACCAATTTGGCATTGGCAAAATTAGTGGCAGCTTCTTGAGCATCTTGTACCAATTCCTTTTTAGTCTTTTTGGCCTTAGGAGCAGAAGCCTTAGCAGTCTTAGAATTTTTAATTCCTTCAAGTTGTTCGGCAACCTTAGTTGCAACCAGGTTAGTAACCTTTGTTTCATTCTTTTTCATAACGTCTATATTTAAAATGTTAGTAAAATGATTAATTTCTTTTTCTGATACAAATATAAGAACTTTATTTTAAATAGAAAAATTTTATTTGAATTATTTTCTATTTGCTCGGGTTAATCGGCTAGGAAGTCGAAGATTTCTGGAGGATAGTTAATTTCATCCTCTGGGTCATTTATGTAATCTTCGTAATCCTCGTTATATTTATCGTAAATGTTATCTTGTGATGTATTGGGTACCCTTGTACATCTTTCAGGATATTTCTTTACGAAGTCATAGGCTTCTTGAGTAGTCATTACCTTGTCTGAGGTAAATTCGTAGGTTACATAAGAATAAGTTTCACCCAATCTAGAAACTTCATATTGCTGGTATCCAGATTTCTCAATCTTATAGATTTGATTTTCTGGAATCGTTTCTATTTCTACCCTATATTTATACCATTGCTTCTTCTCTTCTTTTGGTTTAATGCCCATGCTATCTTGAAGAGAGATTAACTTGGTTATTGGACTTTCAAAACGAGAAGGAGCAGTGCTCACTTCTACTGGATGAGTTTTATTCTCACCAATAAAGTAAATCACTGCCCCCAAGGTTACCAGGCCCAATATGAATTTAGTTTCTGAGTTCATAACCTGTAGTTTCGAATTTATTTTTAATGTTCTTTGCAAGGTATTTACCTTTTGATTCTGCTTGATGTAAACCGTTGCAGATTTCGTAAGGTACATCATCATAGCGATAAACTCGATTACCTTTAAAAGCAACCCAAAGTTGTTTTTTCTTTGAGTCATAACCAAAGCCCTCAATGTTAGAGGATTCGCAAGGGATCATTTCGACTCCGGTGTTCATTTCTACTGATTCTAAGTATTCGTTCTTTTCCATGTCTATATTAAAATTTTAAAAGTGTTAGTTCTGGGTGGAATTTGAGATTTGCCCTTTGGAAGATTGCCCAGGTACCAAGTACTCCCTGAGAATTAGTATGTACCCATTCATCTTCCATTCTGAATAATATGTGAGAGCATACCAGCATTTGGTATTCACTTAGCATATTTATCAGTTGAGGAGTATTCTCAATTTCTACGTATAATTCAATGTGCTCATCTAGTGCTCGAATTATTTCATCATCCTCAATCTGAAGGAGTTTTTTGATTAAGTCTTGGGCAATATCATTCCCATTTTTAACGTCCTCTTTGATTGAGTTGAGTGATTCAATCTGAATACCAGCAATGAGCTTTACGATGTCTTTTGTTTCCTTGTCCATAATTAAATTTTCTTTATGCAAATATACTAAAATTATTTTATATAAAATACTCTTTTAATAAATACGGAGGTAAGTGTTAGCGGTTCTTGATTTCCTCTATCTTTTCCTTGATTGAGTCGGGGAAGATAGCATCATCTACCCATCGCATAAAGAATTTAGAAGGCTTCTTTTCTGGATTGAGAAGTAATTGTCTTTGCTCTGTAGAGAACTTAATACGTTCATCTTCCCTCATATACTTGGGAAGTTTAGTGAATTCTGCCTGAGAGAAGGAGATTACGTTTTTACCAACTTGGGCCCTTAATGGTTTCTTCCTTTCCTTATAGAGATATGGGATAATCTTTTTCGAGGGTCCCCCAAGAATGCTAAAACCAAAGATTACCATTGGGTCAAATTTATCTGCTTTTGGGTCCTTAGCCCGTTTGATACATCTTGCCATCCAAGAGAATGAATTGGGATATTGCTTATTGTCTGTTGCTTCTCCCACATCCTTTTTATTGAACTCAAATCCAGGAAAGTGAAATAGAAAGTCCTCAGTAAGGATAAATACAAATCCCAATCCCCTAAGATATTTAATGATATCTTGTTGGCTTTTACCCTCTTCAATCATTTTCTCTACATCTGCAAGAATGTCCTCCCTTGGTGATTCCAATTCCTTAGTTGTAGACCCTGCAGGTCTTCCTCTGCCAACATTAGGTGCCTTAGCAGGCAATGTACCAGATAACCTATCTAAGTATTCTTTGAAGTTATCAATATCTTGTTTATTAGTAAGAGTTACTTCTACTCTTATGGGACCGTTATGCTGTACCTTTGGACCTGAATTCATCTCGGTATAGGCATCTACCAACCTATCGGATAATGGGGTACCATTCTCTGATAGTGTAGTGATTCTAAGTTTTGGTTTATATACTTCTTGTTCCATTTTCGACTTAATTAGAAAATAAAAGGCCTGAACAATTTTTATATTGCCAGGCCTTCTACCATTATTAACGAATACTCAAAAATATGATAAGTAAAAGTAAAAAGTGCTCTTATTAATCTTCTTCTTTAGCGGCCTTCTTTTTCTTCTTGTCTTTGGCCTTCTTATCTTTCTTATCGGAAGCCGGTTTTTCTTTTACCTTTTCTTCCTTCTTTTTCTTAGTTTCCTTTTCCTCCTTGGGAGCCTTACCTGAAGCAAGTTTTCTTTGCTCCATACGATATTTTTTCTTCTCAGCCGAAGTCATTTCTCTGCCATCGATGAGAGGATAATCGTATTTGGTAGCTGTTCTACCGCCATTTCCTTTCTTTTCCTTTTTCTCTTTGGCAGCCTTCTTCTCAGCTTTTTCCTTCTTCTCTTTTTCCTGGAGTTTTACCAATTTCTTGTTGTTCTCTTGGTCAGCTTCAGGATAGGCAGCAGCAACTTTGTCTCTTTCCTTATTGAGCTTGTTTACAAGTTCGGTAACCTTTTTACCATGTTTCTTGTCTTTGGTCCAATCCTTAGTAGGGTCCAACTTGTTCTCTTTAAGGTAAGCATCCAAAGCTTTCTTAGCCTTTGTGAGTTCCGGAGTCTTGGATTCCGATTTACTCTTCTTTTCTGTTTTCTTAGCCATTTTCATTTATATTAGGTGAATAATTGAATTTCCTATTTACATAATACCATAGTTATACCTTCCTAATTTGGGTTGGGATTTCTTTAATTTCTAGGATTTCTAAACTGCATTGTTTTAAAACTGCCTCGAGTTGAAGTATATCTTCTACCTCTTTCTGAGATAAGTCCGTAAAAGTTTGTTCAAAAGTTTCTTTCTGTTCCCCCCTTATAAAATTAAATTGGGCAACAATATAAGTCCCATGAAGTTTTTTATTCAAGGCTCCTTTAAGAGATATGAGTTTTCTTTTCAGATAATTACTCTTCAACCTATGGGATTGGTATTCGCCTTTCTTACCCTTACTAAGAGCTACCTTTTTAAGGTACGAAACATAATCTAATTCTCTGAGAGTTTGATTAATGTTTCCCACTAATAATCTTAAGTCTTTTTCCATTTGGGTCTTTGCATTACTTGGTTAGATACTTCCTGAGTTTCTTCTGATAGCATTTCTCTTGCCTCATTTATTATATTGATGGCAAGTTCCCTTTCATCTGGTCCCAGGTTTAATTCTTTATCTTCTAGTGCATCAGTATAAGTATTTATTAGATTATCCAATGCAAGTATTCGAATATTCTTTCGAATTGCTAATTTCTCTTCTTCCATGGGTATAAAAAATTAAAGCCCACTACCTTCACAGGCAATGAGCTTTTGGCTGAACAACGTCCTAAGTGTAGATGTTATTCATATGAACTTAAACTCTAAATTTATATAGCAGACATATGGGATAGTAGTTAGTAAGTTAGAGTTTAATCTTCTGATTCTTCCTCTTCTTCTTCCTCTTCTTCTTCCTTAGCCTTTTTGTTTTTCGGAGAACAAATAACGCCATGTCCTTTCTTAGACTTAACGGTAAGAGTTCCCGGAACGAATGAAACTGAAGTTGATACCGGTTTGCCATCCGTAACCAATACAGAAGTAACCACTACACCCTGATAGCCTTCCTTGTTCTTAACGGCATAACCAAAGTTCATTACCTTGGATTTGTCGTTAATGGCAATAACGTCGATTTGCTTGCTGTTAGGGCGTTGTTCAGCCGGCCGATTCTTAAGTGCCTCTTTACGAGCCTTACGTTTAGCTTCTTTTTCTGGGTCTTTTTCCTTATCCCCTTTCTTCTTGGAGTCTGATTTCTTTGTTGCCATAATTTTTAATGTTTTATAAGTTAATGGTTATTATAAGTAAACTTCTACGTTTATTAATAGTTGATAGTAAAGGTAGGGAAATTTCCCTACCTTCTTTTAAATCTTGAATACGGTTACCAGATTACTTTTCCCCTTTCTTGCCCTTACCTTTGGCTTCTTTCTTTGCCGGCAATTTGAGACCGAGTTCTTTGGCAATTGCTTTACGGAGTTTTTCGATGTCGTCTTCATCATAATCGTCTGGGTCAGTTTCAAGGTCTTTGTCGTCGCAGACATCCTCAAGTTCTTCGAAGTCCATTTCGGCAAGTTCTTCACCGGTCAGTTCTTCCTCTTCTTCTTCCTCTTCTTCTTCCTCTTCTTCTTCCTCTTCTTCTTCCTCTTCTTCTTCCTCTTCGGAATCATCATCATCATCATCGTCTGATTCTTCCTCTTCTTCTTCCTCGTCATCGGATTCAGAACCAAAAAGGTCTTCGGCTTCTTCGGCAGAAAGCATGATAGGAGCAGGGATAATCTTTACTGAGCCGTCTTCGTACTTAATGATGATTGCACCATTGATTTCTGTTCTGGAAACTTCTTTCAGTTCCACTTCTTTTTTCTTCTTAGCCATTTTCGTAATGTTTAAGTTGGTTAATAATTTATTTATATCACTCTGTTATAAGTTTCTTTACCAGTATGGATTTCTGAGTATACCCAGATTTTACTAATTCCTCCTGAGCAATATTGAATTGTTTTATCTCATCTAGAGTTGTCTTTAATTCTAATTGAGATTCAATTGTTATTGCCTGAGAGGCAAGTTCCTTGTCACCTTGATAAGTGACTATCTTAAACTTCTTACCTGCAAATGGGTTTGCTGGTTGATGTGCTGTGATTTTAAAACCTTCGTTATTCATTGCTATATTTAATTTTAGTTATCCCAGGAATACCCACCTTCCCAAATACTTCGGTATAGGATTTGTATTTCCCTTTTATCATTGTTTTATAGTTATCGGATAATCGAATTGGGTAGACCCATATTTTATTTTCTATCATCCTATTTGTCATTATATAAGCATAAGACCTTCTAAGTTTAATACTCTCTAATGGAACAAACCCTTGAAATAATAAAGACTTCTTAATAAACCTTTCTTTAGGCAAATACCCTAAAAATTTAAGTGATGCCTCATCGAATATTTCAAGCATATCCCTTTGTGCTTTGATAAATAGTACCTTTTGTATTGGGATGTTCATCTTCTTTCTTAAATATAAAGCCAATGAACTTACCAATGGAGGATACTGCAAGAATAACAGATTGAATTTATTTTTCTCCTCTTGACTCAGCCTGTTGTAAATCCTGTAGGATAGCAAGATTAATTTGTAATCTCTTTTGCCTTGTATACTTGGGAGATATGCCTTGCCGTTGTCCATAGAGTTTGATTGAGTACCTTTCATTGAATTCTTTTTTTCCTTTAGACTTAAAGACTCGGTGCATTTGTACCATAAATCTTCTTCGTCGGTGTTTATCTATGTGATATTCATCGGGCATTATGAACTTCCTTGCTTTTACGAATTTACCCTTAAACCAGAATTTAGTACTACCCTTTTTAAGAAGTTTACCATTCATATCGGATAATTCTCTAATGCCTTGTTTTATAAGTTTCCTCCCAGATATTATATGGATATATTGAAGAACATCTACACCATAAAGATAAACTAAGGTAACCTTTACTTGGTGTCTAGTAAAATATGGTATACCGGTTAGATGTTTCCTATATAATTTCTTTTCAGTAACAATCTTATTGGTAGTATCTGGTCTCCAAGTCCATATATAATATCTATCTGGTCGTATGGGTCCGTTGTTACTTTCCTTTAGTTTTACCATTTATATTCCTCTTTGCCATTCTATACCAAAGATTGATAGATTTCTCATTTGCTTCGGGGAATTTCTTTTTCATTCTCCGAATAACTCTATCAAGTTCAAAACCTTTTGCAGTTAATTCGAATACATAAGATTTCTTTGTACCCTTGATAAGATTAAATTCATCCCTCTCTCTTGGTGGTTTCTTTTCTCGAGGTTTCTTTATCCCAGGAACTCGTTTGGTTCTTCTTTGCCCATTTTCCCCTTCTTCTCCGAGAAACCCAAGCCTTAATCTGGAATTTCTTAATGGGTCATCTTTCGAATACCCAATATTTTCTAATTGCTTATCCATCCAATCGTCATATTTATCAATTAACGATTTATCTGGCTTTTCTTCTGATACATTGATATAATGTAATAAGTCAAATACCCCAGCAGAACAAGCATCAGGGAAAGGCATCCCTAATATGATAGCCTTTCTCTTTAAATCCTTATAAGTCATGTTTCTCCCAGAAGCACCAAGGAAATTTGATTTCTCCTTGGATGGAGCTTTCATGTCTTTTCTACTCTTTTTTGCCATATCATTAATATTTTAAGTATTCATTTATTTTCTTTGCAAATATAAGAATAAATAATTTAATCTTATCTTATTTCTCTATTTATTTTTATAAAAATCCGAGGTTTTTGCTCGGTTCGCAGCAGTGGATTTAGGTTTTTTATGCTTTCTCTTGATATGTGTGTTATAAGCCATATCCAATTTCTTAATATTGAATTCTATGTTGTTCACTTGATTATAGTTTACTGCTCTTTCCACACAGCAACGGTACTCTGGCCAGAATTTTTGTCCAAGCTTAACAGATTCGGTTTTAATCATGAACTTAGATACCATAAAACCAAAGGTATCAGCATCATCTTTAGTTTTAAATACATACATGTAGAATCTACTAAATTCATTTACTACTTCATCCAAAGGTCTTACTGGTAATAATAGATAACCATCGGTATATAGGTCCTCAGATATTAAAGCTACCCAATACTTTTTCTTTCCTGGTTTTACTTTATACCTAAACCTTTCCTTGAGTTTAGTGTGCATCCAATCCGGTACTCTATTAAGAAGATACTTGATATATATCTTATCCTTCTTATTCGACCGCCTTTTAAATGCAGATGGCTGTTGTAGCATCCTTGGAAGTATTCTAAAGTTATTCCACCTATCAAATTCAAGAATTAATCTTAGAGTATCTATGTCCCATTCATCCTCAGACTCCTTTAACCTCTTCATGTTTCTCTCTATATTTTTAGAGTTTACCTTTGGGAGTAATTGAGCCGAGTCTCCTGTGAATAAGCTTGCTTCTTTTCTTTTTAATCGTTTCTCTAAACATCCCTCCATATAATCTTGGAAATTCCTCTCACAGGGGCAATCTGGTCGAAAAATAGAAGTGTGTTTCTCAAAAAAATCCGAGAATAGCCTAAAGAATTTCTCTGACCGTTCCCGGATTTCAAGATACTTGTAATGAGATAACTTTAAAATTTCACCAGCTTCCCATGAAGATTTACTTTCTGATAGTTGAAGGAATAATGATTGTTGTTCTTTATCAATTAAACAACTCCAGGCTTTTTGTTGAGCTTCGTTCATAACATTAAATTCTCCTATATCTCATTATACTATCAATTGCTTCATTGGTTATCTGATTAGGGTCATATTCCCCAGAATTAGCATAAAGCTTATCTGGGTCATGATTTAAATATACACTATATATAACGTTGTCAAAAGGTAACCATACTTCCATTCTTCCCATTTCAGGGTATATAAGAACTTTTACTCTTTTACAAAGATGGTCAACCTCTAATACTGTAGCATCTACTCCCTCATAAGGATAACCCCGTAATACTAAGTAATCTCCAGGCTTTACATTTACTAAATCATCTACTGAAAACTTCTTATTCTCTCTAGCAATACGTTTAAATCGCCTTACTTCTTTTCTACTACAAGTAGCCACTAAAGAAAAATCATCAAATTCTTCTGCATTGTCAATCCTTACCTTTTTCTTTCTTGGGTGCATTGTCTCGGTATTACGTAACCAAGTTCTGATACCAGATATATTTCTACGTAACTTATTAAGAAATGGCCTTGAGAATGCTAATTTAGTAGGCATTCTCATAAAACCATAATTGAATAATACTGGTACTTCTTCGAATACCATCTTACCCTTTGTGGTTTTTCTTAATACGTTTACCATAGGAATAATTGCCTTGATTTGGTCATACCCCTTTTCTTTGAGTTCTTTATTGATTTTATCACAGTACTTCCTTTCAAGGTAAAATATACAATATGAGTATGGGGTATGCTTCTTCATAGGTTACCGGTTTTTAATAATTAACTTAGCTTGTTTATGTACTAACTTATAGTTTACATTCTTCAATATGTCACTAGCCATGAATACATAAAGAATCTCATCTATCTTTGGTACATCAATTACCATAATATTGGCTTTATCGAATAGGGGTTTATAGAATACGGAAGATAAATCCTTTCCAACTACAAAGAAAAATTCTTCTGAGGGCATTGAATTATATCTCATACAGAGTATAGGAACTTTATTTGCTCTTTTTGCATCCTTAGAAGCTTGTTCCCAGAATTTTAATATATCACAACCCTTATTACCTAAAAGAATATGTTCAAACTTAATCTCTTTATAATTCTTACACTCAACGGATATTTTACACCGATGGGCATGTCTTTCATCTTGACACATTATATCTGAAGCTAAATCTCTACTCTGGTGGTTTGCCCCAGAATAGGGAGTTCTTCCGAACTTGTAAGAAGTCCATTGGGTAAACCATTTTGAAATCTTTAGCTCAAATCGATTCCCCTTCTTTTTGCTATTTGCCATAATTATTGTCTTGTTATATTAATTATTATAATATTATAGTAATTGGTACCTACTCAGACCTTGTGCCTTTTCCACTTGCAAGATTTTGGTATTACCGAGAGGAAGTGAATCTAAGTGGGTTATCAAGAATAAAGTTTTCTCTTTGAATATGTGACGTATTAATGAGGTAACTACTTCTATGTTATCTGAACTTAATGATTCAAATACTTCATCAAGGAATGCTAAGTTAATCCCCTTAGAGGCAGTAAGAGCTTCATTCATTGCGAATGCCATTGCTACACAAACCAATTGTTTCTCGCCGCCTGATAGTTCATCGTAATCTATAATCATCCCATCTCTTTCAATAAGAGTAACAAATTCTTTTCTAGCAGTGCCCAAATCTATATTAAATTCAATCCTAAATCCCAATACCTCTGAATATTTATCGAGGCATTTATTTAAGAACTCAAGTGATGAATCAAATAGGTAAGCCTTAATCCCATTATTACCCAATGGGTCATTAATTAACCAGTTATAATTCTCTAACTCTAACTCTTTATTGTGAAAGTCTTCATCAACCTTCCGTAAATTCTTCCTAATCTCCTTAAGTTTTTGTTTATACTTTGGAGACATGACCTTAAGCTTTTCTTGCTTGAGCTTAGCCAGGTCTTCGTCAATAGAAGCAATATCAGAAGCAATATCATCACAGTCTGATTTTAATTTCCTATATCTATCATTTACACTACTAAGTTCTTCTAGCCTTTCTAATGCCTCTTGATATTCTTTATCGTATTTATCAAGGTCAGAGAACGCTTTATATATTGATTTGGCATCACGTAAGGCACGTTTGTAGTGACCTTCTTCTAACTGTATTACTAATTCTTTAATTACTTTCTTAAGAGGTACATTTGATAAATTCTTGGCATCTTTTATCTTACCCCTCAAATCAAGGATTAATTTATTCTGTTTCTTAATCTTTATCTGAAGTGAGGCATTTACTTCATCCTTAATCTGTTTTTGTTTTTCAATCAGTAACTTAGTTAGCTTCTCCCTATCTTGTTTTAGTTCTTTCCTCTCTTCCCTAATCTTTTGTTTGAAGGATTTTTCCCTATCTCTCATATCAAAATAAGCCTCTTTATTAGCCTCTAATTCTTTCTTCAACATTTGAGACTCATGTTCTACTTCGTTTATTTGAGATATAAGGTTATTCTTATCCTGCAATGCAATGCCCTTAGCAAGGTTTAAGAACTCTAAATCAAATACTTCTTCGAATATCTTTTTCTTATCTGAATTAGACTCTTGTATAAGCCTCCTTATGCCCTGGCCAAACATAATTGAATTCATAAACAGAGTATAGGACAAACCTATTTCTCTGTTTATGGCATCTTGTATTTTACCTTTCCCTTTTATATCAATGACATCACCATCCTTGATAAATATAAGTCGGTCTTTACCTTTAGCCCCATCATCAAGTACTCCCTCATACTTTTGACATCTTATTATCTTATAGGTATGTGAGTCTTTTTGGAAGTATACTTGAACTCTGGTACCTTTGTAATCTTTAGGTCTTACTTGTTTCCATGTATTTACCTCAGAAACTCCCTTTAGGTTTTTCCCATATATTGCCCATACCAAAGATGAAAGGATAGTGGATTTCCCTTTGCCATTCGGAGCTTTGATTAGTATGGTACATTGAGTATTCAATAACAAATGTAGGAATTCTATTGAACAGAATCCCTCTGCATCCATACTTAGAAATGTTAACATGACTCAGCCTTTTTAAGTGTTTCAATTAATAGATTAGTTTTAACCTCATCTTTAATACCTTTCTCTCTTAGGTATCTCTTTGCTAGAGACTTCTTAGAAAGTTGCTTAGTAATCTTATGTTTGTTATTAACTGGAGTACTAGCTTTTTGAGGGATTACCGTATAATAATTGCCATCATCCTTAATATCCTCTTCCCTTTCTACATCGATGAACTTTGGGAAATTTTTCAAAGGTACAAACTTCAGAGACAAATCTTCATAGATTTTCCAATACCCCAATTCACAATCTCTATCGGTTCTCCTTTGATGGTTAGGGGCTCCAATCATATAAACCTTCTTTGATAGTCTTTGTGGTTTGTGTATATGCCCACATAATACTAAATCGAACTTATTGAGAACATTCACATTTAAGTTTTCTACGGAATCTATTTCCCTACCATCTGTATCTTTTGCACCAGGATAATCGGTGTGTAGTAAAAGAATATTCTTTTTACTTTTATCTAATTCTAACTTCTTTAAGTATTCACTTAGACCCACGTTATTATCAATATAAGGAACCCCATATACCATAATATCTTTATGTGTAGAAGATAGTTGGGTTTTTTCATAATCTAATATCATGATACCATACTTCTCTACTTGATAAAGCCAGCTAAAGGGTTTAGTACCAACCTTACTTATTTTCTTAATATCATGATTTCCAGATATGGCATATATCCAAAATCCTTCGATTAGTTCATTATAACATATCTCTGATAATTCTTGGTCCATTGTTTCGGCCTTATGAAATAAGTCTCCACAAAATAATGCAGGACAGTTAAACCTTCTACATAATTTCCGTATAATCGACAAAACCCTGAAACTATTCAGGGTCCTGTGATTGTTCTCATTAAACTTAGCCCATAGATTTATATGTAAATCTGAAAAGGCTATTGCTATTACTTCTTTCCCCATATCCTATCTAAATGGTAATTGATTTGTTCCGTTCTCATACCTAAATCGAGCTCAGATATACAAATAGTGGGTATTTCCCAATTTGCAAGCAATTCCCCCATAAGAGATGATATCTGAACTTGGAAGAATCTGTTAAGTATTCTCTTACCATTATCTTCCATTGACCAATGCTTATAAGTATCTAGATTTAATGGTAAGAAGATTGCTACATCACATTGATCTTCCATTAAAGTCTTACATTGACAGAAAAAATGTTCCATTTCACATTCTGGTAAAGTTCTTGATTGCTTATACCAAAAATAAGCAGCCAAATCTGCATAACTCCTATCAGTTACGAAGTATTCTCTATCCTTGAATAACCTATTCCTTTTGTTCAGAAGTTGAAAATCTGCTTTATACATTGCCTCCGAACCGAGGGATAATATTTCATTATGTGATACCCCTTCAGTAGCCGGTAATAAATCTGACATACTACCAGAAATAAAAGGTAGATCTTCTCTCTTAGCTACATACTTAGCTAAAGTAGTTTTCCCTATACCAGAGGGACCCACAAACATAATTCTCTTACTCATGATGTAATGCTTTAAATGGTTTTATAAATTCATTTGTCAAAAATGATGCTAAAGAGTATTCGATACAAAGTTCTTTGAATTTCTCATACTTAAACTTCTTCTTTGACTTAATTGGTAACTTATCCAATGGATTATGTCTTACAAACCAGAAAAGGTCGATTAACTGTTCATTCCTTTTCCATATTTGAAGATATTCTTTGTTCTTACTCTGGGCAATAAACTTCTCAATTCTACCCTCATCAAGGATTTTCCTTGCTTTTACTGGGCCTATACCCGGGAACCCTGGTATATCATCGGAAGTATCTCCAACCATTGCAAGGTACTCTACCGTTTCATGAGAATGATAACCGAATAATTCTTTGCAGTTATCCATTCTTATCATCTCATCTTTTCTGGGATTATATATCCTCAGGTTATTTGTAAGCAACTGATTAAAGTCCTTATCCGAAGATATGAGTATCATTTTCTCGGATTGGAATTTTTTAATTGCAAGGTATGCTAAGAAGTCATCTCCTTCATATACTGTGGATTTCTTTTTATCAAAGATATAATTAATTCTTAGCATACCCAGCATTTTCATTATAATTGCCTTTTGCTTTTGCAATGATTCGTAATCTACAGATATATTTTTTCTATGTCCCTTGTAATTGGGCAATAACTTCGTCCTTACTGGTGAATGACCATTATCGAATGAAATATAAACCTCATCCGGTTCGAACCTTGTAAGATACATATGTAGAGATTTGAAAAATCCGAATATTGCCCCACTCGGTTTGCCATCGGTAGATTTAAGTTTTTCAAATTTATGAAAACTTTGGTGTAAAATATTCTCGCCGTCAACTAATAATATTAATTTTTTATTTTTCATATTTATTTTTATATTTAATATAATAATCTGATATTAGTTGATGTCCCAGCCCGGTTATCTCTGATACCTCTTTTCTAGTAAACCCCATACCTATCAACTTAGGTATATATGACCTTTGAATCTCTGTACCTTTGATACATTTACCTTTTAATTTGTTTACCATCCTCCCATCCCTAGAAGCTTGAGACATATTGTCTTTTTGTGTACCCCAATAAAGGTTCTTAACTGAATTATTAGTAGGTACATTATCTTTATGGCAAACATAGGGTAAATTTTCGGGATTAGGTATATAAACTAAAGCCACCAATCTGTGTAATAACCATTTTGTAGTACCTATACCTGGTTGAGATAATCCTACTATATACCTCCCATTCTTATTTAGATGAGGTTGTTTTAAGTGATATCTTTTGTTTAATATACCCTTACCATTAACATCCCACCTTGAATATATTTTACCTCTCTTAGAGATGTGGTATCCTGGATATCCTGGGATATTATCATGAAGTATTTTATTCTGATACTTACCTTCTCCATGAGTATAGATTGGAGAAGTCCAAGACAGACTACCTATCTTATTCTTGGACCTTGTAAATTGTGTTTTCTTGCTCATCGTCCAAAATCTAATTCATAAAGTGAAACTTCTTGAATCTTTTCCTCTCCAAGATATACATCTAAATAATTCTCTGGTGAGCTATAAGCATCTAGATACCTAACCCTAGATTCCATTCTCAAATTTTTCTTAAGGTACTCTTTAATTACTTTCTCTATACCTTCTACCTCTTTCTTATTCATCGTCTTCCTCCTCCTCTTCTGAATCTGAATAGTTTTCGTATTCTACTCCATCAACTGGGAATAGATTTGTTTCTATTTTCTCCAGTTGCTTTTTAGTAGTACCTATGGTATTTACTCCGGCTTTCCGTAAAAGTTTTCTACGAAGTTCATCATCCTCCTCCAAAAGCTTTTGGAATTTCTCTTCCCCTCTTGCAAGAGTTTTACCTTTCAATTTATACCCACCAGTAGTTTTTTCGATTACATCGGTATCTACCAATACATCTTCCAAAGCATAGCATCTGTCAAACCCGACTTCGTGGAATTTAGGATTGAAATATACAGGGCATTTGCTGATTGTAGGTCGAGGAGGAGCAACTTTATTTTTAATAAGTCTGATAGTGACAAGTTTCCCAGCTTTCCTTTCTTTCCCATTTTGTTTAATGGTAACAGACCTTCCTGAATAGAAAGCAGCTCTGATTGAAGCGTAGAACTTAAGTGCTGCACCTCCTGTAGTTGTTGTGTTATCTTTTCCAAATCCGACATTCAAAGCAGTTCTTAATTGGTTAATATAAATCTGAGATACTCCCAGTTTGTAGAATAACTCACTTCTGATACGGAAGTATTTGTAAAGAGCCTTTGCTCTACCTCCCATCTCTGCCTTACCATCAACCATCTTAGCATCTATATTATCAGTACAGTCAGTAGCTGCAATGGAATCGATTACTAAGAGTATCGGTTCATTGTGAGTTAATTGAGAACGTAAATAAATTGCTAAGTCTGCTACTACGTCTGCAATATATTCAATACGGGTATCATTAACAATAGTTACTCTTGCAGGGTCTACTCCATTGATTTCAGCCCATGAATTCATCCAGGATTGTTCAGCATCTACCCATATCACATGACCTCCAAGTTGTTGAGTAGCATAAGCAAAGTTATAAGCCACTAAAGATTTACCAGAGGATTCCTCTCCAGCAATCTCAACGATTTTACCATAAGGAATACCCTTACCGAATAAGTAGTTCAGAGCAAAGAAAGTAGATGGTATATATAAATCGGTATCAGTAACTTCTGAAGCTAATTTAATCATACTCCCATATTTCTTTGCCATCTCATTTGCTGTTGGTACTTTTAAACCAACCTTAGATTTCTTTGCCATAATGTAATGTCTTTAAACTAAAGAAGGTGATAACAGAACGAATCTAATTACCACCTTCGAATGAAACCATATTACTAACCCTTAAATATCCGATTTGTATTTTCTTTTCTTTTTCTTAGGTTCATCATCTTCCATGTAATGGTCTTTGTGAACTCCCTTTTTCTTTTTCTTCTTTGACTTATCGTCATCATCGTCATCACCATGGTCTTCGTTTAGATACTGTGAAAGTAAATCTTCCAACTCATCATAGGATTTGATTTGAGAACGAACTATCCCCTCAAGGTCAATTGTACCTTGATATTTCTTGTCCAACTTAGTTGGTTTGCAAGCACGGGCAGAATAAGTGGTATCTAGTTTACCAGACCCGGAACGAATTACCTTGATATCGTATCCAGTTTTTGGATCTGTCATATCACCTGCCTCATCTTCATCAAGGTAAAGGTCAATGATATCCTGGTATACTGAGCGAGGAACTAAAACTCCCTTATCTTTGCCTTCGTAATCTACCTTACTACCCTTTTCATCTGAGTAAATGATACCACCGATGACATATCTTCTTCTTGGCACCAAATTCTTGGCAAGTTCCTTGTCATCTTCATCCTTGGAGTTTTTCAATTCTTGATATTTCTCCATGAATGGGCAAGGTTCATCAAAAGTAGCCGGAGATATAACTCCTCCCAAATTTCCACCCAGGTAAAATTGAATAATTTCGATACCCAATTCTTGGTCATCACCTGGAGATTTAATTCTCATTCTCAGGGTTCCTTCTTTTGGATATACCAACCCACTGCCATTTCCCTTAGATTCTAGCTGTTTCTTTCTAGCTAGCATCTTTTCTTTTGTAGAAAGTCCCTCTGATGAAACTTTCTTTTTCTTCTTGTCTTTTATCATAATGATTAGTTTTAATTATTCGGTTCTGAGTAAACTACTTCGTTCATACTCAATACGGTAAGAACGTTTTTCTCTAAAAGTTGTTTGAGAGCAGGAGATAGTTTGTCCGTTTCGAATTCAAGTTCTTTACCTGCATACAAACCATAGGTAACTATTCTACCTACAGCAACCAATTCTCGGTAGGTTTTGTATTCTTCTGTAATTTCCCCACTCTTTACTACAACCCCTTTACGAGGAACTCCCTCTTTTACTTGTTCAGGGATAATCAAACCGGATTTAGTTTGATTTACCTCCTTTGGAGATAAAATAAGTACCCGGTTTTCTGTTGGGCATCCGGGTAATTCTTGATTAAATTTCTCAGCTACAAGAGGTGAGATAAATGTCATTGAATAATTCATATTCTAATACTGTTTTTAAAAGTTAGTAATTGTTTATAGTTCAATGGGTTAACCTTTTCTTAGGTTCGCATTAATAGTTCTTAATATATTCTCCCGACTCTCATAGGCTTTACATATAGCTATGAACTTATTTGCTTTTTCTACAGCTTTTAAGTATCTCTCATAAATAGAAGAATACTTCTTGTTAAGATTTGCCTTATGAGAAACATATTCGTTATTCCACCTTTCATTAGCATCCTTATAATATACCCAAGCATTGGAATAGGCTTCATCCTTTTCCCTTGCTAGTAAATCTCTTTCCTTTATATACTTATCTCTAAGAGAACAAAGAATATAATAACTAGAAGGAGATTCTCGTAGCTGAGAATTAATGATATTCTCATTGATAGACAATTCTTTTTGAATATCTATTTCTAGGGCCCTACCCTCAAATTTAACCTTTAGTTTCTTTAGCTCCGTCTTCATAAACTTCTAATAGGTTTTTAAAGTCTTCTTTACTAAATTCCCCTTTGCTTATTGCTTTAGTTACTTGAGCAAAAGCCATTTGATAAGAGAGTTTCATACCGGGCAAATTAAGAAGAGATTTATAGATGCTTACCTTATCTACCAAAGCCATTAATCTTAAGTCGCATAAGTTATCAGTACCACCTCTATCGAGTAAGGCTAAAAATGCAGCCCAATAAATATGGGTGGCATCTTCATAAGCAAGTTTACCATCCTCATCTGTAGCCATCATTTTAAAAGCCAATCCCTCTAAAGTAGTAAGATTAGTTTGTACTTGAGATAACTGAGTCTTTAATCGGTTAAGTAACATTTTTTCTTGTCCACTCAACCTTAGATTAACTCCATCTAAATACTTAAGTAAATTTTCGATAGAATAACCTAAGCAACCTGCAACCATATAAGTAAGGGCAGTTAATTTGCTTGCATTATCAATCTCTTTCTGTGTTGCCATAATTCCATAAATTTATATTATTTATGTAGACATAGTATCTTCTCTTTTCACTCCTGTAATGGTAGATACTGAATCTGAATGCTTTATATTAGTTTTACAATTAGGACATTGTACTATCCTAAAATAATCGCCCGATTTTTTATAAACCCCAAAAGTTTCACTATTGTCATATTCAAATTCACAATCACATATTGGGCATTTAGCTCTCCATACCGTGGGTCCGTTCAAAATCTTTTTCATATTGCTTCATTTGTTTGTTAAAACGTTTCTTATACTCTGAAATAGGTATGTGTTTATATTTCTTATGTTCTTCCATATATTCTTCTACTGAGAAATCAGGTTCTAACATTTTCTTATAATCATAACCCGGAATAAAAGGTAACTCTTCTGCCATTGACCTACCAATAACAAACTCCATGTCCATTGTGACATCATCTATCTGAAAGCCGAAGTATGGCTTAGTTAATGGGTTCCTATAAATTTGCCACATCTCATATATACTCCAAATATTAATATTCTCTGGTTTAGTAATCTGATAATTAGCATCATGTACCAAACATACAGACTTAGTAGAGGGTAATTTACCTTGTCTCATTAAGTAGTATATGAGAATACTTCCAAATAAACACATATCAGATGCTGCTGATTGACATGGGAAATTTAATGCTAATCTCAAAGCATAAGCTTCTTCTCCCTTATCATTTGAATATATTTGGGGTAATCTTCTTTTCCTCCCAAATAATGATACCAGATGCCCATTCTTTCTAAGGAATTTCTCTTGTTTCTTCAAGAAGGTCTTCAACTTGGGGTGTTGACCAAAGAATATGTCCATTTCCTTTTGGGCTTCTTCTGGTGTAACTATAATACCAGATTTTGGGTCAGATAGTTTTACTGCTAGTAATTTTGCACCAATTCCATAAATAAGTCCAAAAGCAATTTGTTTAGCTTGCTTTCTTCTCACCTTCCATATCTTATGTTCTGGATGATTTTCATCCTCATATATCTTAAGAGCTTCTTCATAGGGTATATGATATTTAGTAGCAGCAATTGCTAAGTGAGGGTCCTGACCAGAGTTAAAAGCATTAAGATAAGTTTCATCTCCAGATAGATGAGCCATAATTCTTAATTCTGCCTGGCTAAAATCACTAGCAATATATAAGGTTCCTTTAGGAGCTTTTAATTGTAATTTAATATTGGGGTCTACGGATGTCTTGGGAATTTGTTGAGCATTAGGTTCTGCAGAGGATAATCTTCCACTTGTAGTCCCATGAATAAGAAATCTTCCATGTAATCTATCATCATCTTGAACTTTTTCATTCCAACCCTCTATATAGGTTTTATACATCTTCTCTAAACCTCGTAATTCAAGAAGCCTATCAAGGAAAATTGCCTTAGGTGAATCTGGTTTTTTAACGGTTAACCTTAGATTAGTAAGAGTCTCTTCATCTGTACTTGGTTTACCGGATTCATTATTCTTAATTACCTCAAAATGAAAACCTTCTTCCGAATACATCAATGCAGGTAAATCAACTGAACTACCCAAATTGATAGGTCTTATCAATTCTTGTTCCTTTTTAGTTGTGAATATACCAGCCTTGATATTTGAGATTTTCTGTTCCCTTGATACAATCTTTCGTTTATCTTTTGGATCATTATAATCTAGCTCCTCAAGTTCAGCTTCGATAGATTGAATATATTTATCAACCTTTTCTTGATTATACTTCTTTTCGAATTTCTTTACTCTTGGCAAATCATATATAGCTTGTCTAGCCGCATCTATTTTTGGTTTATATGTTTCCAGTAGTTGATTATTGAACTCTCTATCTAGATACAAACCATTCTTCTCTACTGAAGTGAGTACCCTTGATGCAGACATAATTAAATTCCTGAAGGTACTGTACAAACCAAGGTCAATCAGCTTCTTTTCAAAGAATATCATTAACCTAAGAGTATAATCCGTATCTTGACATCCATAATGGCAAAGTGGGTCTAACTCTTTTTTATCCCAAGGTATTTTATCGAAAGCATCTTGCTTCTCATAGTTACCATACTCTGGTAAATACCTTCTTACCATTGATTTTAAATCATTAGGTTTTTCCTCGTTTAGTAGATATTTTGCAAGCATACCATCTAAACAAGTACCTCTATAGAATATTCGATACTTTTGGTTTATCTGGTCATCAAATTTCCAGTTCCATGCAACCTTGGTTATCTCATAATTCTCAATTACCTCTTCCCCAAATTTCCTTAGCATCTTTTTCCAATTCCACCCTGGAGATGTATAATCTTTTGTTTCGAAATGGTCTAAAGGAATGGAAGCACCAAACCCTGGCATCCAGGATACTGAGAGTATAGTTGGCTTAAAACCCCTATTATATATGGGTGAACCATCAGTTTCATAATCCACACTGGCATATCCGGTATACTTACATAGTTCAATAACTTTTTTAAGCATACGTTTGTTCTTAATAATTACATATCTAGTTTGCATGATTGATGTCTCCCATCTTTAACACATTGTTGAATATTCTCAGATTGAGTACCCCAGTAAAGATTTTTATAAAAATTATTCTTAGGATTATTATCTTTATGACATACAAATGGTTTATTTAATGGGTTAGGTATATAAGCTAAAGCTACCAACCTAGACACTTGTACATAATGTCTTTTACGGAAATCATCCTGTATTACTAACCTATAATATCCCTTATGGTTAGTTATTCTAGTTAATTCCCTCCAATAACCCACTCTGTTTAAATCTCCAACACCAGTTTTAGATTTTCTACCTAATCCAACTCTTCTTCTGGTATATACCCGACCTCGTTTAGAAACATAATAACCAGAAAATCCAGGTATATTATCCATGAACCTTTTACGCAAGATTACTGGAAAAGATGATACATGTTTTTTCTTCATATATTTATAAATAGAAAAAGGGACATACCCACCCGTAGTAGATACATCCCTCATTATTAGTATTTCTCTTGTAAGTCTTCCAGATTAGATGCTAATGATGTCCAATCTTTCTTATAAGCATGAAGAGAATCGATTGTGTGATACAGATAACCCGGTTTTACTCCTACCTCTTTAGCTACATATTGCATGAGTCTCCATGCAAGATATACATCATTACCGAAATGTTGTACAAAGTCCGAACTTCTTTGATGATAGCAAATATGTAATACCTTCTCTCCTTTACCATTCTGACGGATAAGGAAATCATAATACATTGAGCAAGGTATACGTTTACTTCCATCAAGGAATCTTAAATCTGTACCATGGAATATAGGGAGTACTGCTTTACGAGTATCATTATCCCTCTTAAGAAGTTCAATAACTGATTGCATTGCTGAATCACAGTTAAAAGAAGTCCTACCATAAATGTCTAACGAGTTCCAAATACGCTCTGGGTAGGTGTAATCAAACTTACCATTCACCAAAAACTGTTCCCATAAATCTTTTCTCAATTCCCAAGCTTTACCTGGATTTAAATCATACCAACCAATTCTTTCTTTAAACTCGGCATCTGCCCATTCCTTTGAATGAGAGAATATGAATAACCATACTGGGTCTCCAAGTGAAGTTAAACAATATTGTTGGCAAATGAGTTCTTTTGTAATAAAATCCTCATTACCTTCAATCACTTTATTTTGATAGGTCTTTGGTTTTACAGTTTGACCATAACTGTTGAGTTCTCTGCCCATTTCGGACATTAACTCAAAACTGTTAGAATATATCCTCATATAATATAAATATTTAATTGTATGACATTGTAGAACTAACCCAGGTCATATGCCAGTAGCGATATACAAAATCATCAAAATCCTCTACCTCTTTTAATAACAAGGGTATATCTGGTTCTCCCCCGTTCTTTTTAATCTCAAAAACTTGGTAATAGAATTTGTTTACTAATCCTATACGCTTCTGATTTAAAAATTCCTTAGCTTCCATTGTTCTTTTGTTTTAAAAGTTTCTTTTTATAGGCTTTACGTTGAGAGTAAGAAATTACATTCTCGGGATATTCAATATCTTCGTATTCAAGAAGTAATTCTTTTGCTTTCATTGATTTATATGTTTCCTCATATAAATCTGGTCTGAGCACTTTAAAACTTCTAAAGAATACCTTGAATGAAGAGAATTCCTTCTCTGTGCCCTTTTGGAATTTTTTCCATATCTCTTTTATCCTCTTATTCCATGAATTCTCCTCTGCTCCTTTAAGTACCTTCTTCAAAGGTTTATGGGTATGATACATTAGAAGTGTCTCCACATTTCCGTACATTTGAGTCGCAAATAGGTTGATTTGTACTGACTGGTCCGGCCCATATACGTACTCTGACATTCGTTGAATTAATAGGAAATCGAATATTAACCTCTTGGTAATCTCCGAAGCCCGAACTACCATTGTAATAACTGGGATGTCTTCCCCGAATCGTTTTGAAAAAGTCGCAGCTATTAGACATTGTTTACCGTTATCATGATGATTGTTAAACATATAAGTTATATTATAATTCTGATTGTACTTATTTCTCAGTACTCTCAGTTTACTACGCAACAAGTCAAGCTTATTAAAATCTATGTAGTTATTCAATAAGCTAGTCCACTTAGTTTCTTTATAATTGAAACACCGCCCATAATCAAATTCTGGGTCTACCCATGCTTTTCGTATCTTTATAAATACGTTATACACTACTGCTACCCCACTATTAGCCATAGCCCCCTTTCCAAATAAAGCAGGCTCTAATCTTAGGAATCCCTCATTGAGTTTTTCCCATGCCTCTTGTGAAGTAGCAAATTCTAACGAATGGAGGGACTCCTCCGGATTAAGTTGAAGTCCCTCTAATTTCTTATTCCACCCTGACATTAATAATTAGTATTTTGTCTCCATAAATTGAGACGTTGTTTTTTAAAGAATAAACTAAATAATCCGCAAGGAGTAAACCCATTCATGGCTAAGAATCCCATATAGAGATAGAAAGCTTTTACTAATGATTCCTGAAAATCTATTTCTTTAGTCATCACTTGAGTTTGTTTCCAGGGTCTACATTTAAGGAAGTTCCTTGCTTTATTGAGTTCATATATTACTTCCCATAAATATAGCTTCTCGTTTTCATGAGATATCTCGCTCATTTCATGAAAACCTGGGGTATAAGAAACTATCTTATCATACTCTGATCTATCCTCTCTTGCCCAATCAGTTGAACTTAATATAGGATATTTCCTTACACTTCGATGATCTGGGTACTTGATGAGTAGGTCTTTGACTCCAATTGCCATTACCTCAAATAAACTCTTTGCATCTTGGTATTTCAGAATATCTTCTGGCAATATATTAGAATACAAAAGCAAAGTAAAGAAGAATCCCAAGGCATCTGCTTGTTCCTCATTTGCATTTGCTAGATGATTTAATACCTGAGTGTATTCTTCTGAGGTTAAGCAATCATTATTCCATCCATAATCACGATATATAGATACTACTTCATCGGTAGATTCGAATCCTTCGGTTAATTCCTCAATAACCCTACCAATAAAATCCTTTAGGATAACTTGGTTCTTTGGGTTATTTATATCTAAAGGATAATCAGGTAACCTTTCTATCTCTTTATACCCAAAGAATTGTTCTATCCCAAGATCATACATTTCTTGTAGTATCCGTGCCTCAGTTTCTTCTACCTGAGGCACTTGTTCATTTATATTCCTTATGTCCACTATTTTATGTTTTGAGATGAACCAAATCCTTTATCTCCTCTGCTTCCCCACATTTGTGATTCAGTATAAAACTCCTCTTGCTGAATCTCCTCTGGCTCGGTAATATAAATGGGTACATGAATAAATTGTACCAGCTTTTGACCCGCCTCGATAACCTGAATTTCTTGAGAAGTGTTATATATCCCAATATGTATCTCTCCAACATAAGGGGAATCCACTATCTCGGCAGTAAAGATTAACCCTTTCTTAGTAGCTATACCAGATTTGTTTGCTGCCATTAACATAGATGCAGGAGGTTCTAGCAAACCTTTGATACCCGATGGGATAAGTATACGATGACCTGGTTTTAAAGCTATATGCCTTACAAAGGCTTCACCAAAAGGAACATCTAAATCATAACCTTCGGAGTCGAATTCATTTTTAGAATGAATATCCTCAGGGTATAAATTAGTTGGTACATAGAAATCTAACCCAGCATCATTTGGGTTTGCTCTGTTGGGAGATACTACCTCCCTTACTTTGATAAATCTAAATCTGTTCATAATATATTACATTTACGTAAAAGTTGTCCAAAGGTTAATTTCTCGGGTCTAGAAACATGTACTCCCAATGAATTACACATCCTGATTACATCGGTAGAACCCTCCATACATAAATTAGCAAGTACATCTTCTTGCTTTACAAAATAGTTTGGGTTGTTAAGGTATACCTTGAACATAGTCCATATCATCTCTATTGGTTTCATTATTTAGTACACTCTTTATAAAGTTCTCTAATACGTTTTCTTGGTACTTCGAATTTCTCAACGGTTTTGGTAATAACCTCTTTTCTGTCTTTCCCTTTCCGAATCAAGCCTCGGATGTATTTCTTGATACCAACGGTATCTTCTAGTATATCCAAATCCTTGTATTGATTCTTCTGTTCTAATTCTTTCCTTGTAATGTTCAAGTTCTGGGACATCTTGAACGCACATAGTTCTGAGTCTCCGCATAGTTTACATTCTTTTGTGGATAAATCATACCCAATACCAAAGCAAACATCGCCATTAGTACCCAACTGAGTTAAATCTATTGGTGTTAAAATATCTTGTTTACTTAAATCGGGTAACTTTTTTGGTTTACTTTTCTTACTCATAGCTTCCCTTTTATTATACGATGTACTGAAGTTTTACTGATCCCCACAGACTTGATTATTTCAGGGATAGAAAAACCCTGAGAATGTAGGGTTAATACCTCAGATTTATAATTAATTATTTTAGATTTTCTTTGTCTACCATCATTAACCATCTGTTTCATGTTTTGAGATTGGGTTCCCCACTTAAGATTACCTACCCTATTATTCTCTGGATTATTATCCTTGTGCATTACAATAGGATAATTATTGGGATTAGGTAAAAAGGTTAAAGCTACTAACCTATGAACCTTAACTCTGTGTATAATTTTAACAGTATAATAACCATTATGAACTTTGGTAGGAGTAAGTTTAAAAAGAGAATTACCTCTTTTCTTAAGTATATCCCCATCTACAGTTGCATAATAATCTGAATATCCAGGGATTGCCCGTATATATAAATGATACTTAGCCATTATATGTCCTTTTTTACGTTTATAAAAATGTATATTTCACTGTTATCCTCTATGGGAACATAGGAATAACCCATGTTATTTATAAATAGTTCCCTGAGTTTATATAATTCTGGGTATGAATTTCTATCATGACTCTCTTGACATACTTTGACTACCATACCATTACTCCAGTACAGATAGAAATAATGAGTAAAGCATTCGGGAGTATTTTGAGAAGTTTCCAAGCTTGATATCCATATCAAATCTCTACAGTTGAATACATGTTTAGGGTTGGGTACCTCCCCAACAATGAGAGACTTAAACCATTCTTTAATCTTCCTCATCATAAGTATAATTAAGGTGTTTACAATTGGGACAGACCCATTCTTTGAAATGCCATCCCTTGATTTCCAAATCCTCTTTATGAAAACGTTTCTTACATGAATGACATTGATAACCATCCTTAGAAAATATGAAGTCTAAAGCGAGTATTATTATCATAATAACAACCGCTGTAATTAAAATATATTTCTCCATCACTGAAAGCCTTTAATTTTCTTTTTAGTGTTATTGGGTTTCCTTAAGAGTACCCAGCAATAAATACCTGATGCAGAGATTTGGATTATCCTCCAACCTTCTGATAAGAGAGTAGTTAGTTTAGTATCATCTTCATCTCTGATACATATTAGTTTATCATTATTCATAATGCCTATATGCTTATTAATTGTAATCTTCTTTTCCTCCTACGGAGAAAAAGTAAATACTCATAGTACTTCTAGTTAACTCTTAATAAGGCTATGGTTAGGATGTTTCTTCCATAGCTTATCTAACAGTATTACTTTCAATTCTTGTCTCTGATAATATTGCTTCCTATGCTTACCATGCCTATTAAGATAAGGACCTGGATAATGTAAGTCATCAAGGTAAACCTTTTTCTTTGAGGAATCTGTTCTAACCAAACGACCAAGGAACTGAATAGATTTTTCTTGGCTATCCATACTGGCAGCATTAAGTAAATACCTAAGCTTAGGAAAGTTTTTACCTCGAGCAATGATTGTGGTTGATACCAGGATATCAATCTTGCCTTCCCTAAAATCTTTCATTATTTGTTGTCTTATCTTTGAAGGAGTATCTACATGCACACAGGCAATATTATATTTACTTCCTAGCTTCTTTTTAAAGTATTTGCATAATTTCTCACAGTGTGCAATAAATTTACATACTACGAGTGCAGGATATCTACCTTGTTTAATATTCCATTTAAGTCTGTCATAAACCATCTTTCTGGCATATTTATTGAAGGTAATAGAATCATCATATACTTCTTTATAAGATACTTCTTCTGATTCCCAATTACCATACCAAGGTTTACTTGGTACCATCTTTACGATTGTACGAGTTGAATAACCTTTCTTGATAGAGTCCTTAAGTTTAAACTCTGCAAGTACTTTACCAAAGAATACTTCAAGATTCATATTCTTTACTTTGTCTTTTGCAAGCTTACTCATATAAATGGTACCAGATAATCCTATACGAACTCTGGTATTAAATAAACGAGTAAGTACATTTTGATATTGCTTACTACCTGCTTGGTCAGCCTCATCTACCAAAACCATATCTACCTTTGCTAATTCATTCTGATAGAATCTCATGTTACGAGAAATAGATTGAACCATGCCAATTGTAAAGTTACTCCAATTTAATACTTTACCTTGAACAAATGTAATCTGTTCTCCTGGTAGGTATTTCTTAAATTCATCTCTAGCTTGATTCAACCAGTCAGAGTCATTAGTTATTAGCAAAGTCTTTAACTGCTTCTTATAGGATAAATAAAGAGACGACATGATAAGAGTTTTACCTGCATTAACGGTGTAATCTAAAACCCCAATTTGAAAAGGTACTTTACCTACCTTATTATTGATTACTGCTTTAACAGCCTTCTCTTGTTCTGGTCTTAATTTATATTCTCCTATCTTCGTAACAACTTTACTGACTTTAGGTAAAGGTTGTCGCATATCTACAACTTTAGTTTTAATTCCGTACTCAGTACACTTTTCATATACTGCTGGAAGTAAACCTATTTTAAATTCACCATGCTTGTTAATGTAATGAATCTTGCCGTCCCAGTTCTGCATACCTCTTTGCCTTGTACGTAAGTAGAAAGCATTTGGATGACGAATGGCAAACTCTGCATAGAGTTTCTGTGCGAACTTAAGAGGTAAGTCTAAACTACATACATTACCGTTTTCAATCAATATTTTCATCTCGATAAGATTTTCTATTAATTACTCTGCCTATCGTACCTGATGATACTCCAAACATTCTACCTATATCTTTATAATATAATCCCTTAGATTTTAACCTAAATATCTTAGCCAAATCAGACTTAGATAATTTTGACCTAGAAGCTTTACAAGAGGAACCTCTTAATTTACCATTATTTCTAGCATCCCTCATGTTTTCCTTTTGAGTACCCCATTTAAGATTCTCTAAACGATTATTCAAAGGGTTGTCATCCAGATGTCTTATAACTAGATTAGGTGAGCAAGGCTTTGGTAAGTAAACCAAAGCCATTAATCTATATACCCTTTGAGATAGGTGTTTACCGTGGTTAGATAGAGTTACAGAAGGATCTCCTTTTATAACCCCACCCTTAAGTAGTTGCCACTCTCCGGATTTTCTGGAATATACCTTACCTTCTTTCATAACGTTATGTTTTAATTATTAATCTTATCCCAGAGAGAGCCCTCAACTTGAGGTTCCTCTAAGGATTTTTTATTCTTATTTTTATATAAATACTTATTATACCTTTCTACTGCTTTATCAGTATATAATTGAGCAATATCGGGTAGACCATTACACCATGCTAAGGATTCAAACTGAGCATCTATGAAATCCTTATAATCCCAACCTTCTTCCTCTAGGAATGCTGCTACATAAGCGAAGTGAACATACTTCTCAGGATTCTTTTCATAGGATTCATATATACCAGTTGCCTTAGCAATCTTACTTACAAAGTAATCATGTACCTTAGCAGTAAGTTCTAAATCTGCTGACTGTAATTTAATCTCAGCTTCGGTTTGATTAGTAATGTTGTCCTGCATGGATATTAACCTTTGCATAACATTACGATAATCTGTCATCCTCTTTAAACCAGTCTCAATGTATTTAATAAATCCTTCCCGAGTATCAAATTTAAAATCCTCACAAAAGGTATTACATATCTCAGCAAGCTTTTTACATAAAGCCCATTCCCTTGTATTACTTTCGTTTATTTTACGAACTCCTCTATGCTTAAGCTTTATACGAGTAGCATATAATATATCGGCAACAAGGGAAGCATTACCCTTAGATGCTAGTAATATATTAGTTACTTTCTTAGTTGTCCCTTTATTAGAAACAACCACTGCTCTAGTATTTATTGCCTCTTTTCGTGCAATAACAAAAAAAGCCTCAACTGGGAAGTTATCTACCTCTAAGGTATTTAATATTTCCTCAAATTGAGACTTAGTAATGTGAATACTGGGTTCTCTCATTTTACTCTATTACAAACTAAAACACCATTAATACAACCCTCGTTATTATCTATTGGGCATTTCTTCCCATAAAGGTTTTTAGTGGGAGAACCAAATGATACATAATATGAACCTCTACTGGTACCTACATACCAAGTAACATTTTCGGGTAAGTTTAAAGTATAATCCCTAACTTTACCATCAACCATCTCACATCTGAAAACCATATTCTTCCTTGGTTGGGGTTTTTCAAACCAACTTACAACTGGGAAGAAATATCCCATAATTAAAAGAGCAGCCAAAACTATTGAAGTCTTAATTACATAATCGATTATCTTCATCATATCATTAATATTTTAAGTTATATAATATAATAGGTAATCCTTACTCCAAAGAGTTTCGGATTTGAATTAAATCTTGATAACTTTGATACCTTGTTTGATATACTAACCTAAGAGTTTCCTTTCTCCCTAAATCGTTTACATCTTTTCCTTCTGGTAAAAACACCACCTTGACTTTTTTATAGGCAACAAGTTTGAGCGCAAGATTGATTGCGTATTTCTTGGCGTCTGGGTCCAGCAATATAATAAATCTTTCGCATGAGGATTTAAGTAATTCATTGACTTGATATCCAGATATAGCTTTACCCATTGTGGCAATTCCTCTATCTCCAATAGTAAGGGCATTGAGTGCACCTTCACAGATGTATACCGACCTATACATCTCCAACGCATCATAATTAAATATGATAAATTCTTTGCCAACTCCTGTGATATCTTTGTTAGGGTTGTTATACCGAGGACCTTGCCCGATAACATTTCTCGCGTTATAATATCTAAGTTGTCCTCTGTAATAAAAGGGTATAATGAGGTACCCAAAGTAAGCCCCCTTTGTCGCATAGCCAATTCCATGCTTAGACAACTCAGAGATGACAAAGCCACGGCTCTTGACATATCCTCTAATGCTTTTTGCAACTTGTGACTGGCCAAGGTTAAGGATTCTGAATCCTTCGGGTAGATACAAAGGCTTAGCTTCTGCAAGTTCAACCTTTTCTTCGTGAAATTCAAGCTCATCAAATTTTCCACTATTTAAGAAATTAATTAGTTCATGGTATGTATCGAATCCTTCTATATCCATAACCAATTGAGAAGGATTCGGATGTTCATTACATCTAAAGCAATTGGTTCTATACATTGATAAGTTAACTCCCATTTTTAATTCCCTATGACAGTATGGGCATACTGGGAGTTTCATCCAGCCTCTTCGATATTCAAAAGCACCTAACCTCTTGATAAAATAAGTCTTAAGTCTAGACTTAAACTGATTTGTTATTTTCATGGTTTCTAATTGCTTTACGAATTACTTTTCGTATTCTCTTTAAATCCTCAACATCTAGATTACTAATGGAAGTCGTTTGCCATCCATTATGAGATATTTCCAAAGCTAATCCATCAGTCCATCTGTCTTTTACTACTTCTACTTTTTTAGTTCTCATTTTCTTCTTAATTTAGTATCTGGGTATAAATACCTATGTACATGAGTTATATGGTATTTTTCTGATAGTTGGCGTAAAGAATAACCCGATTGATAATCCTCGTTTAATTCCCTGATTTGAGATTTGCTTATGGGTATTTTCCCTTGAGGTCTTAATCTTTTATCTTTTATACACTGTTGTATATTTTCTTCTTGGGTACCCCAATACAGATTTTTATAATGATTGTTAGTAGGATTATTATCTATATGGCACACAAAGGGTTTACCATCAGGATTTGGAATCCAAGTTAAAGCTACTAATCTAGAAGCTCTGAACCCTGATTCTCTTATCACATCTTCTTAAAATATGATAAGTTCTATTCCTACTGATAGTACCTTTCATAAACATCCACAGACCTCTTTTAGGATAATACTTATATAGCCTACCCCTTTTAGAAATATGATATCCTGGCCAACCCTTTATATTGTGGGATAATTTTCTATTATATATCACCTGATTTCTTCTCATACTTCTCTTTATTTGCTGAAGGATTGCCCTTCTGTTCGTTCATAATCTTGTCTAAATTTTTAGCATATATCTCATCATAATTCTTTCTTTGTTCTTTAGTAAACTCTGTACATCTTTGCCTTTCTACATCACACCTAAATAAGGCTCTACCAGAAGGAAGACCATCCCTTTGTACTACAATCTCTGAACGAAGGATATTATCTTTCTCTTCTTGCTCTGTACTGTTAAGACCCATTATAAATTGAGCATTACGAACAATTGCAATAGAACCGGATATATCATTCTCATCATACTTGGTTGCTTGATGTTTCTTACCTTCACGAGTAATATGATGAGCAGTCCATACAACATCTAAATGCAAATCCTCAGCAAGATTCTGTAAGTCAATATATACATTTGAGATTCTATCAAAATCCTCTTTATCCTTTGCAATAGAAGCAAGCTTCCCTGCATAGTCAACCATCAATACCTTAATATCAATCCCTTGGCTCCTAAGAGTAAGTATCTTCTCCCTTATATAATTGCAGTCAGTAATTAATGCAGGTACTCTTTCAACGATTAATTCAACTCCAAACCTTGCAAGTTTTCTTAAATGCTTAGCCTCGAGTTTATCATAATCTCCAGTATATAATTCCTTCTTAGTTTTATTGATACTGGATTGAATGAAACGGTCCATGATTTGTTCTTGACCATTTTCTGTATCCACATAATAAACTGACTTCTTCATTCTAAGGTAACCTCTTGCAAGGTTAACCATGAAGAATGTTTTCTTTGCTTTAGGTTTATCCAAGATTACATTGATTGATGCACCTGGGAATCCTCCCGCATTGGTTAAATCGTTTAGTTGCCTAAATGGGCATGGTACTACTGAGGGTTCTGCCTGCCTTTTAAATTGACGTTCAGTAACATCTCGAATCATGAATAAAGGTTCATCCTCCTGTTTAGGTCTACTTCTTTGTAAAACCTTCTCTACCTTTCTAGAATATTCTTCGTACTGTTCGAAGTTATCTAAGTCGAATGAATCATTTAAGTTCTTCATTTCAACATAAGTAGAGAACTGATAGATTTTCTCTTTAATATATTCTGAATCAGATAATTGAATTGAATAAAGATTTTTGATAACCTTCTCGATGTTTGGGATATCATCCTTAGTAACCAGGTCAACATAGTTTTTAGATTCTAGCATTTCTCTGAGTACTTGTTTAAGGACATTCTGTGAGGGTATCTTTCTTTGCTTCTTGAAGTATTTAAGTATACCCTCACAAATTAAGGAATGTTCGATAAGTACTAAGTAGCTTGGTTTTATTCTGCTTAATACTAAACCTCCTTCCTTATCTTGAATGATGAACCTGAGAATCTCTAACTGAAAGTCAGGTGCAAAGCTAAATTTAATTTTATTCTTTTTCATACATTATTATATTGCAATATTATATACTAATAGATTTTGATAGTCCTCATGTAGTTCTGAACTCATGTCCACAATATCTAGTCTTCTTATCCTCAGCCGTTCGGTGAAATTTTTTGATATTCTTATATTATATAAAATATATTTATTATATTTGCATAACGAAATACTTAAAGAATATGAGGAAATGTAATGGAAACAATGGTTCAGAGCTTCATAGATTAAAACCCATGCAGGATTATGATGAAGCAATGTTTAATCGGTTATACAAAGTTTGTAAGCCAGTTATTCGGAACCTTACCAAACAGATTGATTACAAAAGGTTTAACCTTACGCCAGATATAATATCTTCTTATTTCTGGGATAAAATGTTATTTGTTTTTAATAAGTACTACGGTACTTGTAGTGAAGAACATCTTAAAGCAAGAATCCTTTCTTCTCTTGCTACATTTAAGAATAAGCTTCTTCGATTTGCCTATGGAGAGATTGCAGAATACAATCAGAACCTATTTAAACTTGAAGACTTATTTGATAATGATAAAGAGTTAGAAGATGACGATGAAGAGGTTAAGGCTAAGGAAGAAATGCTTGAATTATTATATAAGTATATGAAAGAGAAATTATCTCCAGATGCTTATATGGTATTTGAAGTATTACTTACTCCACCTCCTTATATTAAAGAACGAATTAAAGATGGAGAAAGAATCACCAATATAATGCTGGTTGAGTTCTTTGATATGCCTAGAACTAAGAAGTCGGTTAAATACATAGGAGAACTCAAACAAGATATCTTATATTGGGAAGAGAAAGCTAAAGAAGAACTTCACTACTAAACACAAAAGAAAAGGGGCGTTTCCCAACGTCCCTCTCCTATAATCCATAAATTAAAAGTTCTTTGTCAACAATATAAGTAGTTAAGACATGATATTATAGTTTTATAATGTATGCCAGTACGTAGTAAGGTGGCCTATTTTCGTGAGGTTGACCTCCACCTGCAGCCCTGGTATCATGGTCCCATAGGCATACATAAGAATTATCTCTATCAGTTTTATTACTACCAGAAAGGTTATTACCAATCCATTGAGTACCATTAGCTCCCACCAAATCTGAATGAGCCTCGATAAAGTAAGCATCTGCGAAATTGTGAACGTGAGATGGAATCTCTTGAGTTGAAAGAGTTACTTTTTCTTGGCCACCCGTATTACCAATCAAATTGTAATCCTCATTACCCGATGACCAGCCAACAATAAACTTACCCGATAAGTCTGGTGTCTGTAAGTCTTCTACAATCTGACCATTACATAAAGCCCAACCTTCTGGTACAGAAACTCCATTCCACATGGCAATTAGTCCTCTTGGTATATTAGCTCCTGCCATACCACCAAGCTTTTCATCAATGTAAGCCTTGATATCAAAGTTTGGGAATCCTTGCAATAGTCGTAAGAGAGTTTCTATATTGGCTTGTTGCATTCCATGGATAGCAGTATTATATTCTACTGGTTGGGGAAACTTTCCTGCATAAGGAACAATAGAATATTTCTCTACTGAGTTATCCATTGAATTAGTACCTTGCCCATATATACCAATTAATACCATTGAGGATTTGTCTACCAAACCTTGAGATACTGAAGCCATAGCTCTATTCACTAGAGACTCATATGATAATTCATTATCTTCTAATACATTTGTTTTTGACAGGTTTCTAGAATCCTTGGGTGTTGGGTATAATGGGTCTACTGATTTCTTGTACAGAGAATAGAACGAATTAGATTCATTCCAGAAAGCTCTGAACTGTACTGGATTCTGTACAGGCTCTTCCAAAGGTGTATGGTAAGCAAATACAATCACATCCTCATTAGAACCCTTTGAGCCTTCAATATTAGGTATACTAATATTAGCACTATCAGAAATATAGATTGTACCATCCCTTGCTATACAACCAAAATTTGTATCTGGTCCTTCACCAGAATCTGCAGCTTTAGTCATATACCTTGAAAGGATTCTATCCTTTATTGCTTGATATGCAGGAGAAGTAGGTTCTCCATTAGGCAAGAGAGTGATTGCATTATTTACAATCGTTGCTGAGCCAAATCCACAAAATGGACCCATGCCTACGGGTGCAGCTATTGCTTCAGCTGCATCCTTAGACTTTATTATACCTTCATAATCAAAATACGTTTTCATAATGTATCTTCGTTATTGTTATTACTCTTATATTCTTTCGATTGGTTTTTCATATCTTGGAAAGCCTCTCCTACAGCCTTGAACTTGAAGATTATTAATTTCCAAAAGATAAACCAGATACTGTACTTCTTTTCTACACCATGTAGAGTACAGATGTGATTATAAATGCTATCTATCTCGAAACAGTAACATAATACCATTACCGTTATAGATACTGTTATTGGATTTAATCCGTAAGGTTCTCCGATGGCTTTACCTATTACGGCACCCAGTAAGATGTAACACAAGTAATCAATGATTTTATTAAGAGTTCTTCTCCCGGCTTTAGATTTTCTTATTTCAATCTTCTTTGCCCTACTTGCAGATATCCCAAACCAAAAATCTGTAAGTATTAGTACAAAGGCTAATAAAATCATCCACCTCAAATCAAAGATAATGGCATAACATTCAGAAGTGAATCCAATGATACCAGTTTTAAATAATGTGTTAAAAGAGCTGTTTTCCATTTTGTTTATTCTATTTTAAGTGACCATTCTGTTCCTTCCGGAACTAATATATTAATACCTTGTTCCGAAATATCATTGGATTCCCAAGTAAGTTCTGTCTTATCAACTACATCCAACAGGTTTACTATGAATACTGCTTTAACTGCAGGATTAGCTTTCACATAGAAAGTATGTTTACCTGGTAAATTAGTAAAGAATTGATAAGGGCTTGGATGAACCACATCCGGAGCTGTCTCATATACAATATCTGAAACTTCTCCAGTATCTGAAGTACAGGTTACGATAGTAGATACTTCTTGTACATCTTTGCTTAGTTCTGCACTTACTGGATTACAAGTTAAAATATACTTAGATATAACATCTTTAATCGTAAGGCTTACTACTGAACCTTGATAATAAAACTCATAATTACCTGCTTTATCGAAAGTGATAAGAGTGTTCGAATTGTATTTCTCAGATGAACCCTCTAAGTCAATCCCAGTTATCATATTACCACCATCTCCCCAACGTAGGTAGAATTGGCAATTATTGGATTTGGTTAATTGATAGCCTGCCTTGATATACTTTCCTGCATCTGCTTCAGCTTCAGAGTAAGGTTCTAATTCATACCAATTCTCATCCTCTTCATTCAAAGGTTCTAACCACAAGTAGGATTGAGGAGTAGGTATATAAGCAAGTACTTCTACTTCTACAGACTTACTAGCATCACCCACCGATTCAAATTTATAACTTCCAGCCTCATTAAATTGGTATTCTGTACTTCTACCATAGTAGAAATCAGGACCAACTACATAGCGATTAGTTAATTCTAAAGTACCAAGTTTTACCCAAGGTACTTGGGTATTCTTTTTGTAAATGGTCACCTCGGTATCAAAATAACTACCTAAGTTTGCACTTTCGAAAGTAGAATAATAAATACCCGATGTAACCCAAAGATTAACTGATGCAGAACCTTGAGCATTTAGGTTTAATCGTTTGTTTGATACGCCTATATCGTAGTTAATCGTATAACCTAATCTGTAAGCTACTACTGTACCATAATTACTAGCATTACCTGAGTCATCTTTAGTACATCTAAATTGGAATGTACCAGTAGTAGTTGGTGCCCATCTTTGACCATTACGAACTAAAATACCGGGGTCTGAAATACATACGGCAATAAGTTGACTTGTATCTTCGTTAGGATCTGAAGAACGAATAGTTATCAAAGACTTTTCACCGTCGGTAAGATTTATATTCCGAGGTTCACAGAATACCGTATAGTTAGTAGCAATTGCCGTTACCTTTAGAGTAACCTTCTTTGCAGGAAAGTCTGCAATAACCCATTCGTAAGTACCTGCAGAAGTTATTTCCCAAACAGAACCAGAATCTTTAGTTTCATGGGTATTAAGTAACTGTACGGATACAGGTTTAATATTTCCCTGATAATTCATATTTGCAGTTACCCTTACTTTGATTACTGGATTAGTACCTGTAATTACTAAATTATCTGGGTCTGTTCCTCCTTCTACCAAGTCGGCATATATGTGATAAGATTTAGTGTAATATTCTAAACCTATATCTACATAGGTAGTTACTGAAGTATCTCCTACACTTCGAAAGTAATATCTTTGGTCACCCTTTCTTGCATAGAAAATAGAACCGCTTTCATATTTCTTTGAGCTCCACTTATTCTCAGAGGGGTCATATCCAGTTACCTGATATCTTAAATCGGCATCATCGTAATCAGAAGTAACGGTTACTCTAATGGGTACTTCTGTTATATGTCCTGTTACAATCTTTGCAGGACTGATAAGAGGTTCAGCTACAATTTTATAATTGTAAGCCAAATCAAATCCATAAGCAATCTTCCCAGATACATTGTATGGTAAGAATCTATCGAATAACTTATCAATTGATTGTTTGAAAGCTTTGAACTCTGGAGTGGGGGAAGTAAACCCATGACCGCTTATAGAAATACCTACCTCTATACATTGAGCACAACCATAAATCTTATCATAGTTGTATTTGTCGTACTGAGAATAATCGGTATCATATAAGGGGTCTACCTTTTCCCATTTATCCATCTCTCCATCGGTTGGGTCTGTAATTGTACAGGTTAGCCCATACATATTAAAAAGAATTTCGAAGAATTTTCTTGAGCCACGAATCTTAAGTAACGAGATTGAATACTTTAAGATAGTTCGAATCTGTTCATCACTTAAGTTGGGAACTCCCTTGTGTTCTCCGGTTCTAGCAAATGGTAATGCTCCCAAGAACTCCCAGAGGTAATTTAAATACCTCTGCTGAGTTTTATCGATATCGATTATATCTAGAATATTATCAATATCTTTAGTTATATCTTCTTGGAAATAGTTACCACAAATTTCTAGAAATCTTTCTAATATGCCCTTACCGTCGACTTTATAAGTATCTTGCTCTTTAAATTCGAAAGGTAAGAAATCAATTAGGTTTTTAAGATTTGTCATACGATTTCATTTACTTTAAGTGTTAACTGACTTGAGTCTTCGAATACCGGAATATTATAACCTGGGTCTGTATAATCCTTGTTGGGTTCTGCAATGGTTATGGTATATCTAAATCCGGATTGATAACCATTATTCTGGATATCCAAGGCAAATACAAATCCATTTATAGTATCTCTAATCTGTGTAGTCTTACCCACTTGGCCATCATAAGAAAAGCCTCCCTTAACTGAACGTACTGTAAATTGAGTACCCGAGGAAAAAGATATAAAGTAAGACATACTACCATTAGCCTCATCTAATTGGAATTGACCAAGGATTAATTCCTTGTTACCATATACGGTAGTAGGCCATGGTTTAGTATAGAACTTCTTCAAGTGTAAGTAATCTACTGATTCAAGGTTATCTATAAGTGCATAGATATCAGAGATTCTTACGCTGCCACCAATATCTGAGTTCTCCGGAGAATAAGCATTAAATAATGCACTAAGAATCTGTGATTGTATTTCTGAAGTTTTATAAGACTTCTTCCCAGTAACTTCTACATCCAAGATAATATTTACTTTACCTGCAGACTTAACGGTTAACCAAGTAGTAAGTGGTGAGTTCTGATGTAATACATCATATACTTTTTGAATAAGGTTAGAGTCAGCAGTAGCACCATTATCAGGAGATATATAAACGATTAGTTTTCTACCACATTCGTATTCTGCCTTTGCCTTACTAACCCCATCAACCAGTTTAGCTAAGTCTATGAAGTCCTGTTTGGTAATAGCTACTCCCATAGTCTTTACACTCAAAGGTATGTGTTCCTTGAGCATACTAAAATTCTCATAGGATGAACCTCCACCTGCAGCATAAGTATTAGATACAGTAGCATCTGTTACTGATGAAGATATAACTGAAGGTACAGAAGTAATCATACCAGATTTTACATTACCATTGATACCAGTAGTAAGGTAGAACTTAACCTCAGATATCTTGGCATTAGCTGCAGGCTTCTGTCCATATTTACCATCACCAAATAAGATATATGGATTTAAAGCTTCATCCATAGTAACCATGAAATGTTTATCGGTGGGTTTTGAATAAGCAAAGGTATTTACCAATACCCAAGATTCTCCACCAATCTTCATACTCATAGTTCCATGTTCGTAGTACTTACCATTAGGTAATGTACCTAAGGTAATAGTTACCCTTTCATCTGAAGGTATAACCATTCCATTTATCTGACTTTCGGTATATAATTCATGTTGTACAACTGGAACTTTACAAGTAGTTACATTAGCATACCAAGTTACATCCCTAGAAGATAACCATTTGTTACCATTAGAATCTGTAAATAAAGTTCCAGAAGGTATAGTTAATTTAGCACCAATAGAATCTCCAGATACATCCCTGGATACTACCAAATCTACTGATGCTGCAATAGCACCTCTTGCATGATAATCTACCAAAGCTCCATGCCTAACTACTGAACTGTATTTACGAGCAGTAGGTAAGAAGGATTCCCTTGCCATATTATCAATGTAGTAGTGAAGAACTTCGGCAATTGCCGCAAACAATGAAAGGATAATGATTAATATATTTCCTTCCGAGTAATCAGTTACGAGTACATTGCCATCTTTGTCTTTGATATTCGTAAGTGATTCTATCAGCTTGGCCTTAATCTGTTGGTAAGACCTCTGATAAGGGTTGAGCCATTTATTAGTGATTCCCATATTAATAAGAGTTTAATGAATTTTCATTTTTATCATAGGTCAGGTACAGGTACTGACTAGTAGAAGTTTCATTAACTACATAATGAACTTCTATGTTTATTTTAGCACCTTGTCTAGAAACGGTGATACCCTTAAAGGTAATCCTTTGTTCCCATGCACCAATTGAGCTTTTAATAAACTCTTTAATAATAAAACTTAGGGCTTGTGTATTTGGCTCTTCTATACATTCCCATAGGCGATTCCCAAAGTTTTCCTGTCGAAATCGTTGTCCTATTAAATAATACATTATAGAGCTTATATTATTTCTTACCAAAGCCATATCACCATTAACAGGATACCAACCTGTTTCACCCTTTTCGTTTCTTGTAAGTTGAATAGGGAATATCATACCCTTTCCAACAATGTTAGTAAGATAGTTATCCATTAGTGTATACATTTAATGTCCTCATAATCTTCTTGTTTGAAAGTAGAGAACGGTTGACTTGCTTGAGTTACGGTAGGACCTGAAGAACCGGGTCCAGTAGTTACACCCGAGTGTACGTGAGAATTGAATAAAGTTCTTAGAGTTTCCAGTTCTTTAATGGTATTATTGAGTTTCTCGGTTAGTTCTTTGATATTAACTACTCCTTGATTCTCTCCCTTATTTAAGATTACTGTATCACCAGAACCTACACTTACATCTCCTTGTGCTTGAATAGAAATGTTTCCTTTAGCAGCAATGCCTACATCTCCATTTATATAAACAGTTAGCTTTCCGTTATCGTCATCTAGTACCATTACGTTTCCTTCTGGAGTTATAATACCCATTTTATTAGGACCATCCAAAGGGTCTGGTATTTGTTGTAGTCCCCAACCATGATATTCCCATAGGGGTTTAGTTGGGTCTCCAAATTCAAAAGTAACAAATACTATATCTCCAACCTTAGGAGCTAAGTACTTGAACCCATTGTTGATAGAACCATGTTGGCCTTTTGCATAGGCCCATGTAATAATTCCACCCATGACTTCTGGACAGCATACCTTGATACGGTTCATATGTTTCTCCGTATCATTATTATCTACCACTATACCACGGTAGACAGAGTAGTATCTACCTAAACCTTCGATACCCTCTTCTGTTAATAGTTTAGCTGTTGAGTACATTATTTCTTGTTGGATTTATATCGTTCATAAGCTTTCATTGCCCAATTAAACTCATCAAAGTTATACCTTTCTTTCATAGAAGGAGTAACCTTCGATTGGTCTGCCTTTACCACATTGGTCTTACCATAGATTGCTGTACCATTTGAAGTTACTACTGTACCTTCTGTACGAACTGTACCTGCAGCAAGAGCCTGAGGGTCTTTAGCATTTATCTCATCATAATAGAACTTATTCTGTAAGAACTCTCCTGCACCTTTCTTATCGATAATTCTACCCTTATCATCCATGTATCTTTCTACGAAGTATACTACTTCATTGTAGGTAAAGTCATGTACAGTATCGGAAGCATTAGCAGTATTCTTCTTGTTCTTACCAAAGTCAGTTTTAGCAGAATCCTTAGCATCATTACTTACAATGTCCTGAGTACTAAGTTGGGTCTTAGATGTAGTCTGTCCATCCCTTGCATTATTCTTAACCAAGTCTAATGTACAGAGATAACCTTGACCTGCATCCATTGAATGTTGTACTGACTTGATATACCAAAAGCCTGACCACCTTTTTCCTACATTCTCTAAAGATATTATCTGAGAAGATTGTAATGAAGGTCTACCTACTACAGTCATTTGGCATACCAACTTTCTTTCGGATATCTTAAGACCTCCATTGGCATTAGCATTCATTGCCCAAGTAACCTTATCTGCTCCGCCGTATCTACTAAAGAGATTATGATATAACTTATAGATTGGTACTAAGAATGGTACCTTCTTCATTCTTCGTATCTTAACTTTAGCTTTAACCTTTCGAGTCATAGTGGGTGTAGTAACTCCATCTCCAGAATACTCTACTTTATAGGTATCAGGGTATACAGTAATATATGGATTCTTTTCCATTGCAGATATACCTCTCTGAGATTGGTTATCTATCATTTGTTTTTCATAAGGATTACTTGAAAAAGTTCTGATATTCACCATGTGAGTTATAGTTCCACCTTCTGGGTCATATTCTCTTGGGTCTACCCATTCTTCTGCAAGGTATTCCATTTTATATTCTCCAGTAAATAGGTATCTTTCGTTTTCTAGTAATTGCCTAAGATTACTTTCTAACTCTTTACCGTTCTTAGAGTTCTTCAAGATTTGCTGAATAACCCTTTTCTTATCGTTCGGTAAATTGTTTACAGCAGTATTAATTGCTTCTCGATATTGCTCAGTACTCAGATTATCTAAAGCCTCTTGTTTACCTGCATTGTAAGCAACATAGGGTTTCTGAGAACCATACTCTTTCATTGCAGAATTATACTTTTGAGCTTTAGCTCCATACCTTTGTTCAGCTTCCATCTCGGCAGCAATATTAGTAGTAGGATGACTACGATAATCTTCGTAAGGTACACTACCATAATTTACTACCATTGTATTATCTACTTGAGCTACAAATGGTTTGAGTAAAGTTACTTCCTCTTTCTCTTTTTCAGGTTCTGTGATATCTGTTGAACCTACAATTAAACCTTTATCTTCTGGGTCTAAGGCTTGAGTTAATTGAGCCTTTACCCTTTTGGTTACTTTCTGAGTAGCGAATGATACTCTAAGTACTTCTCCATTTTCTGATTGGTAAATATAATTGTATTCTGGTTCTTCTTGAAACTTACGGTTGTGTATGTATATTACACCATCCCGGGAATCAATATACCAAGGACCATTTGCATACCCTTTCATCTTTTGTTCTAATTGAACTAAGATGTTATTTCCTATTAATCCCAAGTCACTATCTATCAAGGACTTTAAATCACTGGGCATAGCTACTTGAGCTACTCCACTAAACCTGTTAGCGTAAAGTATCTTTCCAGTAGTAGTTCGACTTTGTTCTGTCGGGACCTGTAGTGACTCGTAAACTTTATTACTTATTATTTGTTTAGCCATTACTGAAATATTTCTATGATTACGCCTATATCATCGTTACAACCATTATCCAAGAAGTTGGATAAACTGTATTCCGATAAATCTGAATGAGTGTAAGGTGGTTGGAATCTTAAATCTCCAACTGTATCTATACACTTAATCGTCACATGAGTGCCAGTGGAATCGAATACACAATCCAAATCTCTAACCTTAATACTGCGTACTGGGCTAGAGATAAATTGACCATCAGGGTATATGTATCCCCACTGAAGATAAATAATCGAGCTTTCCTGGAGGTCTTCGATATCTACCGTATCTGGGTCTCCAGTATCAAATGTAATGGTAGCTAAGTTCTCTTTCTCCTCATCATATTTGTAGCTCCAATTACTTATATAAGCGCCAAGAGGTATGCCAGTAATGGGATTCATTATAGGCATACCTCCAGAATTGAACAGAGCCATATAAGGTGTTGCTGTTCCATTATAAAGTATTGGTTGGTTAGGTTTTCTAATTTCAGCCATACATTGGTATTCTTAAAATTTGATAAGGTTCTAATTCTTGAAAAGGGTTCAAGATATTATTAGCTTCGGCAATCAGATACCACTTACCAGAGTCACCATAGTAACGATAGGCAATATTCTGTATAGTTTCTCCATCCAATACAGTATGTTGTTTATCGTTATCAGTGTAAGGAACGTTTGGAGGAGTTACCTCTAATGAATAATCTCCCTCATCATACTTAAGAGCAATGGCTCCATCATAGGGACTTGCTCCTGTTAGGTATTGATTTAAGTCTATCATATCTGTATTCCTTTTGTATTCTTTAAATCTTCTTCAGTTACAATATCTTGATAAGATAAGTTATAAGCACTTACCCTTTTGAAGATTAATTCCTGAGTTGCAGCTGCAGGCAATAACTTTAAATCCTCGATTGTACTTGACTTACCTGCTACTCTGGTCCTTGAGGCATTCCTAAAGTTATTCAGAGTATAAGTTGCAGATGTAAGAATGTACTGATGATTATCGAATATACCAGAACTACCCCACTCGATTTTTAAAATCGGAGGGCTTGCTTGATAAGAGTTTGCCTTAGTCCACATTTCCAATAATCGGCATTTAGTAATTACCTCTTTTGGATTATCTGGGTCATTACAGAACCAAGATACATTGAATTGAATTATATCTTCACTACCAGTATAATGGTACATGGGAGTATTACGTCCCATTGATTTAATCGTTGCCCAAGTAGTTTCTCCTCGGAAATCAATTGAAGGTGGTCTGTTCTGAAGAGTGATATATTGATATGGGCTAGCTGTAAGATTATAAATCACTACCTGATTCATGTTTCTTACTTCTGGCATTACCAAGAAGAGTTCTTTATTCTTCGTAACATTCTGGCCTTTAGCCGGGTCCATTTCTTCGTATCCAAATGGAACTCCACCTTCTATTTGATGTTTTAATTCCATTCGATATTGAGCCTGAATCCTTTGATTTAACTTAGGATTCTTTGAAGTAGCTCTGGGTCCGAAGGGATTATTTGGGTCATAGATTTTACCCTTATCTGCAGTATCCTTAGGCAAGGTAGAAGTTGCTCTATTGAGATAAATCCTTGCTCTCCAAAGTTTATTCAGAGGACCAGTAAGAACTCCTGCAGAATCCCTGGTGAGGTCATTGTATTTTTCAACAACCCCACCTGCTATTTGATTTAATATTCTTGCCATGATTGTTTAGTTTAATCCTAAAGATATACCAGTAAAATCTTGTTGACCACCAGGAGCAAAGTCTCCAGCTTCGTTTCCATCTACTGATATATTAATTCTTGAATCCTTAAATCCATCTCTGATTGCACTCCTAACGGCATCAACAAAAGCTTGTTGATTTCTATCCTGAATGGAAGCTTTAGTTTCTTCAGAGGTTAAAGCCGCAGTATTCTTATCCACAGAATTTGTAAGACCACCGATTACTTCGATTAATGCAGGAATAGCTATAGAAGCTAGTAGTCCCCAAGGCCCACCTAAGAATCCTAAAAGTCTACCACCAAGTAATCTAGCACCAAATCCCATAGCACCTTTCTTAGCAATCTGTTGGCCTGCAGTTTTAGTTACGGTAGAACCTACTGCTGCTCCAACCCCTGCTCCTGCAAGAGTACTCATTGAAGTAAATCTTCCTCTTGCATCTCTTGCTACTACAGTACCTTTTCGGGTTTTACCTATGGTACCTCCCATTGGTAATGCAAAGAATTTACCTGGAGCCATTTGCATAGCAGTCATTCTCATCATCATTGCTGAGATATTTCTCATGTGACCTTCAAGGATTGAAGCTTGAACATTAGTTCTTACCATACCTTCTGCCATACCATTAGTTTCTGAAGTAGCTAAAGCCTGGAAGGTACTAATCATCTTGATAGTACCCTGAATAAACTTAAATCCCTGATATAGAGTACCTACTACTGCACCAGTTGCAACTACCTTTACCAAGAATTTACCTGCCCAAGTTTCTTGCATACTGTTAATAATCTTTAGGATACCAGAACCTAATTTAAGTACTGGGCTAAAAACTTCGGCAAGTGTAGAACCTGCAGTTACAATAAAGTTCTCCCAGTTTGATTTAAACTGTTCGATAATACCTGCAGGAGTTTGTAATCTTTTTTGAGTTAAATTTTCTACTGTACCACTTGCACCTGCAACCTTATCCATAAGTTCAGTAAGCTTATTAGCTCCAGTCCAGTAATCCTGAAGTAAAGCTGAGGCAGCTCTTGTACCACGAACTCCAAAGATATTAAACAGAGCAGAGGAGATATCTATTCCTCGTTTACCTCTAAGTTTATCTCCCAATATAGATATAATCTTATCTAATCTCAAAAGATTACCCGAGGCATCTACTAGAGTTTTTGGGTCAATGCCTAAAGATTTTAGCATCTCACCACCTCCCTTTTTCTGCCCGGTTACGGAAAGTGTTAAATAGCGCATCATGTTTGCTAATGCAGTACCAGCTGATGAAGCTTGGATACCTTGATTACCAAGTACTCCAATGGCTGCAGCTGCATCACCCATACTGATTTTGGCATTTCTAAATTCTGCTCCTGAATATTGGAAAGATTGGGCAAGGTCTGTTAGAGAAATATTTGCAGAGGTTATGGCAGTTGCCAATTGGTCTACTACCTGAGTAGCATTCTGTGAAGGTATATTAAAGGTCTGCATGATGTTAGTCATCAAGTCAGCAACTCCACCTTTCTGACCAAGAGGCATACTGAAGATAGAAGCTAGCTTAGCTGCAGGGCCAATCATTCTTTCGATTTGCTCTACATTGTTACCAGCCATTGCCAAGTACCTTTCGCCTGATGCAATATCTGCAGCAGTAAGAGGAGTTACCTCATTGACTTCTTTGGCTACTTGCATTAGCCTTGCCTGTTGAGCAGCATTAGCTCCAGACATTTTAGAAGCTAAGAATACTTGGTCGTATACTCCTGCAGAATATTGGTAGGCCCTTGCCATACCTCCAACCAATTCTTTTCCAAACTCAAAAGCATTAGAAGTTGACATTTGAATACCTCGATTCCAGGTATTCATATCGTTCATCATTGTTCTAAATGAGTTCGATATTCTGCCAGCCTCATTAGAGAATCGGTCTCTTAATACCATTGCAACACCGACCTCGACTAAGCTTCTTCTGTCTATCATTTTCTAGTTTTCTTTTTTAAGTTTTCATAATACTCATCGGCTATATCCTTAAATCTTTTCCTTTCTCGATACGGAAGACGCAAAAAGCTGAGATAGTCAATGGCTACCTCAGCTCTACATATATAAGTGAATGTACCTGGGTGGTCTACGCTTCCGTCAGGTAGAAAAAAGTCGGTGAAAGCATTATAGGATATTTATCAATTCTTCCAGGTATACTTGGATGTTCTACATCGGTGTTACCATCGAAGACTGGGTCATATTCAAATATTGTTTTACGAATCTCTGCAATGTCTCTTACTGAGAATAAATGGAAGCTTTCTACCTTTTCCCATTTACCATCAATCTGAAGATGTAAGTTCCTTGCAATCAATGCTGCATTACGAGTTTGTTTTTCTATTGGTAAAGTAACCAACATTCTTTCTCCTGCACCAGTAAGCAAATCAAATTTAACTACCTTACCTGAAGATAGAGTTACTTCGTAATCGGTAAGCTTACCTTGTTCTGGATAATAAGGGATAGCGTTTGGTTTCTCGGCCAATTCTTTTTCTGTTGGTAGTTCTCCGTAATTTTCGAATAACATTTCGCTTAAGGATTGACCATAGGTTTGTACTCCGCCTTCTTGGCCCCAATCATATTCAAATTCTACTTCATCACCAAGTGAGAAGATTCTTGATTGGAATAAGATACAGTATCTGTCATTCAAAGGGATACGGTCTGCATCCTCTACCGTTAATCTACGATTAGGAGTAAAGTCGGTATCAACTACAATTGCCTGAATGAACTTAGTAAGGTTCATAAGGTTTCTTACATCCATAGGATTAGATAAGATATCCTCATCTGCACCATTCTGTTCTCTGATTGAGAATTTATAACCTGATGGGGTTATAAACTCGTGTGTTCTACAATTTAATTCCATTTTTAAATAATTTATTTGGTTATACTTTAGTTCATAGTGTTCGCTGTAACAACAAGAAAGGGGTGAGCCCTTTCTAGGAATCCCACCCCTCCCACCTAAAAATCTTAGTGAAAATAGACTAAGCGTTTTTAATACTTATCTACAGTACCTACTGAGAATTCGATACTTTCGATAGTGTTTTCTGAAGCCATTCTGTCCAGGTCTAATCCTGTAATCTTACATGGCCATACCTCTTCGAAGAGGTGGGTGTTAAGTACGGAAACTCCATCTTCAGCAAGTTCATTTACGATTACATTTTCCCAGTATTGGCTTGGTACCAAACCTCCACCAGCAATCATATCTTGGCATGAATAAAGCCAATCATGAAGCCATGTATCTGAACCTGCAGTAGTTAAAAGTTTACCTACTACTAAGTTACCTACAGTAACTCTACCGGCAGTTTTAACGTCCCGGTTAACGTCTCCATGAGCAACCTGGTCAATCTCTACATCTGGCAAAGTACAAGTTTGGAACAGATAAGTATTGATTGGGTGCTTAGGGAATGTGATACTCCAAAGGAATTTCTTTCTTGGATTCTTTACTTTTGCTCCCATGTTTTCTTAATTTTATTCGTTAACGTCCTGAATAGATACGGACTTGGATGCTTGGTCAATATAGATACCCATAGTGATTTCTTGCATCGGAACGATATCCTTGAATTTCAGGATTGCTTTGTATTTACCCTGACGAACATCGGCTTCATTGTTAACCGATAAGTCATTGTACGAGTTAGCGTCTTGGTCACCCATCCAGGTGTATTCAGACATGGCATCTTCATCTACCAAGTTATCCAGCATTGGTTTAACTTCTAGATAAATCTTATTCCAAGTGTTCCAGATATTTGGTTCTTCCAAATACTTTTCTAGAATAGGTCTAAGATTCTTTTTGAGATACAGATTCAATCTTACAATTGCAAGGAATCTTTCTGAATCCTGTTTTACCTGAGAAGAGAAACAATGCCACAGCAAAGTTTGTTTACCTTGGTTAGGAACATCTTTGATACAGATTATATTTGCATAATTCTGTGCTAACTCATTGAGTTCCTTAGTTCTTGAAGGAGAACCATAATTTGGGCATACTGGACCATTACCATCATAGATAATGCCCCGATTCATACCAGCAAATGATTTCCAAGGTCCAAACTGAGAAGCAGAAGCATCTCCTAATCCTGCAATGGTACCAAGAACATCTGAATCTACCAAGTTACCGTCGGCATTATAGTATTTAATACCACCACCAAAGTAAGCAACATACTTACTGTTACCTACAGTACCAAGGCAAGTCTGAATCCAAGTTATGATTGATTTCAAGTCTCTTGGTTGGTCACCCTGAGTATAGTGAGTAGTATATTTTGGTACTTCAATGTAGTATGTGTATTCTTGCAGTTCCTTAACCATGTCTACGGCAGCCTTGTGTACTTTAAGTACATCAGCAGATGCTTCAAGATGTTGGTCAATGTGTGAACAGAAAATTTGATATACATCTACGTAATCCTTAACGAATTCCAGAGAAGCAATCCATTCGTCTGCCGTAGGAGTACTACCGGCACTACCAATTGTACCATTCAATTTTACTCCATCGGCAGTGATAGCAGCACCATTGAGTTTAATATCAATTGGGTTTCTTGTCCCATCTACATCATCAGTTAACCATTTGATGAAGTTGTTCCAAGATTTAATGTTCTCTGTCTTTTCGGTTAATACCGGAACGATGTATTCTGAGTTCTTTGCAAATGCACTCAGAGCAAGGTAATCTACAGAAGTATCATTGTTATCATCTGCAGTTTTGTAGGTTACTACTGGACCTTGTTCAAGTACCTGGCCATTAGCACTAATTACTTGATAGTAAACCGTGTTAGCCTGTTTGTAAATATTCACAGAGAAAGTTTCAGCACTACCAACTGGGTCTCCATATCCTTTAGTTACCAAACCAAAGCCAACAGCAACTGAACCAGAAGTAAACTTGAAAAGAGTAGAAGCCGTGGGTTCCTCTGGAGTTGCAGATGCTACTACCGGAGAACCGTCTTCAGCAGCCTTAGGAGCAGATGCAGCTTTAGCTCTTATTGCAACAGATACTACACCTTTGGTTGCACCCTTACCAAGTACACGAATAATACGAAGCTTAGAACCACCATTGAAAGCCTTTTCGATGTTTGATACAGAACCATCTGGTACTATCTCAGAACCAAAGACTCTTTGGAATTGAGAGAAAGATTGGATAAGTTCTGAGGGGTCATCATATGGACCTTTAGTAGTTCTAGCCAATACACATGAAACTCCTAACATAGGAGTAGTTTGAAGAACGTTATCGTTCTTAAACTCGAAATTTACAGATGGTGAATTAGGCATATTTATACTAATTAAGTTAATTACTCATTTATTTAATACCCTCTAGTATTGAGCTATTTTACATTAAGGTTAAGTAAATCAGATTCTTGCTTTTCGGTTAGTCCAATCAATACTGAGATATCTTGAATTGGTACAAGTTCACCCTCTTCAGCAAGCTTCTCAGGTAATATACCATCCTTACAAGTGTACTGATATACTTTTTCAAGTAGACCCTGACTCTCATCTGGGTGGTCATAGTAATTACCTATTTCGATAAATAGGTTTCCTGTTGGTGCTACCCGACCATCTTCCCATTCTTCTAAGTTATTATAATAAGGTCTTACGTATCCTCGAGAAGGTAATGCTTCATACATAATATTATGAAGTAACCTCATATCGGCTTGAGTATTAGATACCAGGTGAATGTCTAGAGTTATATCTTTCGTTTCATAGGGAAATTCAGATGCTTGGTAATTCCCACCCTCTAGCTTATCACCAATGATATATTTGTTAACACCTATATCACCATTATAGAACCCTTGCAATTCAATGGTAATTCTAGGGCATGTCTTTGCACCCTTAACCTGATTATTACCGATACCAAATATGGGAATGAATTTAGGCATAGCATCCTTATCTGCTTGAAACCTTTTTTCATTCTCTTGTGATAATGGTAAGTAGTCTTCAGGGTTAAGAGTTAAACCTTTCTTAAGTGCTGTTTGTAATAGGCAAATATAAAAGGTTCTTTCTACGATTTCTTCTGTATTTACCATATTATACTAATTGAGGTATTAATATTACATTAAACTGGTATGTACCACCATCAGTAAATATACATTCCCAACCTCCTGAAGTACTACCAAACATAGCTCCTGCATCTTTTCTTCCTCGGGCAGTTGCTGAGAAAGTAGCCTGTGCTGAATTAGCTATATTACCGTAGTCGGTAATCCAATAGTATAGTTTAGTACCTGAGATATCTGCAGCTTGTTGAGTTTGAGATATAGTAGGTATTTTAAAAGCCATTACCTCTTGTGATACTTGTTTTCCTTCTATGAGTTTACTTCTATGCCCAGTAATACTAAATCCTGCTGAAGTTTCGTAAGCATTTAAGATTTGGTCTTTTGGTATACCTAAATTAACTGCAGCAGGTTCTACCCAGTATCTATATGATACTTCTCCAGCGGCTTGAGTTACAGTTACAGTTTTAGTTAGACCACCAACTTGCTTGATAGTTAGAATTCCACTGATAGCTTGTTCAGTAGTATTCTTAGAAGTAATGGATACCTCTAGAGTCTTTTCTTCATTATCAGTAAATCTTAGTCCAGCAGTAAATGGAGGTTCCTCTAGGAATTCTGCTGTAACTTCTACATTTTCCCAATCTCCTTGGGGTGTACCATTAATCATTTCCCTACGTTGAGAAGTGATTGCCAAAGTATCAGAGCCACCCTTACCCAATATGTTTATGGCTTCCTTATCTACTTCTAATTTGTATTCGTAGTTAAGGCTGCCTTTCTTTTGAATAAGATTTACAGTCTTAGGTACTCCATTAACTGTAATGGTAAGGATGGCTTTTTTATCTGCTTCTGTATCATTCACTTTTAACGGATGTACCATTACGAGTGCAGGACCAGTACCAGATGTTTTATCTGCTTCAAAATCTGCCATTACTTTGTATATTTTCTAAGTTCTTTTCTTAATTGATTTCGTATCTCTTTCTCTAAAACTACGTTTCCACCTGCTGCCTCGAAAGCAGGTTTCCATAAAGGACGAGGTGGAAGATTACCATCTCTACTACCATACTCTAACATGATAGCAATTTGGTTAAGTGTTTTCCGAGAAGTTCTACCAGAGTATGTTATCTTCCTTAATCCTGGAGGAAGACCAACAAAGGTTCTATCTTTCTGAGTTACCATTGTAACTGACCTTGCATATTGACCAGTAAGGTTTAATAAAGTATGTGCTCCATACTTCTTAAGTGTAGCAGTAGCATGAGGAGGCCAAGAAACTTTGGAACCAGGTGGAGGTAGACCATTATTTAAACTACGCCTTACTATACGAAGAAGTTGATTGCCAAACTTTCTAGTACCTAACTCGTATCCGAGCTTCATGATACTTGGAGTCTTGGCAATCAACCTCTCAGCCTGACGTTGTTTAACAGGGTCTACATAAATCTGAATATCACATAGATTATTCGAGAGGTTTATGTTAACCTTTCTGCTTGCCATCTTTATTCTTATTTAATCCCAACTCACTGGCAATTTTCATAAGAATATCTTGTTGCATGGATAACTTCTCTGCTACCTCAGATTTAAAAGCCTCGAACTCTTCTTGCTTGTAAGCCTGAGCTGGTTGTTGCTGAGGAGTTAACATGCCTTCAATGGTATGGTAGATGTTATCACATTCAGTAACTACTGCCTCATATTTCTCTCGGTTATTGAGGATATTTACAGCAGTAGTCCTTTGGATATTTACTTCGTTTACGATATTGCGTAAGTCGGTAGTGTAATAAACATTATTATAAATACCCTCTGCAGCATCTGTAGGAAGGTATATAGTCACCGCAGATACAGAGTCTTGAATAGAGATTTCTGTATTTGCTGTAAAGCTTCCATCTGGGCCAGTAGCTCTTGGTTTGCTCTCACCAACTTTTAATACTTTAGCGGTATCAAAGATTGGATACCCAGAACGTCTGTCTCTCTCTAAGGTGTATATGGTATCACCTTTCTGCAATTTAGAAAAAAATCAAATCTTCCATGTTCATCTTTTATTAATTATTACTAATACAGAGACTTACCCGTAGATTACTTCAAAGTAGATAGTCGGATGGTCAGAATTTTTTGGAGTAAGTGTAACTGTTGCAATTGTAGTTCCATTACTAGAATAAGAACTTCTTAAACTTACTTCTAACCTTATACCTCCACCATAATCTCCAGCTTCTGAAAGTATTGAAGGAGTTATCAAAAAATAATTGTTCATACCGGGAGAGTATTCAATACCTATTTGATAATCCTGTTGAGAATAACCTACTGACAACCCCTTATTGGTTTCTGTGGGACTACTACTATCAAAATCCTCAATGGTTCTTGCTTGAAGATTACTTAGTCTAGCTTTCATAGGTTTACCAGTTTGAGGCTTTCCAGTAATCATGCAATTTATTACTCCAGTAGCAGGTAAGTTACACCAAACTCCGGTATATCCTCCAGGAGTCATATCCCCTATGTCAGTAGTATCTGAAGAATCTGGGCTATACCATTGGTAAATAAGGGGGATTTGATTACTATCACCGTAAGAGTAATAGTTACCCAACTCTGCATGAAACTCTTGTTTAATAGTTACGGGTTTAGTCTGAGTTACGTATAGGTATAACCTTTTATTTGATGGATTACCCGGTTGAGTAAAGGTCCTGGTAGCCTGCCTATCATAATCTTCCTTATTCTCATCTACCAAATAAGCGTAGTCATAATCGTTTTGGGCAGTTTGACCGTTTTCTACTAACCTACCCCAACTTACTGGAGTTGCAGTATCTTCGTCTTCATTAGGTTTTATATACTCTGTATAGGCAACCTGGGATTGATTGCTAGCAAGTAAGTACTTACATTTAGAAATTATGGTTATACCATAAATGCTACCTGCACTAGAATCATGACTTACATTCTTCATAGTTACACTTTCAACTTGGTCATACCATTGGAAGGTCCACCTCTTTACAGTTGCTACTGGTTTATGAGTAAGGTACAGATAAGCAGATTTACTTGGGTAATCGGCTATCCTATATTGTACTGTACCCTTTAAATCGAATACCGAACCATTGATAGACTTAGGATATGCCCTTACGGTAGTTATAGTTGGGTCATATGATAACGGTGTATTTGTAACTGTAAAGGAATCTATACCAACTCCACTAAAAATAACTTCGTATTCTGCAGCTTCTTCAGTATCAGATTCTATACCATTAATTACTGGTTTTCTCCAACATTTTAAATCTATAGATTGACCATGACTAGAACCAAACTGAGTATATTCCCAATTCATGGCATATCCCCCTACATCGGGATTACCGTTAAAACCAATATAATAATTATAGGATACAGTTGCAGCTGATTGGTTGATATCTACTTGGTCAAGATTACTTGTACCTACTTGTCTAATTGTTACAGTAGCACTTCTAATTGAAGATACTTTATTCTCTAAGCAAGTTACGAATAACTCAGCTTGAGTCTGGTCATTACTGTTTTTGGTAACTTCTAACCAGGATTCTTCGATTGGGTCAATGGTTACTTCTACAAATTCTTTAGTTGAAGTTTGTGTACCATTGATTACCTTCGTTCTGTAAGAATTAACTACAATAGTATCGGGGTCTATCATCTTAGCTGGTACATTCAGTACCTTGGATGAAGGCTGAAATATATTAAAGGTATAATTCCAAGTAATACTAGCAGCTTGTTGCTCAATTGTCAAAGTTATTGAACCATCACCAACGGTTTGAAAGATAACAATATCTGCACTTCTTTGACTAGTAGTTGTATTCTCATCTACGGTTACTATGAGTGTATTAGATTGCTCTTCTACATGAATCCAACTTGGAGAACCCAGTATAGACGCAGTCCAAGCAGTATCTTCACTTTGACTTGTAACAGAACCGTTAACAATCTTATACCTTTTACTACTTATGGTAAAAGAGTAAGTACCACTAGGCTTAGCAGGCACTTGTTGATTTAAATCTTGAGTACCGTTATTTACCTTTAGTTCATAAGACCAAGCAACACTAGCACCTGCTTGAGTAGTTGCCATATCTAATTCCTTGCTACCATAGGTTAAAGTAAGACTTGCTCTACGAGAAGATTCAGAAGTATTCTCCGATAGAGTAATTCCTATATTATAACCATCTCCGGAAGCTTTGGTAATTTCTACATTAGTAATGTACGAAGATTTGGATTTTAGAGTTGGTGTAACATTATGCCAAGTAGAATCCTTACCATTAATTACATCATAATACCCTGACTTAACTATACCAAAAATACTTCCTCCTACAGCAGGTGAATCACCAAAATTGTCTATTACCTCTAATACATCTCGAGTAGATATTGTACCTGCAGCCTGATTACAAGTGATACGAATCACTTTATTAGAACCCTTCTGTTCGTATGATACTTGGCCACTCTTTGTAGAAGTAGTTTGGTTCTCTTGCATACTAATACTTGTTCCTAGTACAGTTCCAATATGTTCAGTACTTGTTGCATGTATATAACTTACATTTTCTCTAGAACCCTCTACCAAAGAACCATTAATATACTTTTCACGATAACTAGTAATAGTAATAGACTTAGCAGTACCCAAAGCATCAAAGCTTAAAGTAGTTGGAGAAGCAGTAAATGTATATTCCCATTCTACCAAATATGCACTTTGAGTTACCGTAACTTCTTTATAGACGGTATCCATAGTTGCCCTTACTACTACACTCCTTTGATTTGCAGTTGTGTTTTCTGCAACGGTCAAAGTAGTACCAGATAAACTAAATCCGGTTACTGCAGTAGGTATACTAAGTGTAGGAGTACCGGTAGCATCGGAAGCTGCATTGGTTGCACCTGAAGACCAATGATTAGTTCTGCTTGCCCTTGCACTTGCAGAGATTTGTGATGTACCTCCCATTTCCGTAAGTGTACTAGGATTTGCAGAAATGGAAACTACCCACGCACCCTGAGTTACATTGGTTATCTTATTTTCTGCTTGATATACATCTTTAGTAGCCGTACCAGATTTACCATTACAAGTAACAGTTACTGTTCTAACACCAAGTTTAGTTCTAGCCTTTGCAGTAGTACCAAGATTAGAGCCCGATACCGAAGCATTCCAAGTTTCTGTACCTCCAGTAGTTAAAGTACCTCCATCGTTGGTTTTACCATTCCATCCCCAAGGCTGAGTCCAAGTGTAGGGGAAAGTATGAGATGCTCCACCCGATGCAGGTATATCTGGTACATCTCCAGTAGGAGTTATGGTAATATTCCCATAGGTTTTTACGCCTGCTGCCTGATACCTTTTAGCAGTGAATTTTTTACCAGACTCGGCTTGAGTAAAGGTAATGGTAGCATACCTCCTTGACAGAGTTTTGTTTTCCTGGAAGGTTTGGATTAAAGTCTCTGCTTTAATATCATCAAACGTAGTAGGATTTAAAGTAAGCCAAGTAGAATCCGAAGATACTGTAACTGGTACTGGGATTTGAGGTCCATAGTTTTTACCGTTTCGTTTCTCTTGTTTATAAGACCTCTCGTCCATTAAATAAGTCCTATACTCTCCAGCAATAGCCGTATAGACATCATCAGTCTCATTCCATACTCCATGAGATAGGGTATATTCCCAAGATTGGGTTGCTGCAGCTTGAGTAAAACTTCCGGAAAGAGTTTTACCAGATTCTGATTGAGTACTTAGTCTAGTATAGTTTCTACTACTAAGGGCTGTATTTTCTAAAGCTTTAAACACATTATCCTGAAATATAATCCAATCTGGTAAATCCTCACTTGAATAGGCTACTTCTATATCAGAACCTGTAGCTATCCCATCTAAGTATTTCCTTTTAGTTGATATTACATTAAATATACTACCACCATTTGTAGATTGACCGCCTAAAGCTGTAAAAGATAAAGTAGATATAGCTTGACTAAAAGTATATTTATAGGTTACCTTATGAATATCGCTTAGCTGTACAGTTTCATTATTTCCATAGGAACTGGCATTGGATATTTCCAAGCCAACGTAATTTTCTCCCGTTCCTGTAGGAGAGAGTGCCAACAATTCAGCCTTGGTAGGGCATTCGTTTGAATCCTTACCAAGGCCTACTTTAGTTTTGACAGCACTCCATGTTGCTATCTCACCCATATTAATCTAAGTTTGTGAACAAAAGTTTTTCTCTTAATTCATCAATCTCGGCTTTCAGAAGTTTAATACCTTCGATTGCCAATACTGACATCTTAGAATAATCTACCTCTTTAACCAGGATATAGGTTTCTCCATCCTTTTCTACCTTTTCGAAGGCTTCTGGATTAGGAACTGTTTCAGGTTTAACCGTATTCTCAGAAACTAATTCTGGGAAATATTTTTCGATTGTCTGAGCAATTGTACCTATATCGTGATTACCACGAATCATAAATGAATCCGTAGGTATAGAGCAGATTTCATCGAGAGTATGTTCCAATGGTTTAATGAAAGTCTTAAGTCTTTCGTCAGATTCTTTCCATAAACCAGAAGGAGCAGATACCTTCTTAAAGATAATCTCAGCAGTAGTACCCAATCCCAACTGGTCTCTTGTTACTCCATGAGGATTACTCATGTTCTGCATGTGAGTAGTAAGATTGGTTTGAGCGTTGGTACCTGCAGCCTTGGCATCTGCAATAGCCGTAGCTTGAGCAGTAGATACTGGTTTATCTGCATCTGATGTATTGTTAACATCACCCAATCCCAATTGAGCTTTAGTTACTCCATGAGGGTTAGATTTATTACCAATATGGGAATCTACTTTGGCATTTACAGTAGTATCTGCTTGAGCTCTTGTTGCAGCTTCATCTGAAATTAATCCTTCTATTCGGGTAACCTCACCTTTTCGGTCATTAACTTCTTTAGTGATATTATTCTGGAGAGTAGTATCTGCACCTCTTAAGTCTTCAGCAACTAATTCAACTGCAGCTTCAAGGTCAGTTCTTACTTGAGTATCTGCAGCTTTTCTGTCGGATACCTCTTTATTGATAGCAGTAGTGAGTTCTGTTTTAGCAGCAGCTATTGCAGAATTTCTATCTACTACCTCTTGAGCAATATCATCAGCCAATTCTCCTTGCAAAGCATTAATAGCCTCAGTTCTTGCTGTAACCTCATCTGAGATTTGTTTTGGTAAAGTAGTATCAAGCTTAACCTTATCTGCAGCAGCCATAACACCAGCTTTAGCAGATGATGCAGTAGGAATTTGTAATCCTTGGATACCAGTACCATTTGCGGATTCATAATTTAAGGTACCTTTAGAAGCATCAGTAGTAATACTGACTAATCGTACAGGATTAAAATTCTTAAGACCCTGTAGTTCATCTGCGGTAGTTTTACCTTTAGCTCCATCATAAGCAGTACCAGATATCTCACCAATGATTAAACCTCCAGAAGTAATTGGTACCCAAGTAGTACCTGACCAACGGAATTGATATCCTGGATGTCCTTCAGTTATATCATTGTAAGATTTACCAGCTTCTCCAGTTACTGGATTAGCATGAGCAGCATCAGAATACAATTTGATATTAGATATCTGGTTAGTTGGTGATACATCGTAGGTTGCATATACATCAATTACGTCATCTACATAAGAAGGTAATTGAGCTGCGGGTACCTTACCGTCTGAACCCAAAGAAGCTAGACCATTGGCCTGACCCTTGGTTGCCTTAAAAGTATCAAGGTCATCCCGAACTTCCTGAATACTATCAGTTAGTTCAGTTTTCAATGCAGTATCAGCTGTGGTTCTGTCTTGGATTTCTTTATCAATCTTTGCACCCAATGCAGTATCAGCTGAACCTCTATCGGTTATCTCTTTATCTACTTTTGAGCTCAATGTGTCCAGCTGAGTTTTCAGAGAATCATTGCCCTCAACTCTTTCTTTATTGATTTCAGATTGATACTTCCCAAGCTCTTTATCCCAAGCTTGGTCAGTATTTACAATCTTAGGGTCTGTGGTAGCATTTACCAAAGTACCATATATAGGAATTTCTGCCATAGTTATAAGTTTTTATCCGATTACAAAATTGAAATTACCAGCTTTTAAAGCTCCTTCAGTACGGTAGCATTTGTATGAACCTTTACCTTCTACAGTTACTGTAGCTGCAGCAGCCATAGGAACTCCAAATCCAGAAGAAGTTACCTTAGTTATACTGAAGTTAGAAGGTACGCATAACCATACATATTCTCCTTCAGCAATTCCCGTCATGTTATAAGTTCCGTTAGGAGAACTCTTTATTGCCTGTTTGGTAAGACCCAAAACATCTTCACCGGTTAATGCTGCCTTAGCAGAATGTCCAAAGTACATAGGATAGTAAGCATTTACGTTAGCAGTTGCTGTTTTAGTTACACCCTTGCTTGTAATACTTAAAGTATAAGTAGTACGGTCATCCTCAGTATTAAGGGTATCCTTAATATTTAAGCTAGCAATTGGTGTACTGTTTATAACAGTAGTTCCTCTTTTAACTGATAAAGTTTCTGGAACAAGCGGTTTACTGTTGAATAGGTTATTACCACGAATAGTAATACCTGCATCAACTCCTTTCTCAATAATTGTAGGACTTACCGAAAAGCCAGAGATTTGGGTAAACTGAGTATATAATACTTCCCAAACCTCATCATGTCTACCGTCGGCAATTTGCTTATCCAATTCCTTCATGCCATCTACAATGTTTGAAGATTCTGAAAGGTAATTAGTATCTTCCAGAGAAGGCAATGCCAAGGCCTCTGTAAGACCCACTGCAGTTTTTACCTTAGTAATCTTATCATCGGCATCTGCCTTATCTACTTCGATACGTTTCTGTACTTTACCGAATGCGGCTGAAGCAGTATCTGTTGCCTTTACATCCAAGTCTGTAGGAGTATTACCTGCATTCTTTTCATAGCCATCCAACTTAATGTCGGTACCATTCAATACCGGATTTGAATCCAATCTGTGAGTGTTGATAGTATGAGCATTGGTAGCATCTATGTTATCCTGCAAAGTCTTATCAGCTGCCTTTCTTTCAGTTTCTTCAGTATCAATATTTTCCTGAAGAGTTGTGTCTGCAGCTTCCCTTGCATCCTCTTCATTATCAATACGAGTACCCAATGCCGTATCTGCATTAACTCGGTCAGTAGTTTCCTTGTCGATACGGGCATTTAGCCTAGAATCTTCTGCCTCTCTTGCCCGAGCTTCTTTGTCGATATTTCCCTGGAGAGTAGTATCAGCTGCCTTTCTTTCTGAAGTTTCCGTATCGATACGAATTCCTAGTGCAGTATCAGCAGCAACTCTTGCAGCTTCTTCGGCATCCAGATTATCCTGGAGTTCTTTATCTGCAGCTTTACGTTCTTCGGTTTCAGTAGTAAGAGCCTGATTAGTTTCTGTAATCAAACCTTCTACTCGAGTAATCTCTGCCTTACGTGTAGCAATCTCGGTTTCGAGTAAAGCCTTAACTTCCAAGTAAGAACCTGAAATGTTATTCTGAATACCTTGGATTAATTCCAAGTTTCTCTGGATATTTGCCGAGTTCTGATTGATAAGAGCATCCTGGTTATTTGCTCTTGCCAAGAGTTCAGTACGAGTTTCAGTAACATAAGTTCTTAAATCCTCTACTATCTTGGTAAGATTAGTACTCAGAGTTGTAAGCTTAGTATCCAAAGCTGCATCACCATCAATACGGTTTTGAGTTTCAGTTTCAAGCTTAGTAGTTAACTCAGTAAGTTTCTGAGTCATGGTAGTTGCGAAGTTGGGGTCATCTCCCAAAGCCTTAGCAATTTCCTCTAAGGTATCCAATACGCCTGGAGCAGAGCCAATGATTTTCTGGATTGCAGCTTCTACTTCTTCAGCAGTCTGGAATCCTGAGTCATTCAGTAACTCGGATACCTTGGTAATATAGTTAGCATGTTCTGCTACACCATTCAATTTTACCAAGAGGAGATCTGTAAAGTCATTTGAAGAAAGTACTTTACCATCTACCTTATCTACCTTCTTAGATTCCAATCCCTGAATAGCCGTAGTACGGTCAGAAACTTCCTGGGCCAAGGCATTATTAATAAGGGTATCGGCATTCTGACGGTTAACTACCTCTTTATCAATATTTACCTGAAGTGCTGCATCACCTGCAATACGAGCATTGGCTTCATCTGAGATATCCTTAGTTAAGGCATTTACCTCGTCTTTGTGATTGGCGATAGCCGTATTCAAGTTTGCCTGGATTGCATCCTCTTTAGCAATAGCTCTTTCCTTTTCTACCTGGATAGCAGCAGTATTTGCCTCAACCTTAGTTTTGAGTTCATCTACTTTCTCAGTAGATTCTGTCTTCAAGGAATCAATCTTATTTTCTAATAAAAGGTCGGCACCGCCTCTGTTATCTATCTCTTCATTAAGCTTATTAGTAAGGATACCTAATTGCCCACCAACTTCAGCCGTTAAAGTTTGAATCTTACCGTTTATAGCAGTTTCCAATGCAGCATCTGCCGACTTACGGTCTCCCACTTCCTTATCAAGGTTTACTTGAAGGATTTGGTCTGCAGCTTTCCGTTCTGTTTGTTCTGTACCCAGAGCAATATTGGTAGTATCAATACGAGAACTGAGGTTACTGTCACCGTTAGTACGGTCTACGATTTCCTCATTAATCATATCCTTAACCTCTTTGTAGTTATCACCTACAGTTTTGGTTACAGCAGTGATTGCTTCAGAATTCTTTTGAATGTTAGCTGCATTGGTAGCAATGGCAGTAGTATTAGCATTTACCTGAGCAGTGAGTTCATTTTTAACCGTATTGATAGCATCTTTGATAGATAAAGCCAAATCGGATACTCGCTGATTAAGAGTTGCAAGGTCAGCAGTATGTACTGCATCTGCAGCTTTTCTATCGTTAACTTCCTTATCGATATTAGCTTGCAGGGTTGCATCAGCATCTTTACGGTCTTGGATTTCCTTAGCCAGATTATCCTTAACTACATTCAAGGCAGTATCACCGATAGAAGTCTGAGCATCTACATATTCCTTAAGTTCTGTCTTAAGAGCAGCATCAGCTTCTTTACGTTCAACTACTTCTTTATCAATATTTACCTGGAGAGCAGCATCTGCAGCTTTTCTGTCCTCTACTTCTTGATTTACCTTCTCTGTGATTGCTGCTAACTTTTTGGTGATAGTTGTAGCGAAGTTGGGGTCATCTCCCAAAGCCTTAGCAATCTCTTCCAGAGTATCAAGTACTTCTGGTGCAGAACCAATAATCTTTTCGATTGCAGCCTCTACATCGGCTTCTGTTTGATACCCAGCATCATTTGCCAATTGTGATACCAAGGTAATGTAATTTGCATGTTCCTCGATTCCATTCAATTTGGCAAGCAAGAGATCTGTAAAGTCATTCTTAGTTAAAGAATAACCTTCTCTTTTATCTACCTTCTTGGAATTAAGGTCAGCATCTGCAGCAATACGAGCTTCCTTCTCTGCTTCAATTGCAGCAAGTACATCAGACTTATCACCATCAGTCTTTTCACTTAAGGCAGTTATCTTCTGGTCAAGGATTTGGTCCTGAGCAGTACGAGTTGCAGCTTCGGAATTAATATTAGTCTGAAGAACCTGGTCTGCAGATTCCCGAGCTTGAGCCTCTTTATCAATGTTTACCTGGAGGGTATTATCTGCATTGGTACGGTCAGCTACCTCTTTGGTAATTGAATTCTGAAGAGTTTCATCGGCAGCTTTACGATTTACTACCTCATCAGAAAGTTTACTTTCTAAGGCAGCATCACCAGTTTGACGATTAGTGATTTCTTCAGTGAGTTTCAACTGAATGTTTGCATCTGCATTTGCTCTCAATTGGGCTTCTGCAGCAATGTCTTGTTTGAGCTCTGCCTTATCATTGATATGCAATGTATTCAGTTGGTGAATACTTTCTGATAAAGCATCGTCAGCCGTTTTACGAAGCTCAGCTTCTTTATCTACCAAGTCTTTAGCATATGCCTTAGCTTCTGCCAATGAACCAGTAGTTTCATTTCTGAGGTCTGCAATGTCAGCAGTATTCTTATCGACTTTTGCTTCTACCTTATCTATCTTATTGATAAGGTTAGTAACTGCAGTGTCGATTTTATCATTAAGTAAATCCACTGCCTTAATGAAATTAGAGTTAACCTCACTAATTTGGGTACTCAGTTTCCCTTCCTCCTCCTTAGCTCGGTTAACTTCATCTGTCAGTGCATTACGTAAATCCGTTAATTTGTTGGTAATTGTAGTAGCAAAGTTGGGGTCATTTCCCAATGCTTCTGCCAATTCCTTTAATGTATCAAGTGCATCATCGGCACCATCAATCAAATCACTGATAGCTTGTCTTACCTGTTCTTCAGTTTGGAACTTAGTATCATTCTCCAACTGAGAAAGCTTAGTGATGTAGTTTGCTCTTTCTTCAATGCCTTCCAGTTTCTCTTTGAGTTTATCCGTGAAGTCATTTTTAGATAAGTCGTATCCTTCTCTCTTATCTACCTTATTGGCAATAGAAAGAACGAATGCCCAGAACTCATTAATAGTTCCAGCAAACCCAGCCTTTACGAAGTCATCAAAATAACCTTGTAAAAGTCTTTGGTCAATTTCTTCATTTGTGTAATACTTACTTACGTACATATTGTTATTATTTTAAGGATTGATTACTTGCTTACCACAGAAGAAGTCAGAATTCTTATCTCTGAATGGTTCTCCTTCTTTTCCACAGAAGGCATTCATTGGAATATCTGGATGTTCTGGGTCTGGGTCTGGGTCTCCCCCGTCTTCAATATCACCCCTGATTATTGCATAATCTGGAAGTTGATTGATACGGAATTTTATCACCTGGCCAATACCCGGATGAGGTATTATCTTATCCCAAACTTCTCCAAAGTAATCTTGAAAGCAAGTAACGAACTTACCTCCAGTCATAGACTGAAATGTAGTAACGTCTAAATTACTTTTCTTACTTTCAATATGTACTCCAGATGTACCGTTCAAGACAATCAGGTTACTGTCAAACCAAATACCGTTTCCGGTATTAATTGGTTTCCATCGTAACATTAACATCTTTGCCATATACTTTTCAATTTTATTCTACGAATTGTATTTTGGTATCTCGGTCCCTTTTTAGGATAACCATGAAGACTAATGCTTCATCCTTGGCCTGAGCAACTTGTGTATCTCCAGAAGGTTTATAAGTAATACCATTAATTACGAACCTATCTTCAGACCAGTTAAAATCCCAATAGCCTTCTGGAGTTAAATGTCCCAGTTGTTCTATATATGATTTAGTAACCAGTATTGATAAATTCTCATCATCGAGTTCTCCAGTTACTGTTGCCTTATTAATAGGCCAGTTTCTGAAGGCATTGTAATAACATAATGCCTCGATTGGTATATTATAATATTTAGGGATTTCATCTTCTCCATGACTTAGGAGTTGATTTACATTCTTTGCCCAAGTTATAGTTTGCCTACCAGCATCTATATCCAAGAAATCATTTATAATCTTCTTGTATCTATCCCAAGACCGGTTCTTAACCAATCTATGAGGAGTCTTGGTCATCGTTTTCTAATTAAGGTTCTACCATTACGTTTTACTGGAGAGCTGGGGTTTGGCCCATCTATTAATCCAGGTCTTCTTCTGTCTACTACTCTTGGAACTACTACATGACTTGATTGGTCACAGAATGGTAAGTAGATTTCCAATCGTCCAGCTAACATACAAAGGTTTTTTCTTAACTCGTCTATGATACCACCAGGTTGCATTGCTTGAGAAAATGTTTTCCATAGGGAAGATGTTGCATCGGCAAGTGTATCATAGTACTGTACTTCAGTAGGCCCAGTTGTGATTTGTTTGATTCTATCACCCCGAGCTTGTTCTGGTTTAGAAGAACCATCACCAACTTGTTCTTTGGTTGAAGTAAGTTGACTTAGGTATTCTCCTGTACTTGTTAATAAATTAAGGAGCTTAACATTGAGATAATCCCATGCTGCCAATTCCATAATTAATTGGTTTTCTAGAGCTTCATACATTAACTCATCATTATATTTATCCAGTGGGATAATATGATTTACTAGCGGTTGGATATATAACTGCCATTTAGTTATGTACATTGCTTTCTCTTCTGATGACATACCATCTGAGATTTCTGAAGGAATGTAATAATTGATTAGGTTATATATACTATCGGTTAATGTAGTTTTAGACTCGGTATTTACAATTACGGTTTTAGTTGCATTTAAGTTAAGTCCTTCGGAGTTCGTTATGTTCAACGCTACTGTATAGAATCCGGACTTTTCATAAGTATAAGTAGGTTGTTTAACATCATAAACGGACCCCTTATCATCACCAAAGTCCCAGTCAAAAATGGCCTTGGCTGGGACTTTGGTTAATACTCTAAATGAAACTTCCAGACCATTCGCAATAGCTACAAAGTCTAGATTGTCCATGGTATCTTATTTTTTAGATTCTTCGAACTCTTCCAACAGAACCTGAATCAGAGTTTCAACTGTATCACCTTTGTCGGCAACAATTTCGTGACGAGCAGCGATAAGGGTTGCTTCTTCGAGAGTATAGGCTTTGGCAATCTTTTTGATTTCCATACCTTTTTCGAACTGAGCATTCAGTTTCTTTTCCAACTTATCGATGTCATCATTGGAGTATTTGTCGACAGCTTTCTTATCAAGAACCAAACGCAGGTGACCTGAATTCAAAGCCATCTGAATCTTTTTAGTTCTGTACTGTCGAGCACTCAATTCTTTTTCTTCTCCTCTACAAATTGTAATACCTGTAGATTGGTCATGGAAGCTGTAAGCTTTAGCACCTACAGTTACTTTATATTTATCCATAATTTTACTAAGTTTTTAGATGTTTAAAATTAGGGGTAGGTCCTCGCAAAACCTACCCCATCAAGAAATGGAATTATTTGTAAAATAAACCAGGTGTATTATTACTCAAGGTTAACCAAGAGATACGGGTCAATGTTCATAAATTCGGGGAATCCAAATTCTGAGAACTTCTTCTCTGCAGACAGAATCAATGCAGCATCCTGATACATCTTAGAGAAGCCTGTAGTCAGAGTAGCATAGATTGCCTGAGTCTGATTTGATACGATTCTTTCTGATTCAAGCATCAACTGTTTTGCAGTCAGTTTAATCAAGGCAGCAGTTGTATCAATCAACAGCAAACCTTGGTCAGGTGTTCCCGGGTGAATATAGAAGTTAGCATTCTTAGGTACCGGAGATTTCACGTTCAGTGTAGCTTCAGTTGTACCAGAATGACGTTCTTTGAATTCCGGCAAGTTCAGCATTTCAATTGCTTGGTCTTCACCACCAATCATAGTAGTAAAGTTACGTCCCATACGAGCAGCTCTTACCCAGATATGCAGCAAATCTTTGTAAGTGATACCCTTCGTAGTTTCGTATACACCGATAACCGGAGCAGATTCTGAACCATCTGGTTTGTTACCGTTGATAACAACATCCATGGCCAGAGTATCCATTGCATAACCGAGCTGAACACCGAAGTCACGAAGGTAGATTGCCAATACATCAAGAGATACGTAGTTACGAACTTCATCAGTAAGTTTGAATCCCTTACCAATTTTGAAGAGACTTACTGATTTCTGTCCAAAGCTTACATCTCCCAATGGGATAGTTTCTGCTTCATTAACCTTTGCAGGAGCAGCATCGGACATGTTAATCATCGGCATGATTGCGCTAAGACCACTGATTGACTGGTCAGATGCAATAATCTCCGGATAGAACGGAGCTTGACGCATACCAAGAGTGATAGCAGAACGAATGATTTCCGGAACAATCCAACGAACATCTTGCTGAGGCATCGTGAAGATGTTTTCCATTGTGTCGATTTTCGGATTGATATCCAACTTCTCGAACAATTCATCTTGGGTAATACCCCATTTACCAGTGGTAAGTTCACCTAATGTGATGTCCACAGGTTTTTTGTTCTGTGAACCTTGACGGTAAGCATCCAACTGCTGTACCATTTGAGGAAGTTCTTTTGCGAAGTCTTCTCTCTTCAATTTTGAAATATCAACTTTTTCCATGTTTCTTCTTCTCTTATTTAATAAGTACTTGAATTACCTCGTTTGCCTCATCTGCAGGTGTGATGGCAATGAAAGGTGTAGCATCTGTTGACTGGTTTGCTTTTACAAATCGGCCGTTCAGTAAGTCACCAGAGGGAACTACATATCCTGCTTTTAAGTCAGCAGCATTAGATACCCAGTTACAAATCATGTAACCTTCCACAGCAACAGTTACCTCTACTGGGAATTTGTTCTGTGCCTGGTAAGCAGGATTTACATTGTCGGTTACTGCCACTCCGATATATACCTGAGTAGATTCAGTGTAAGGTTCAATTAAACCGTCTTCTCTAAGAGCTACCGGCATACCTTGCAAAATTGTTTCACCATCTTTTACTTTTACACAGAAAGCTTGGTGCAATTTGTGTGATTCACTTTTGTAAATCACCGCTCTTGGGGTCTTTTCCCCAAACAGCGTCATTGGCTGGTCTTTATTTACGATTTTAGTCATAACAGTGATATTTATCGATTATTACTTGAATTTCTTCTTATACAAGTCTTCGAGGGTTTCCGAAGTAGACTTGGCTTCTGCATTCGAAGTAGTTGCAGGTTTCTGAGTTCCAGTCTTTTCATCATTCTCTGCAACAGAAGAAGCACGGCTTACATCATGAGAACCACAGCTTGCACATACCATTGGGAATTTTTCTTCCAGACGACTCTGATAATCCTTAGTTAAGGAGATGAGAGTAACGATGCCAGTAGTTTCGGCATTCAACATTGTAACAATAGTTTCATCGGCTTTGTCACCCATCAACTTCTTGTAAGTAGTAACAGCATTTTCACGGAGAGAAGCAATGTGATTCTTTCCTACAGTTGCCATTTCCTTCAAGTTTGCAACTTCTGCATTCAGGTTGGTAATCTGTTCTGTAAGAGAAGATTTCTCTGTAGTAAGATTATCTACCGTTGTCTGAAGACTGTTTTTGGATGATACCAAGCTTTGAATACAAGAAATAACTTCTTCTTGAGTCATTTCTTTGCCCTCTGCCAGAGATAACATATTATCTCCGAAAAGCTTTTCTAAAAATTCTTGCAATTCTTTGTTCATATTTTCTTTATTAGGATTATGATTTTCTTGGGTACCATTATCATTAAAAGAATCTGGAGTATTGTCCTTTTCTTGGAATGAGTTGAAGTCCGTTTTGTAGTCAGTAAAGAAGTACTGTTTGGACTTGTCATCCCGATATTCCTCATAAGAAGACCAGGTTCTTTTTGCAAAGGTTGGATTAATGATTTTACCATCTTCACCAATCTTTTGAGCAAATGAATCAGCTCCATGAGATACCAGGGATGTTTCCATATATCGAACTACCTCAGTAACTATTCTACGAACCATTTCACCTTTAGAGTCATAAGTACCAAGTTTTTGATAGAATTCACCATCTTCCATTCCTGGGTGTGATTTATCCCACTTAAACTGTACTGTTACCGAGTTACTATGAATTGAAGGAGGTTCCATAAGAATACCTCTAGCAATTCTTGGGTTAGCTTTACCATCAATCTTCAAAATACCGTTGATACCTGCAGGTATAGTAAAGCTTCCATCCTTATAAGACTCCTGCCACATTACTTGAGATACAGCTCCAATTGCATTACCAATATTTGTTTCATGGTCGCAATTTACTGTTTGCCCGAGTAACATTTTCATGGAAGCCTTAAGTACTCCATTCTGACCAAAGTCAGTAGGATTCCAGTTCTTGGATACAATCGTTTCAGAAAGTAACCTAAACATTGGTTCTATGAACTCTTCGTCCTTCGGAGTAAGTTCCGATTTATCAAGGTTTGGATAATAGGTATTATAATCTATATCTCCTCCCCAAAATCCAAATTGAGCAATGGTATCCGGTGTCGGAGTCTTCCATTTGTAATAATTCTCTGAGAAAGCCTGGGCTCCAACTGCTTCTGGGATATACCCAGCCATAATGGTATGACCCTGGCCAATCACCATTGAATCAAGATGCTCTTTGTTTCTTTTAGTAAATTTACTCATCTTGCTTTTGTATTTTGGTCTCCACGAGATGGAGCCGGATTAGTTTTATCTCTTGACCTACGAGCAGATTGATTTTTATCATCTTGCCTTTGCTTCTTCTTAGTTCCTTCTTGAGGGTCTGAGTTACCGCCTTTAGCAAATTGGTCCTCAAGTGAAACTCTTGGTTCATTCTCATCAGGAGAATCATAACCCATTGCCCAAGCATATTGGTCTTGGCTAATGATACCAGCCTTATATAATAAATCCAGGTTTTGGATTTTATACTGAAGACCTTGTTGAACCTTAACTTCATCAGAGATAGTTGAAGTTCCCCATGATATCTTTATTCCCTTATTATCAAAGCCTGCCAGACGCAGTTCTAGAGAATAAAGAAAATCCAATACATAAGTTACAAGCATTTGGATATTTTTTAACTGGCTGATTAATTTAGACAGCATTATACCCGTTGCTCCCTCTCCCGTTGTTGAACTAACTCCAATAAGGTTTCCATTAACTCCCAAACCATTTGCAACTGATTGCTGATTCATGTTCCAGGGTTTCTCAATATTACCAAGCTCCTTGGTAGTTGAATTGAGTTTAAACTCATGGTCATCAATATAACCAGTTACTATTCCGTCCTTCATGCCATTACGAAGATTTCTTTTCAAATCCTTTAGTGTACGTTCAAGACGATTCTGGTAAGCTTGTAAGCTTTCATTAGGATTCTGGTCTGGTTTAGTCATCTTAGCTTCCAAGAATCCTACCATACCAACCATCTCCATTATGTGTTTGAAGTTAACCTTCATATCATGTTGACCTTTTAATGAATCCAATGCTGCCATAAAAGGAGGAATCCCATAAGGCTCATCGGTATCATTAAACATACCAGCATACACATAAGTTTCTGGGTTTAGTTTGATATAATCTTGGTGCTTAACAAAGTAATTCTTATTCCTCTGGTAAGGAGAATATACTCCATTGTTCTCCCTTTTGAAAACAATGTTCTCTGGTCTAAGGAATAAGACTGTATCTAAACCTTCTAGCCTATCATTTGGAACTCCTTCAACAGATATAGCTCCACTAACAAGGCATTGTACAATCATCTTATTAACTAGACCGTCTATACCAGCAGTATACCTGGACCATTTCTTTGTAGCTTCGGTAAGATGTTTTCTCATCTTATCTGCTTCGGCATCTGAATTATTTGGGAATGTTACCGTATGACCTGTGTTTGCCAACTTAAACATATCCTGCAAAGCAATGCCCATATCCGGATTTACCTTATATAAATCACGAATCAAAGGGATTACTTCAACACGAAAAGAAGGATCTACCATTACGGTCATCCCTTTCAGAGTACTGAGTAAAGAGTTATCTTCATCTACTGATACTCTACCAGGAGATATAGCAGCAGCTTTTGGCTTGCTTGGCTCCTTGTTTGATTCAGGAGGTGGGTCTTTCTTTCTACCCCAACTCCAATTAAAATTGAGCTTTTTCATTTCGGTTGTATTATTACGTTAGTTTTTCCTTTTCTTATGTGATTACAGATTGCTTTACCGAATATAGAATCATCTGCATATACATCCCCCTCTAGGTCTACATCTACTGTAGAATTATTAGCTCTATGCTTACCCATTGCAACTGGCCTACCTAAACCATCATATATGAAGGTATATGCTTCTTGAACAAAGAAAGGGTCTTTAACAGTAATATTATCTTCTCGAATATCCTGTTCAAGTCCCTCTACAATAACAGAACGGTTCTTTTGTGTAGTTAACCATCCTGGAGATTTATCTACCTCAGGTCTAGATTTACCTTTCTTCTTAAGCATTTTCTGATAATAATACAGTTTAGGATAACCTTCAGTTTGAAGAGCAGAAGTTACTGCTAATCCAACATCATTGGATTCTGGAGCAATGGTAGCAAAGTTAAACAAATGCCCTGTATCTCCAAGTAACCTTGCATACTTATCTACTGAAAGTCTACCTTTGAATACTGCTTGTTCTTCTCCTTGTTTATCCATGCAAGTAAATGCAGAGTAGTCAGAAGACCTACCAGTTGAAACGTCAGCACCAATGAAATATTCCTTATCTGGTGCTGGTTCTAAGAATTGCCGATATTGACCATTGAATCTTTTCTTAATAACCGGATAATCACTAAGACAGTCTTCGATAGCTTTGATATCAGCTAAGTCGAAGACCGTATTTCCAGATGATAAGAAGTCACCATCGATTTCTTGTGCAGTTCTTTTTGTTCCAAGAGCAGAAGACATTTCATTGTACCAATTAATATCTCGTTCTGGGTGCATTTGCCAATACAATCGTAGTGGGTTAAATGGGTTTCCACCTGCAATAGCATCAACCCAAGTTGAGTGGTAGAAGTTACCAACTCCATAAGGAGTGGAATTGATGATAGCAGCTCCACCAGTGGAAAGAGTAGGAAAAGCGGCTGCCCAAATCTGGGCTGCCCATCTAACTACTGCTGCTTCATCAATTACCAGTAAGGATAGAGATTCTGAACGACCGGCTTCTGAAGACGTTGGGATAGATTCTATGAATGAGCCATTATCGAACTCTATCATTGATGCAGAACCATATTCTCCCGAACGACCATTTATAATCGGTGTCTGTAAATACCATGGCAGGTTTTTGTACATGAACTTAATCTTCTTAAGTACCTTCTTTGCTGTTGTGTCCTTGATTGAGATAATGTTAATCTTCTTGTTAGGATGATACATTGCCAACCATAGGCAGTACATAGATATAAGCTCCGTAATACCTGCCTGCCTGAACTTAAGCAGAATATTGAAACGTTCTTTTACGAAGTTATACAGAACCGATTTTTGATACGGGTAAAGTTCAAATCTTACCTTTCCCCTCATAGGGTGTATCACATAAGTGAAAAGGCTAAAGTAAAAAACATCATTACTAACCTTAGCAAGTGTTGCTAGTTCTTCCCTTGTGAGAGCAGATGTGTTAGTTTCTATGTTAATCTTCTTTGCCATAATCAAAAGTTATATGTTACTGAAAACTCTAAGTCAGCTTTTATTCCCGAAAAGAACTTCGGATAATGAAAAGCATTTATACCAAGTTTATAATTGAAATTAGTAGTCTTGATTGAAAGGCCTGTCCCTATGTCTAACATTTGATTAAAGACCCTATATTTACCATAAACGTATGGACTTAGAGTTAGTTTTCTAATTCTTTTTTGAGTTAATTGACCTTCATACCAATTGTACTTATACTTATCTAAGTCCATGTTAAACATTCTCGTTGAATAGGAGTTTGTTTCTTTGTTGAATAAACTTAGATTCAATTGGTTTTTATCCAAGGTAAATTGGACCAGAGAATCTTCTCTACTAATCCTATTCGAAGTAACCGCTGTTGAATCAGAAGCCTGGGGTTTAGTCGAATTGCTACTGTTTCGATAGAAGTCGTAGAGAAGAATTCTCTGGGGCTGAACCAATTGTGTATAGGGTATCACAGGTTTGAAGTTCTCTTTCAATTTGATTGTATCAGGAATGCCAATGACCGATGAATCAGGAAGTTGTCTGATATATGAATTCAGTTTGTAATTCCTGAAGCAAAGGTAAATAGTAAATCCTAGTAGCAAAAGGAACACAAAGTTCTTCCACTTGTTTTTATCTGTTTTCATCATCACGAAAAATTTAATTATTACTAACTATCGGTAATCGCTAAGCGATTACCTTTTATCGAACGTAGTGAGATAAATTTCCTATATCCTAAAACATATATTCAATATCTACTACAAACAATAGCTATATACGTATATAAAAATATAGATATATATACGTAGTATATTATATATCTATATTTTTCAAAGGGCAGTTTGGAGTAATATATACTTTAGTATATATTAACATGAAAGTGTACCTAGACATTTTTGATACATTTCTTAAACCAAAGCCCTACTTCGTATACCGAACCTTTGGCAATTGTATACCTTGCCTTATTCAACCAATAAAGGTAATTTTCTTGGTCAATGTAAATCTTAAATTTTTTAGGAAATCCCATAATTACCTTGAAATCATTAATCCCAAGAGGATACCCATCGGGTCTAAATTGCCTATCTGCAGGTCTTAAAGTTAGAGGTGGTTTATCTAATTCTAATCGATATACTCCCGGGAGAGTACTCATCTTTGCAGTTTTAATGGGCCATTTCTTCTCGTTCTTGAAAGCACTATTCCATAATACTTGAATCTTCTCAACAGTCAGATTCTTCTTTTCAGGGAGTTTTCGATAATCATACATCGCCAAAGTTTTTTCTATTGGGATATTATAATTACTCCCGTAAGGAGATACAAAGAGCAAGTCTCTAGTAAGTTTTGGAGTTTTTACTTGGAATACTTCATCAAAAGCATTCAAGTATTTCTTACCGGTTTTCTTATGCACTCCAATGATGATTAGACGTTTCCTTGATACTTGAGAGTTCCCATAGTCAGAAACTGACCTTTCATGAAAAATAAGTTTATAGTCCTTAAAGGTTAAATTAAAGAACTCATAAGGAAGCAAAGATAGCAAACGAGGAAGATTTTCAATAAGAAAAATCTTAGGCTTATATTCTAATATTGCAGCAGTTACTAGATTTAAACTCCTGTTATCCTTAGGGTTACCCAATTCTTTTACCTTTGAAAGCCTCATAATTGAAGCTATCCCGCAATCTGGGGAAGCAACCACAATATCTACTTTCTCATCAAATTCTTGTAAACAAAATCCCCTATAAAAGGGTATATCCCCAAAGTTTAACTTCCATTGACTCTCGCAACTAGTATGAAATACTCCTCTTGGTTCAATATTGGCTAGTATTTTATATTTCTTACTATGTAAAAATGGAAATAATAACGCCCCTTGGGCGGCTGAAACACCTAATATATTCATATATGAAAAATTTAGTTCAATGTAATGTACCCGGTTTTTGTAACTTATATGTTACTAAAGGAGGTAAAGCTTTTAAAATCCAATCTAATAATACTCTAAAAGAGCTTAAAGTAGGTTATAGAACTAACTCTAAAAGAAATGGAACCTATATTAAGCCCACCGTTAGTGTTAGAGTTAGAGGTAGAAAACGTAACTCCAGACAAACTCTGGCAAGATTAGTGGCTTTAGCTTGGGTTCCCAATCCAGATAATAAAAATTGTGTATGCCACATAGACAATAACCCCTGTAACAATCATTATAAAAATCTATACTGGGGTACAGTTTCTGAAAATAATGCACAAAAACAAACTGATGGCCGAGCTAGAGTTTACTCTGATAGATTAAGGCTTAGAGTATATAGATATAAGTTGAGACATCCCAATACTACCTCAAGATACTTAGCCCAAAAATTTAAAATAAGTAAGACTAAAGCTCGGTCAATTGTAACGGGAAAAGATTATGTAATTAAAAATACTTATTTCTTGTAGCTTCTAAGTTTTACATACTTAACCCAGGAATAATGTTTACGAGTTCGGATATACTCCAAGTCGTGGTCATTATTATGGGCTTCCTCTTCGAAGCTTACATCATGGTATCTTTCGCTTTGTTTGTTCCATTTAGCGAAGAACATGATGATTAAGTACTCGATTGCATACCACAAGTAGTAGAAAATCCACAACATCTCTTGCATTTGCTTGAGATGTATCTTCTCATGGTTGTAATCATATGCATCAAACTTGGCACCTTTTCTTACGAAGACGATGCCGAATAAATTCATGGCTTTATACCCTTTGAAAGGTATAAATTTGTTGTAGATTACCTTCATTATATCTTGTTTTTAAAGTTTTCGTAAGCGTTTTTTAACTTCTGGTCATAGGCATTTTCAGCATAACCAGGACCATTATACTTCCGAGCAAAGCCTGCCCAGTCATGTTCCTTCAAGTTCTTCAAACAACTGGTATTATTCATGTAATAATACATCAATTTCAGCTGAGAAGCATGAGATTCTTCCATCTTTTTGACGAAATCAAAGACATTTTTACACCCACAATAGGCAAAATTGAAGCCCATAATCTGAAACATTCCCCAAGAAGCTGACTTTAGAGCACATTCTTCATCAATTTTCTTGGCAATTTCGAGTCTTTTGTACTCATGAGCTCCACCAAGATACTTAGATTTGTCCCATTTCGGGAGACAAATGGTAGGATAACTCTTTTGAGTAGCAACTGCCTTGTCCAAACCGAATTTGTTCTTGATTTCCTTGTACATAATGTGACCTTCGAATAGAATTTGAGGTCTACCATCTACTAAAAATCCATCTCTGCCTGCTGCTTCTACCAGTTGTACTGCTTTAAGCAAGGCTGGTTCTAGTCCCAAATCATTGGCTAGAGCCACAATCATTTCATTAGTTAACTTATCCATAACGTTATATTTTAAAGTTCATTAAAGATTAGAAAGTATTGCTGAATACCATACTTAGGAGGGTTCTTTAGGTTCTATTATCCTATATAATTTAATAATGTAGAAATATGGAAACTGAAAAATGTCACCTATGCAATGAACCTATCGACTTGCATCAGTACGAATTATCTAGGGCAATCCCTAAAATAATGGGAGCCAAACAACTTTGTTTTCATTGTGCTTTCTGGCATAACATTAAAGAAGAAGATGATAAGGTAAGAAAGGATTTTTCGATGGAAATCCTCCCATTAATCACTCCGGATTATCGTCATTACACTATCCATCTTAATTCCTTATGGATAGAAGTTGGTACTTTCAGAAGAGAACGTATTAAAACTTCAGAAAATTACATTGCTATGCTCACCGGAGATAATTCCATGATTATTAACTCATATAACAATTGGGGATTCCAGGGCATAATTCCAGAACACTCTAGAGGACTTTTTACTCCAAATGGAATAATCCTTACTCCTGTAGAACTTATGGAACTCTTAAGTCGCAAATCCTTTACCTCAGAGGATTTAAAATTTATGATTCAAAATTATACAGATAATAAATAATTTTGTATATTTGCATAAACAATTTAATAATAAAGATATGAAAAAGAACAAAGAAACCAAAAAGCTAAAGGAGGGTGAAGAAGTCATTTTCTCTGATGGCAAAACCTTAATGGAAAAGGTAAAGGTAGAAACCATCGACAAGAAAGGTGGGTTTGCAATCCTGAGTAATAAGGTAAAGGTATCAAGAACACTTGGACCAGATGGGAATTATATCCGATTGGATGGTAAGCAAAGTGTTATCCTACCTCTATCGGATAAATCCGAATTGGATTACCAAGCATTCAAATCCTACTTCTCAATCAAGAGAAACCTTGAACTAATCGAATCCAAGATTAAGGATATGAAGGACAAAGACTTCAGTGAACTAATCGTAGAGTTAGATAAGAAGATATCCAAAATAGTAAATAAATACTTCGAACAATGATGTGGATTATCTTGGGTATAATATATGCTATCTGTATTATACCTGCCTGGTTTATGACCAGAGTGATATGCTCAATGCACCGATTAACTAGACCGGGATTCCTATTCCTAACTATCTGGTTAATTATGCCACTATTTCCGATATACTTTATAATAACTTATATAGAAAAGAAACATGAACAGAGAGATTAAGACTAAGAAGGTTGGTAGGCAAAAGAAGCTTACCAATCCTTGCCCAGTAATCAAGGGAGAAACAGAAGTAATGGTGGGAAGCCCAAGATGTATTACCTGCCAATGGTTTAAAAGAAAATTAGAGAAGAATGGAAGAGCCTACGTTCACTGCAATCGATTATAATTCCAAAGAGAATAAGGTAATCGAAGAAAGGATAAGAAATTATTACTTACCAGTAAAGAATGTCCTTGAGACAGTTCGGGATAGAAGGATTAATATACCAAATTCTCCAGGAGGATTATGTGTTGACCTGATAGAGGTGAGTAGAACCATTAATATAGAGTTCAATCTTTCTAATGATGGTACATACTTATGGCAAGAAGTAATTAAACCCTGGTTTACTCCACAAAGGTTTAACCTTACCCATGTATAATTCCCATCACATAATCGAAAGTATTAAGGATGATACTCTTGATGTAAATGGCAGAATATATTTTAGGGTACCTATGAAAAGGTTAAAGGGATACAAATACCTGTTCCATACAGCATTTTGGTTTCCAGTATCTAAAGAAAATATAATGCTGAACGTATTAAAATACTAGAGTGTGCCCTGGAAGATTTAGCAAAGTTTACCCAAGAGGAAGAGGCAATCCTTAGACTTACTGAGGAAATTTGGAATAGATTTTTAGAATTACCTATCAACCATCCAATGGAAAAGGATGAGATGGCAATTAAGATACAGGATATCCAGAGGATGATTATATCTAGGCCTGGATTTAGGTTGAATCAAAAAATGTTTAATCAGTATGGTAAAGGTAACAGCGATAAGGGATGATGACCATAAGAGAATCCTAAGATGTTCTGAAGGTAATAGGGTTTGGTATCGGTTATGGATTAATCCTGAGGATATGATGAGAATAGAACCATTATTGGAGGGAGGGGATAGAATTTGGATGGAAGAACTTGAGATGTATTATACTTTCTTCTATGAGATAAGAAATGGTAGAAGGGTCTTAGGGAAGGATAGGATTAAGGAGATATTAGATATCCTATTTATAGGATAAGTTGCCAGGGATATTAGGTCTCTGGCTTCTTTGTGTGTGCATGTGTGGTGTGGGATATCTGGGCATGCCCTTATCACGAAAGCCTAAAATTTCCTGGTACTAAAAGGGCCGAACGGTTACGTTAAATTTAACATTCAAAAATAAAAAGTAAGGGACAAACATTTTTATTTGCTTTCCCTTACTTTTTATTTAGTTTATAAGTTCTTTAAAAAATCTTTTGTATCTTTTATAATCTGAATAGATACCCAAATTATACCAACAAATAAAAGTATATTTAATAACATATCATTTGTTATTTGAAGTTTTTGACTATTTGCAAACCTTTTGTTAGAACTTCTTTTTTTGTGTCCTTTGTATTTTCGCTTGCAATACTTGCAAATGAAAAATCATTCACTTTGTAGACTTGCTTATAAAATTCTGTAAATGCAGAAACAAGTGTTTTTAGTTCATTTTGTTTCTTTTCTTCTTTCGCTTTGCAAATCGAATCAAGCAAAGAAAAAGTTGTGTTTCTTAATTTCTTTCGATACGCTTTCTTTTGCTTTTCGTTCAACTCTGCAAAAAGACTTTCAATATAAATTTCGGTCTTTTTCCCTAAAGAAGTTTTTAAAAGTCCGTTAGTTTTTTCATTAAGACTTTTAAAAATACTATCAACTGATAATTTAATAGTGCTATTTGCTTTTGCTTGCGCTTTTGCTTTATTTGCACTAACTTTGTTTACTTTGTTGTTAGCAACTTCTTTTTCTACAACTACATTTTTTAATTCTTCCATAATAAAATACATTTAGTTTTTAAGTTTATTTTATTATATCCTTTTCTCTATAAAACTAAATGATTTATAAGAAAAAGAGAAAAGGAATAAATTAATTTTATATTGTTTTAATATATCAAATATCGCTTTTTGATTACATTACAAAGATACAATTTATATTTTAATTAGCAAAATTTTCAGAGAATTTTTTCTTTAAAAATTGTTAATCAAAATTTTAAATATCTCTTTGCTTTTTCAACAATACAAAGATAAGAAATATATTTGAATCTACAAAACATTTTGAGATTTTTTTTTTGAAAAATTTTTCAAGAATTATTTTTAATAATTTCGTGAGAATTTTATGCAAGTAGGTTTTAGGGGTTTGAAAGGTGGGCATGGTTGTGGGCATTAGATATAGGTATATTGATGGATATAAGGTAGGATATAGGTAAGGGGTTGGTATAGGTACCACTTTAGAAATTCGGAGGCCCCATACAGTCCGGTAGTTATTATCTGTATATTATATCATATAAGGCCATTAGGTGACTAGCAGGCTTTTATACCAATGCCATGGGCCATGTAGAGAGTCCTAAAGAACTAAGGCCTATGAGTCTATAGTTAGGCCTATGGTAAGCCTTAGTAAGTCCCATGATGGCCTACATAGAAAGGCTTAAGAAAAAGCCCAATACCTTAGATAGGCATGGACTTAAGTGTACCTAAGTTAGCGATTAGGCTTCTGCAATAATGGTAATGTATAATGAACCCAGATAAGCGGTATAGGCAGGCTTAGGTTGAGAACCATCATCGAATAGTAAAGGACATTCTGCAAGTATAGAGTTTATTTGGGCTCCTGTAAGAGTTCTATTAGAAAGTTCATAATAGAAATTATGTACTATACGACCGGGAGCTAGTTCTGAGCAATTATATGCCTTGAGGGTAAATTCTGGGATGTGTAGATACCCTTCGTCTATTAGGAAGGAAAGATACTCAAGAACTCCTTTCTCATCTACCTGAGAATCAATGTTTAGGATTGCCTGGTTTTTAGTGAACCAAGTTTTAACCAAGTTGGGTTTAATACTACGCATAGGATATAGGTTTTAAAAATTAATATTCTTGTTTATTATCACATTGCAAATATAAATATAATAAATAATATAGCAAAATCCTAATCAATTTTTATAAATCCTACTGAGGCCCATAATGGATAATGTACTATAGCTCTAATACTAATATTACGTATCTCTCTATCAATACTCTCTCAAAAGAAGTATCTCTTCTAGCAATCTAAAGTTTCTTTTTAACTAACTACAAGGGCCATTAATAACATAGTTACTAGTTTTTAGGTACCTTGAATGGCCTAAAATTACCTCGGATTTATTAAATTTAGGGGCCCCAATCCGACAAAAAAGGTACCTAATTTTATATAAAAAGGTACCCCAAATGATTGCCTAATCCTACAAATCCGATTGCCTTTTTATATACATTTATTATATAATAAGCGGCCATTAGGGGTCTAGGATTTATCGGATTTAGGTACCCCAAAAGGCCATTATTAGGTGCCTTTTAGGCAATTGGTTATATAGCCTTAGGACCTTGAGACTGATGTGTTAGATAGCTCTGGGGTATGGTGGTTGTATAGTAGAGCCCAGGTATCAGATCCCCTATCTCAAATTTTTCCGACCCCCGGCGATCCCCAGATTGTATTATGTATATTGATTAGTATTATATTAGGTTGAAGGTTATATGTACCTTAGATAAGTGTATGTGTATTATGTTACATAGTTAGGCCCAGTATGATTTTGTTTTGTTCATACTGGGCATGTGTATTATATTGGTTATTTGTTTTGTTGGGGATGGGTGGGTTAGTAGGTTGGTATCCTTAGGATTAAGGTCTCTAATAGGATTAGTAGGATTATCTGTAGGCTCTGTAGGGTTATGTATATATATTTTTGTTTGTTGGTGGGGCTTGGTATTTGGTTATACCTCTTGCTTCTATGTATTAGGCTTAGTGAGGTATATATTATTAAGGCTATGAGTAGTAGGATTTTCATTTTGTTTCTTTGTTTAGTAGGTTTTGAATCCGCTTGATGTAAGCTCTTGAGTTTCTATGGCTATTGAGTCGAAGTTATCCTTGTAATGTTGGAATTTTTGCATGATAAGTGGTTTGTATTTTTCCTGTTCCTGGTTAATATTAAGCGAGTTGATTGTTAAAGTTGGTCTGGTTATCAGGGTCAGGCCAATTCATGGATTCCTCCATGTATTCGGTAGTATAATCGATAATGGTTGCAGCATCGTCCTTGTTAATGGTAGCAACCTCGGATTCGATTTCCCGTTGGATTTGGTCGTAGTGATAAGCAAATGACCTCCGTATACGTGCAGCAATTCCGGGGTATTTTTTAAATAATTCGATTAATTTACTTTCTTCTTTCATAACGTCTATATTTAAATTATTAATGATATGCAAATATAGAAATAATAAATAATATATGCAATAACCTCGATTACCTACTGAAGCCTTATAAGGTCAACTATCTCGATTGAAGAGTATGGCATACCTATAAGTTCTGAAAGTATCCTTTTGGTATGATATACATGAAGATGGTTGGGATTTAGTTTTACCCTTGGGAATATTAGATATGGCCTTAGTTCTTCAGTTCTGTAAGTGATTATAAGTTCCTCACAGAATTTTTCGTTTTGACAATCGAAGGATACTAAGAATTTAGACTGTTCTAGCATATCATTAATATTAAGCAATGAGTATTCTCATAAGTTAAAGGTTCTTCACTAGTAGGATGGGAGGATGCACCCATAATTAAGATGTTTCCTCCCATGATTAGTATAAGAATTATATTAGGCTTCATGTAATTCCTGATAGGTTGTACATAAGTCCTCGATTAGGTCCTCGATAGTATCCTCCCAGGAATCGTACCCGTCAAGGTTATATTCCCCGGCAAATACGAAAAATACGTCTCCGAATATTAGCCGGACTGTTTTATCTGTAAGGTCCTCATCCTCGTCATATAGTTTGTTTTCGGTTTCATTATCTAAGTCCTCGTCTCCATTGAGTATATCGGATATTTCTGATAAACGTTTGAGATATGAGTTAAGAGTTTCAAGGTCCTCTTGGGAACGTGTCTCTTTAAATTTAAGATAAGTTTTTGACTGTGACATAGTTAGGCCTCCTCTGATTTTAATGGTTCGGCAATTACTGAAATGAATCCTGCAGGATATAATGTATATAGGATACGGTATCCGGGTTCATATGGTGGTAAGAATACGTTAAGTATATTTCTGAGTAATGGATAGAGTTTCCATTGGTTATTTTCTAGGAATTGTTTCCAATCGTCCATCTCATTGGCATCATAATTAGCAGATAATTGAATGTGATACCGTTCGTTTTCCATATTGATAGGTACGAATAGGTTAGTGACTACCTCGATTTCGTTAGATTGTTTTTTGTACTGGGTAATTGGATACCAGATACCCTCGTTTTTCCATTGATTGAGTTGGAATATTGTCATCCCAGCTTCCAGTAGGTTGGTGAGTTTGTAAAGGTTTACCATGTTGTTGTCTATTTTAAAATTAAATTAATACTTAAATTTTTATTTCACTACAAAGATAAGAATAAAATAAATAATATGCAAATATAACTGAGGTAGAGGCAGGCTCTTAGTTAGGTTAGAGTCCTGCCTCCTGGATAGATATGAAAACAACTGGTTAATCGTCATTAAGAGAACCTTCGTTTAAGGTTTCATTGAGTACTTCATTAAGAAGTGCAGCACGTTGTTCTTGAGGTAGGCCATCTAGTGTTCCCTTAATTCTATCTTTTAGTACCCTCTTAAGTGTATCCTGATATTGTCTGGTAAATGTAAGGGTAGAGATAGATACTGGGATAAGTACTCTCATTTGTGTAGTACCGTTACAGTTATCTAATAATTGGGATAATTCTTTTAGATTATCCAAAGCATGTTGAATGACTATAGCAATCACATCTGGTTGTTGAACATCCGTACATCCTGAAGCATATCATACAATCCTATCAAAGGATGCTTCGGTAATATCAATGGGCATTCCATTTAAGAATGGTTCCCTGAAATCAGGGTCCATTGTTTCTGTTTCTAAAATAGCTCTGATTTTCATGATTATTCCTCCACTTCTCCTATTCCATTAGCAAGTAAATAATCGTAGTACAAGTGTACGTTAGTATCTCCATAAGTCCTAATGTAGGATTCAGCATCCTCTGGGTCTGCTGAGACCCAGGGATATTCTTGTATTTGTGCCTTATGCAATTGTAAGGCAAGTTCTTTTAATTCTTGTTCATTCATGATATTCTGAAGTTAAGTTGATAAATCCAATTGTTTCTGTCTAGCTGGGTGAATGATATAAATTGTCCATCACCATCGGTAAAGTTTTGCATAAATCGTACGCAGCCAGTAGCAATGATATTTTCTCTTAGTCTGTCTACTGTTACCAAGCTTTCGAATGTGAAAGTATAGTAGCAAGTTTCATATACCCAGATTTGATTGATATCGATGCAATCTAGTTGGTAGTTATCGTATACCTTATTGAGTAGTTCAAATAGGTTTTCCTTTAGCATTTCACTTTCCTCCTCTGTAAAGGAGAAAGTGTTTTTGTTATTGATAAACCTTTGAAGTACCTCTTCCAGGTTCTGGATAGAGAATTTGGATGCTGTTGTTTTCATATTTTTATTGTTTAATTATTACACTACAAATATAAAATATTATTCTTATATCTGCAAAAGAATTAATAAACTATTTAATAATTACTGAGGTAAAGCCCGGAATCTGTTTAAGTCCCAGTCGTACTTCCTGTCTCCCTTGTTAGTAAATATCCAAAGATAATGGTCTTTGTATTCCTTAGCAACGGTATTATACTTAGAAGTCTGAATAATGATACGATTTGGTTCATACTCAATTAATTCAGCATGTACTGTAGATATATGATGACTTTCGAGATTAAGTTTGGCTCTGAAGTCTTTAAGAAACTCATCTCGGTTTACACCATAATTATCTCCCACGAATTTAATGTAATCGTCTTCTACCTGTTCTAACATGGTAGATACTTTGAATCTAAATTTGTTCATCTCTATTATTTTTGAGGGTTTGTAATTTCTCTTTTATCTCTTCGGCACATCTGGCAATGATATTAGTTACTGTTACCATACATTCATCATCTACGAAGGACATGATGATATCCATACATTCATCAAAGTAATTACGAATAGCCTTGGGATTATTCCAAAGCACATCCCAGTTCTTGCAGTAATTGAATCTGATAATCTGTATGTATTCATCTATGGTTACTTTTCCTTCTGGTAAATACCCATATACCTTAGAATACATACTCTTGAAGTTATCTTCTATCTCCAGATTCAACTGGAACTCAGAGGGCATACACTCATAAAATGATTGGTCAGGTATATAATATCTGAAAGCAAATTCTTTGTCCGTTCGAGATTCTATACCCGGATAAGACATAGCAAATAGTACCGGTATCTTATAAAGTAATAAGTCTGGTACTCTATCATATACCTTATAATGTCGTTGATATTCCCTGTAAGCCTCTACCCAGATACGGTCATCATAGATATGAAACTCATTGAGCAATGTTTGTACTCTACCTTGAAAGGTTTGAAGATAACTGCTAAGAGTAATGTTATAGCAATTCTCTAAGCCTTCTACTTGTCTTAACTTAATGAAGTCAGAGCATTTGATGACTCTGAGTTTCTTTTTCTTTCTGAAGAATTTGAACATGTTGTTAAAATGTAAAGTTAATATATACGGTTTGAGAACCTTTCATGAGTTTTTCATGATTAGTATCATCGAATTTCCAGCAGGAGTATTTACCAGCTAAACGGTTATATTCTCCTCTGACCCATACTGGTGCAGTATCCGAGGGTTTAAGTTTAAAGTAAGTACCCTGATTGATATTCTTAATCTTGGTCTTTTTACATTCGGGGTCTAATGTTTCCATATATTTGTCTATTTTTAAAATTGATATGCAAATATAATACTTTTAAATTTAATATGCAAATCCGTATATACCCAACTGAGGCCACCATTAATAGGTAGCCTCTAAGTTATTTTCTTTTGTTTAGGAATGATGCAGCAAGGGATGTATCTTCTTCTACTTCTAGTATTTCATCATCCTCTAAGTACCTATCCATCTCTGGGTCATAAGAATCGGTATCAATCCTCATTTCAATCTCCCTACGCAATTCATGGTGTTCTTTAGAGGATAATTCCATAGCAGCCTTATAGTTATCTGTAATTTGATTGAGTTCTTTCTTATTAAGATTAAGGCCCTCCTTGGACGTATCTACTCCCTCTTGCTTAGTTGCAACTACTTCAGGCAATGAATTGATATCGTATTTATCCTCTAAGAGTTTTGCTTCTTCAGTTTTAGTAAGTACCTTTTGAGATTCTAATACGATAGTTCTTGCTTCCTCTATCGAGATAGTATTCTCAGCATTGAGATTATTCTGTTGATTGAACTGATTGAAGATATTAGTTGTATTGCCTCCAGTAAGATTACGAATGATTGATTGTAATGATGTAGAAGATTCCAACTTAAGCTTCAATGTCTTATTAACCTCGGACGAAATGAAAGGAGTATATTTACCTCCTTGGGAATCTCTTAAGATTTGCAACTGGTGAGATATCTCCATTCTATCCTCTAATGCCCATGCTAGTTGTTCTCCCAATAACGCGTTAAGTAATTCTTCCTGTTTATCTTTATCCCATATTCTAGAAGACAATAATCTGTCTCTCATGAATACTCGTACATATTCTATATCAATCCCTAATCTATTAGAGAATGAATTGATATCATAGGTTACTCCACACAAAACACCATTACCCATTAACCATTGATTAATAAGGTAATTCTGTACCTTAATCAATGCTTCCTCTTCATGTGTCTTCTGGTATTCTAAAGCCATTGCAGTAGTACCCATAGGACGAGGGAATCTTGTTATCTTATCTTCTTTTGCCATATAAATAAGCCTTTCTTATATCTTTAGATTCATTATATCCTACTAGCTCTAACTTATAACATACATAGCAATTAATACTAAGGTTATAGAAATATGCCTTATAGGTTTTCTTTTTCACTGCCAAATTAAAAGAATCACCAGAGACATAATCCCTGGTGAAAATTAATTTATCACATTTGCCTATCGGAATACTAAGGCAAAGTTTCCAATCCTTGGCAATAAATTTATTGCCGTGAAGGTCTAGGATTTCCTTTGCCATGACTTCCCTTTTTATAGGTAGATTGTTTTTTGTCTTGTTCATTGAGGTATTCCTTCTTCCTTTTTTCAATGAACTGTTGGATATCTGGGAACATCTTTGCTCTTAAAGGTACTACCTGAGTAGCAAAGAAAGCATTCCATAGGTTCTGTGTAAATCCTTCACCTACTTTAAGCTTGGATATTGCCCAGAATTTACTTTCGAAATTCTTAATGATTTCCTTGAACCGATAATAATATAACTTATGAGTCTTAGGGTTAATGCCAATGGTAGTAGTTTGGCAATAATCTAGAAACTCTTTACCCAATTCGGAAATAAACTCTTCCCTTTTGAAGTCGTAATTCTCTTGGTCGAGTTTAAATAACTTTACGTAATCTATTGCTTCCATATATTTACTCTTTAATTGTTTCTAAAGGATAAGCCTTTAGTGTTACTTTCTTGGTTGCATCCTGGACCTGAAATAAATATCCTCGGTAATTATCCTCATAATAGGAGGACCAGATTGCTTCCTTTACCCTGTACCAATCTAAAGTCTTGGCACCTTTGGGGATTCCTGTGATTAATAACATGTGAGGGTTTTCTCCCACTTGAATGTTAAAAATATCCTTGCCATCAAAGTTACCTATTAATACATAGTCCGGAAAGGTAGGATATTCCTTTAATTTAGGATAAGGTACACCCAAACTATCTACTATGGTTTCAGGCTCTATGATTTGATTATCAAATCGGATATTTAGTTTCGATTTACCTATGTATAGGTCTTTGACTATATTCGTGAACATATGTAGATTATTATATGGGTTATACCTTGGTCCTTGAAGTTATTTAGGTTAGTTGCCTTTTCCTCAAGTTTCCTTAGTGTCTTTCTAGAATCTGTACAGATTCTTCTGGTTGGATTTCTAACCAGCATCAGAATATTCTCTAGTGCAGGTTGCAAAGCATTAACTGGTCCTGCATAAAGTATATTATGCTTCTTCCCACTAATTACATTATATTGGGTTTTATAGGAATATTTACCTTTGATATAAACTACCTCAACCCTTTCTATTTCTTCTTTTCTTATGTTTCTTACCATAACCGTCTTTATTTACATAATCTGATATTTCGTCTAATTGTCCCAAGAGTAATGCCTGCACAAATATAGGTACAGGCCTGAAAAAGAAGTTTCTTATGTTACTGGTGTTAATATACCAATCGTATACAATAAAGAACTTCTTAATCTTCCTATGTTTAAGTGAACGTTGAACTAAGTAGGTTTTAACGCATCTCTTATGCAACTCCACCAACTCCTTGTCTTGCTTTAACATCCCCTTTGCGGAGAATATAGTGTAATCCATTTTTATACCTTTAGAAGGTTAATACAATGAGGAAGGTACTCTGATATTGGGTACCTTCCCTGAGAGGTAAAATCAAGCAACTTGTTCTGGCTTGAGGACTTTGTTCTTGAAGTCCTCGTATGCCTTAGCAGCTTTCTTGTATTCTTTGGAGTTTTGGTCCTTGATACGGAACATTTCCCGTTCAAGTCTGTGAAGTTCATTACGAGTTTGTTGTCTCCATTTCTTCCGGGCCAGTGTATCGGTTACATCCTCTGGGTATACATATTTTACTTCCCGGTTGGAGATTACCTTTTCGATGATGGAGGGTTTCTGTTGTTTTTCAACATCTTTTACTACCTCTGCTTTTTTAGAGGTTTTCTTTGTTGGTTTGGGTTCTTCCGGAGTAACCTGAACCAATTTGGCACCTGCAAATTTCTTGGCAGCTTCCTGGGATTCTTCTACCAATTGAGCCTTAGTCTTTTTAGTTCCCTGGGCCTTAGTAGTTTTAGACTTGGATGTAGCATCCTTAATTCCTTCTAATTGTTGAGCAACTTTGTTACTGATAAGGTTAGCAACCTTGTTTTCATTCTTTTTCATAATGTCTATATTTAAAATGTTTATAAATGAATTAATTTCTTATCACATTGCAAATATAAAAATAATATTTTATATAGCAATAAAATAAAAAGAATATTTTTAAATAGCTGAGGTTAATCGGCTAAGAAGTCGAAGATCTCTGGAGCATAATCTATCTCGTTTTCTGGGTCTGATAAATATTCGTCCAGGTTTTCGTTATAATAATCGAGTTCTGATTTAGCCTTGGGAGCAGGTACAAAGGGTATACATTTTTCGGGATATTTCTCTGCAAACTTAATGGCATCTTGATAAGTTAACTTCTTATCAGTATAAAATTTAACCCATGTATGGGAGTATCCCACTCCTTTTCTAGTAACTTCGTATTGTTGATATCCAGAATTACTTATCTGGTAGATTTGATTCTCTGGAATGATTTCTATTTCTACCTGATATTCGTATATTCTTTTTCCGAGTTTGTTTGCCATTTCCTGAATTGAATCCATTAATGACTTAGGCTTATCTGCAAATGAGAAACTGTATTTAGTTTCTGGTACATCGTTCTTTTTAAACGACGGAGCAGGATAAATCCTGCTTGCATCGGGTGTAGGTTTTGAACCTATAGCCAATCCAATTAGTATAAATCCTGCTAACCCTATGATAGGTAATTTCTTAAGACCTGAGTTCATAGCCTGTGGTTTTAAACTTGTTTCTGATATTAGAAGAAACGTATTTACCTTTGGACTCTGCTAGGTGTAATTCATTGCAGATTTCTTTAGGTACACCATCATAACGGTAAACTTTGTTGCCTTTGAAAGCAACCCAAAGTTGTTTGTTTTTGGAGTCATATCCGTAGCCTTCAACGTTTGAGGATTCGCAAGGAATCATTTCAACTCCAGTGTTCAATTCAACTGATTCTAAGTATTCGTTCTTGTCCATTTTAAATTAAATTATTAATGTGAGTTCAGGATGAAATTTATTGGTTTCTCTGTGTAATAGTTCCCATGCTCCGTAAACTCCTTGGGATAAATCATGTATCCATTCGTCTTCCATTTTGAATAGGATATGAGAACAGATATATAATTGATATTCATTCAGAGTCTTTATCAATTGAGGCATTTCGTATATCTCTTCGTAAATCTGAATATGATGATTGACTGAATCAAGCATCTCTTCGTTGTTTATCTGTAACAGCTTCCTGAGTAAATCAGGTTCTGTTGTAGTGATATTGTTTTTGATATTAGTCAATGCCTCAATTTGAATCTGAGCAATGTTCTTTACTACCTCTTTGGTTTCTGCATCCATTTTAATATTATTTTCGTTATACAAATATAAGAATTTTATTTTAATAAATAATACTCTTTTATTAAATACTGAGGTAGAGGATGTTGTCTTTACGATTGTAAGACCTTAGTTTTGGTCAATTATTCTACGAATAGTAATCCTGGATACCTTAAATTCTTTGGCTAAATCACAAATCCTACATCCTTCTTTGTGTCTTTGTTTTATTAACCTCCTTTGTATCTTGGTTAATTTAGCATTAGGGTTTAATGCCCCTCTTCTACTAACTCCATACAGGGGATTTTTATCTCCAATGTAACCTCTACCATCCCTTATACATTGCTGAGTATTCTCAGAAGGTGTTCCCCAATAAAGATTACTTACTGAATTATGATATGGTACATTATCTTTATGACATACATAAGCTTTGTTTTCTGGATTAGGTATATAAGTCATGGCTACTAACCGATGTATATAATATATCTTACCTTTTCTTTGAATGAATTTATATCCACCCTTAGAGGTATTATACTTAACTCTATGCCAAGAATCTTTAGTAAGATGACCAGACTTATCGTACCTGCTCCCAAGTCTTCCAGATTTACTTATAAAGTAACCTTCTAGAAAAGTTATGTTATCCCTTTTGAGTATCATTAGCAAATTTGATATTTAATCTCTTAAGTGATTCATAAGCATTGGGGGATAGTAATACATCTGGAGCCCATCTTAAAAAGAATTTTGATGGTTTTTTATCTGGGCTAGCCATTAGTTGTCTCATCTCTGCAGAGAACTTTAATCGTTCCTCCTCAAGTTGATATTTGGGGAACTTTGTGAACTCTGCTTGAGAGAAGGATATGGTTTTCTTACCAACAGAGGCCCTTAATGGTTTCTTCCTTTCTTTATAAAGGTACGGAACAATTTTCTTCGATGGTCCACCAAGGATACTAAAGCCGAAGATGACCATTGGGTCGAATTTATCTGCCTTGGGGTCTTTGGCTCGTTTGATACATCTTGCCATCCAGGAGTATGAGTTAGGATATTGCTTGTTGTCAGTGGCTTCTCCCACATCCTTACTGTTGAATTCGAATCCTGGGAAATGAAAAAGAAAGTCCTCTGTAAGAATAAAGATAAACCCTAATTCCCTTAGATACTTAATAATCTCTTGTTGGCTCTTACCTTCTTCAACCATTTTCTCTACATCTGCCAAGATATCTTCTCTTGGTGATTCAGTAAGTTGTTTACTCCCAGTAGAAGGTCTTCCTCTTCCCACTGAAGGTTCTTTGATTGGTAAGTTACCTACGAGCTTATCTAAGTAATTCTTAAAGTTCTCAACATCTTGTTTATTTGTAAGAGTTACCTCTATTCTTATAGGTCCCTTGTGTTGTACCTTTGGCCCTGAATTCATTTCGGTATACGCATCTACCAATCTATCCTGAATATAGGAGCCATTATCTTCAAGTGTAGTGATACGCAGTTTGGGTTTATATGTTTTTTCTTCCATAAAGTCTTAGTATTAAAAAGAAAGGCCTGAACAAAAGTGATTTGCCAGGCCTTTACATCATTAACGAATACTTAATAAGATATGAGATTAATCTTCTTCTTTTTTGGCCTTCTTTTTCTTTTTATCTTTGGCCTTTTTGTCCTTCTTTGCAGGAGCAGCCTTTTCAGTAGCTTCTGCCTTTTCTTTCTTTTCCTTCTTGGGTTTTTCTTCTTTCGGAGCTTTACCGGCAGCAAGTTTTCTTTGTTCCATACGATATTTTTTCTTTTCATCGGAAGTCATTTCTCTGCCGTCGATGAGAGGATAATCGTATTTGGTAACTCGGCCAGCAGATTCCTTCTTTTCTTTTTTCTCTTTTTTCTTTGAAGCCTTTTCATCTTCTTTGGCTTTTTTCATTTTTACCAATTTGGCTTCGTTCTTTAAATCCTTTTCAGGATACTGGGCAGCGACTTTGTCTCTTTCCTTGTTGAGCTTATTCAAGAGTTCAGTAACCTTTTTACCATGTTTCTTGTCTTTTGACCAATCCTTTTGAGGGTCCAAGTTGTTCTCTTTGAGATAAGCATCCAATGCCTTTTTAGCCTTTGAAAGTTCCGGAGTCTTATTAGCCGGTTTGTCTTTCTTCTTGTCTTTCTTCATGTTTCTAAAATTTTTAAGTGGATTGAAATTTCCTTAGTAATTATCCATAGTTATAATATCCTAATCGAAGTAGGGATTTCCCTAATTTCTAGGATTTCTATACTTGCATTTTCAAGAATGGCTCCAAGTTCTAAGGCATCCTTTATCTCTTGCTCAGTAAGATTGACAAAAGTTTGTTCTGCAACCATTTCTCGTCCATCTGAATAATTAACATTAAACTTTACAGTACTGATAGTACCTTTTAGTTTTTTATCTAGCCTACCCTTAAAATCCTTAAGCCTACGTTTAAGATATCGAAGGTGAATAACATGGGTTTGATATTTACCTCTCTTATAAGGAGGAGTAACCTTAATCATATACCGAGTATATTCCATATCTTTTAATACGGCTTGAATACCCTGTATGATGGTTCTTAAATTCATTTCTTCCATGATGGTCTTGGTATTGGTTTATTTTCGATTGCCATTTCGGTTAGCATTTCTTTGGCTTCTTTAATAATTAATTCAGAGAGTTCCCTTTCTTCATTCGATAAGGGAGGGTCCATACCTTTATCTTCTAGTGCATTAGTATAATTCTGAATAAGATTATCTAATGCAAGAATAGTTATATTCTTTCTGATTTCTCTTTTGTCTTCCATAACCTATAAAATAAATAAAGCCTACTACCTTCTCAGGCAATAGGCTCCCAACATAATTTTTGAAATACTAATAAACTATGCAAACCATTAGCGAGAACATCGCTAATAAGTAAGGGATAGAAGTTTAATCTTCGTCTCCGGCTTCCTCTTCTTCGCCCTTAGCCTTTTTAGCTTTCGGGTTACAGATAATACCGTGTCCTTTTTTGGATTTTACGGTTAGATTGCCCGGTACGAATGTTACGGATGTAGAAGTTGGTTTACCGTCGATGACCAGAACTGATGTTACCACCACTCCCTGATATCCTTCTTTGTTCTTTACTGCGTAACCGTAGTTCTGAACTTCGGATTTATCATTGATTTTGATAACATCAATTTGCTTGCTGTTTGGACGTTGCTCTGCAGGACGGTTTTTCAAAGCTTCCATACGAGCTTTACGTTTTGCTTCTTTTTCAGCATCTTTTTCTTTGCCACCTTTCTTCTTGGTGTCTTCTTTTTTCTTAGTTGCCATAATCTTTTAAGTTTTAGTTTTATTTAATAGAACAATAGTTATTTCTTATGATAAAGGTGGGCTATTGCTTTAGCCCAACCTTCATAGCCGGAGAATGAATTACTTCTTTCCTTTTTTGCCTTTACCTTTGGCTTCTTTCTTTGCCGGGAGTTTGAGACCCAATTCTTTGGCAATTGCTTTGCGAAGTTTTTCGATATCATCTTCTTCAAAGTCATCCGGGTCTGTTTCGAGATCTTTGTCATCGCAAACATCTTCCAGTTCTTCGAAGTCCATTTCGGCAAGAGCTTCACCGGTTAATTCTTCTTCCTCTTCGTCTTCATCTTCGTCGTCGTCCGAGTCTTCATCATCCTCGTCATCTTCATCTTCATCTTCATCTTCATCTTCATCATCAGAGTCCTCATCGTCCTCTTCTTCTTCTTCCTCTTCTTCTTCTTCCTCTTCTTCTTCGTCATCGTCTTCGTCGTCATCATCTTCCTCTTCTGAAGCAAAGAATTCTTTTGCTTCTTCGGCAGACAACATGATAGGAGCCGGGATAATTTTTACTGAGCCATCTTCGTAAGTAATGATGATTGCACCATTAATCTCTTTGCGAGATACTTCCTTTAACTCTACCTTTTTGGTTTCTTTTTTCTTAGCCATTTTCGTAAATGTTTAAATGTTAATAATCAATAGTTATATCACTCTGTTATAAGTTTCTTGTATTTTCTTTCGCTTCCCGTAAGATAAGCAAATGCAATATTATATTGTTTTACCTCATCAATTACGGTCTTTAGTTCTTCTTGAGATTCTATCTTTACATCTTCTGTATCGATAACTTCATCCTGGTCATTATAGGTATTAACCTTAAAGGATTTACCCATGAACGGATTTGATTGTTTATGTACCCTTACTTCCGGTACTGGGTTTTTAGTTTCCATTGCTGTATTTAATTTTAATTATTCCAGGAATACCAACCTTACCAAATACTTCGGTATAGAATTTGTATTTTGGATTTTGCATTGATTTATAGTTATCAGCTAATCTCATGGGAAATACCCAATATTCATTTTCTAGCATCCTGTTTGTCATAATGTAGGCATATTTACTTCTCATCCTATATTTGCTTACAGGAGTGAATCCCTGAAATCTTAAAGCTTTTACTAAGAACCTTTCTTTTGGTTGCCATCCCAAATGATTTAAAGATTCATCATAAAAGATATCAAGCATATCCCTTTGTGCTTTGATAAATAGTACTTTCTGTATCGGAATATCTAATTTCTTTCTTAGGTACAAGGCCAAGGAACATACCAATGGAGGATATTGCAAAGAAAAAATATTATATTTATTCTTTTCCTCTTGACTCAGCCTGTTGTAAATCCTGTAAGATAGCAGAATGGATTTGTATTCTCTTCTTCCGGATATACTTGGAAGATATGCCTTCCCGTTGTCCATACAATTTTTGTGAGTACCTTTCATTGAATACCTTCTTTCCTTTTGATTTAAAGACCCGGTGCATTTGAACCATGAACCTTCGTCTTCTGTGTTTATCAATTTTATATTCATCCGGGATAATAAACTTCCTGGCCTTAACTAATTTCCCTTTATACCAGAATTTAGTAGAACCAGATTTATGTCTTAGACCATTCATATCTTGAAGTGTTCTTATCCCTTGCCTAAGTAATTTCCTGCCTGATATGATATGAATATATTGAAGAACATCTACTCCGTACATATAAACCAAAGTCTTTTTTATCTGATACCTTGTGAAATAGGGTATACCTGTTAGGTGTTTCCGATATAAACTTTTTTCGGTAATATATTTGTTGGTTGTATCTGGTCTCCATGTCCATATATAATATCTATCTTCTCGGATTGGTTCCCTACTACTTTCCTTTAGTTTTACCATTGTTCATAGTCCTCCTTGCAGTTCTAAACCAAAGTGTTATTGATTTATCGTTTGCATCTGGGAACTTCTTTTTCATCCTTCTAGTTACTCTTTCTAAATCGTAACCCTTTGCAACTAATGACCATACATAGGATTTCTTAGTTCCCTTGATGAGATTAAATTCATCCCTTTCTCTTGGTGGTTTCTTCTCCCTTGGCTTTTTTATTCCCGGAACCCTTTTTGATTTCCTTTGCCCATTTTCCCCTTCTTCTCCGAGAAACCCAAGCCTTAATTTCGAATTCCTTAGAGGGTCATCCTTTGAATAACCTATGTTCTCTAATTGTTTATCCATCCAATCATCATATTGGTCAATTAATGATTTGTCTGGTTTATTGGTTGACCTTTCGATATAACCAATTAAATCGAAAACGCCAGCAGCACAAGCATCAGGGAAAGGCATACCCAATACTATGGCTTTTCTTTTTAAATCCCTGTAAGTCATATTCCTCCCGGCTGAACCAAGGAAACTGGCTTTTTCTTTTGAGGGTGCTGGTTTATTCTTTTTGTTCTTTCTCATATCTTTTATTTTAATTTGTTGCAAATATAATACTTTTTATTTATATAGAAAAATATTTCTATCTATTTTTATAAAAAGCTGAGGTATCTGATATGCGTTCAGCAGCCGTTGATTTAGGCTTTTTCTTTCTTTTCTTTTTAACCTTATCGGCATTGAAGGCCATATCAAGTTTCTTAATACTGAATTCTATATTATTCACTTGATTATAGTTAACTGCTTTTTCCACGCAGCATCTGTACTCAGGCCAGAAGCGTTGTCCTAATTTTACATCAACTGTTTTAATCATAAACTTGGATACCATGAAGCCAAATGTATCTGCATCGTCTTTCTTTTCGAATACATACATATAGAATCTACTAAATTCACTAACTACCTCGTCTAAAGGTCTTACTGGCATTAGCAAATATCCATCTGTATATAATTCTTCAGATATTAAGCATACCCAGTATTTCTTCTTACCAGGCTTTACTTTATATCTAAACCTTTCTTTCAGTTTTGTGTGCATCCATTCTGGTACTCGGTTTAAAAGGTATTTGATATATATTTTGTCCTTCTTATTCAACCGCCTCTTAAATGCAGAAGGCTGTTGTAGCATTCTTGGTAGAATCCTAAAGTTATTCCACCTATCGAACTCTAGAATTAACCTCATTGAATCTAAGTCCCATGGGTCTTCTGATTCTTTGAGTCTTTTCATATTTCTTTCGATATTACTATTGCTTACCTTTGAGAGTAAGTTAGAAGAGTCTCCAGTATATAGACTGGCTTCTTTCCTTGTTAATCTCTTTTCAATACATCCTTCAATAAAATCACAAAAGCTTCGTTCGCAAGGGCAGTCAGGTCGAAAAATAGAAGTGTGTAACTCGAAAAAATCAGAGAATAATCTGAAGAACTTTTCTGACCTTTCTCTGATTTCTAAATACTTGTAATGTGACAACTTTAAAATTTCACCAGCTTCCCATGAGGATTTGCTTTCTGATAACTGAAGGAATAAAGACTGCCTCTCTATTTCGTTTAAGCAGTCCCAAGCTTTCTTCTGAGCATCATTCATAATTAATTCCTCCTAAAATCCATTATTCTATCTATTGATTCACTTGTTATCTCATTTGGGTCATAATCTTGGGAGTTAGCATATAACTTATCTGGGTCATAATTCTGGTACACGCTATAGATTACGTTATCAAAAGGTAACCATATTTCCATTTTACCCATTTCCGGATATAAAAGAAGTTGTACCATTTTATTTATGTGGTCTATACCTAATACCGTAGCATCTATTCCCTCGTAAGGATAGCCTTTGAGTACTAAGTAATCGCCTATCTTAACATTCATCAAATCGTCTACAGAGTATTTCTTTCCTTCTTTTGCCATTCTCTTAAACCTTTTAACATCTTTTCTGGTACATGTAGCTACCAATGAGAAATCATCAAAGTCTTCAGAGTTATCTATTCTAGCTTTCTTCTTTCTTTCATGAAGAGTCTCTGTAGACTTTAACCAAGTTCTTATACCTGATATACTTCTCTTCAGTTTGTTTAGAAAAGGTCTAGAGTACGCTAACTCTGTAGGCATCTTGATAAAACCATAATTGAATAAGATTGGTACTTCTTCAAATATCATCTTACCCTTTGCGGTTTTCTTTAAAACGTTTATCGTAGGGATAATGGCACGTACTTTTTTATATCCCTTTTCTTTAAGTTCTTTATTAATGTTCTGATAATACTTTCGTTCTATGTAGAAGATACAATAAGAATAAGGGATACGTTTCATATTATTTCTTTTTAATGATTAACTTAGCTTGCTTATGTACTTGCTTATAATTAACATTCTCCAGAATATCACTTGCAAGAAATACATAAAGATTAACTGAAGTACTGATTGACATACTGGGTTTTTTAGATTGTACCCATATAAAGTCTCCCAAGGTACCAGGTCCCCCTTCTACTACAAAGAAAAATTCATTTGCAGGCATAGAGTTATACCTCATACATAATATGGGGAGTTTATTTGCCCTTTTAGCATCCTTGCTTGCTTGTTCCCAAAATCTTAGGATATCACAAGTTTTATTACCAAGCAGTACATGTTCAAATTTAATATCTTTGTAGTTTTTACATTCGATAGATATCTTACAGCGATGAGCATGTTTTTCATCTGTACAGGTTAAATCAGAAGTGGCATCCTTATTAGAATGCCAAGCTCCTGAACCTGCCCGATTCCTTTCAAATTTGAACCCGGTCCACTGAGTAAACCAGGCTCCTATTTTTCTTTCAAATCTGTTTCCTTTATTTTTTGAGTTCATAGGTTAATGTCTTGTAGTTATAACATTATAGTAAATTATAACTACTTAGGCCATTGACTTTTTCGACTTGCAGGATTTTCGTATTTGATAGAGGAAGAGAATCCAAATGGGTAATCAAGAATAGGGTTTTATCTGCAAAGGTATGTCTGATTAAAGAAGTTACTACTTCTACATTATCAGAGCTTAATGATTCGAATACCTCATCTAAGAAGGCAAGGTTTATACCCTTAGACATTGTAAGAGATTCATTCATTGCAAATGCCATTGCAACACAAACCAGTTGTTTTTCTCCACCGCTAAGTTCATCATAATCAATAATTTGCCCATCTCTTTCAATTAGAGTAAAAAATTCTTTTCTAGCAGTACCCAAGTCTATGTTAAATTCAATCCTAAATCCCAATACTTGAGAATATTTATCAAGGGTTCTATTTAACATATCCAAAGATGAATCGAATAGATAAGCCTTGATTCCATTGTTACCGAGAGGGTCATTGATTAACCAATTGTAATTTTCTAACTCTAACTCTTTGTTATGATAATCTTCATCTACCTTACGAAGAGTTTTTCTAATTTCCTTAAGTTTCTCTTTATATTTAGGAGACATAACCTTAAGTTTCTCTTGTTTGAGTTTTTCCAACTCCTCGTCAATATCAGCAATATCAGAAGCAATATCATCACATTCTTTTTGAAGTCTCTTATACTTCTCATTCGTAGTTCTCAACTCATCCAACCTACCTAGAGCATCCTCATATTCTTCCTGTAGTTTATCCGAGTTTATGATTGCTTTATAGATAATATCTACGCTCTCTTTCGCACGTTTGTAGTGGCCTTTATCTAACTGTATCTTTAATTTCTTTACAAAATCAGGTAAAGATACTCCTGAAACTATACGATTGTATTTTATCTTAGACTTAAGAACATCTACATAATCAGTATGTTTCTTAATCTTAACCTTAAGACTTTTCTCTACCTCATCCTTAAGTTGTTGCTGTTTTTTAATAAGTTGCTTAGTTAGGTCTTCCCTATCTTTCTTTAACTCTCTACGTTCCGATTTGATTTTCTCTTTAAAACCTTTCTCTCTGTCACGTAAATCAAAGTAAGCTTCTTTATTTGCTTCAAGTTCTTTCTTTAACAAGGCAGATTGATGTTCTACTTCATTTGCCTGAGCTAATAGGTTATTTTTATCCTGCATAGCTATACCTTTGGCAATGTTAAGAAATTCCAAATCAAATACTTCTTCAAATATCTTCTTCTTATCTGAATTAGATTCTTGTATCAATCGTTTAATGCCCTGACCAAACATAATAGAGTTCATGAATAGAGTATAGGATAAACCAAGCTCTGCATTAATGGCATCTTGTAATTTATTCTTACCCTTTACATTCACTACCTCATTATCTTTCATAAGGATAAGCCTATCTTTACCTTTAGCTCCATCCTCAAGAACTATATTACATTTCTGACATCGGATAATTTTATAGATATGTTCCCCTTTTTGAAAGAATACCTCTACCATTACTCCCTGGTAATCTTTAGGTCTTACCTTTTCCCAGGTAGTTACTTCTGATACCCCTTTTAGGTTTTTACCATATATTGCCCATACCAATGCCGATAAGATGGTTGACTTACCTTTTCCATTTGGTGCCTTGATAAGTATGGTACAACTTGGATTTAAAGGTATATGTAGGTTTTCTATTGAACAGAATCCTACTACGTTCATTGTTGTAAATGTTAACATGATTCAGCTTTTTTAAGTATGTCAATCAGTAGTTCTTTCTTATCTTGTTCAGTTATACCTTTTTCCTTAAGATACTTCCTTGCTAGAGCTTTCTTAGAAAGTTGCTTAGTAATTTTATGGTTAGTATTTACTAAGTTACTAGTTTTCTTAGGTAAAACGGTATAATAATTGCCATCATCCTTAATACCCTCTTCGGATTCTACATCTACGAATTTAGGGAATTGCTTAAGGTGTACAAATTGCATTGATAAGTCTGAATAAATCTTCCAATATCCTAACTTACAACCTCTATCGGTTCGCCTTTGATGATTAGGTGCACCTATCATATAAACCTTCTTTGATAGTCTTTGAGGTTTATGTATATGACCACATAATACCAAATCAAATCGATTCAAGATATTTACATTGAGATTTTCTACAGAATCAACTTCCCTACCGTCGGTATCCTTTGCTCCAGGATAGTCAGTATGAAGAAGAAGTATGTTCTTTACATTCTTATCTAATTTAAGTTTCTTAAGATATTCACTTAGTCCCACATTATTATCAATATATGGAACCCCATAAATATGGTAATCTCCATAAGAACACCATTTGATTCTTGTTAGATTAACACAACTCATAAAATTCTTATGAAATACAAAAGGCCATCCCTTAGTTATCCTATCAATACGATTTACAGATTTCAAATCGTGATTCCCGTCTATATAAATCATTTTGAATTTTGGGTAATTACTCTCTAACCTATCGAATTGTTCAGCAACAAATATTGCTAAATCTTGGTCAATTGATTCTGGTTTATGAAATAAATCTCCACAGAACAAAGCAGGACATTTGTACTTTTCACATTGACCTGCAATAACGTCAAGGACCTTGATACTATTCAAGGTCCTATTGTTGTTCTCATTGAATTTTGCCCATAAATTGATGTGCAAATCCGAGAATGCTATAAATACTACTTCTTTACTCATGAAGAAAATTAATAATAAGTTTCTTACGAATATCCAAATTAGCTTCTCTTATACAGAGAACTTTAGTTTCACCATATATGGATTTGATTACTCCCTCTGTTGCACCGTATTCCAAGAGTTGATTCTTAAAAATGTTCTTATAAATAGAAGATATTTCCTTAGTAGGTAAGAATCCCCACAAGTTCAATACGTTATCCATTATAGAAGATATTAAGAACTGGAAGTAATTGTTATCTATTCGTTTACCATTATCTTCTATAACCCATTCCTTTACCATGGCAGTAGTAAAGTTTAATAGGATAAGATGAGTACATTGTTGATTGAGTAACACCTTGCAAATTTCGAAAAAGTGTTCCATTTCACATTTAGGAACATTCTTGGCTTGCTTGTAATAGAAATAGGCAGCTAAATCAAGATAGCTTCTATCTGTAACAAATCTATCCCTATCTCTGAACATTTGGTTTCTTAGGTTCATTACCTGAAAATCTTCGAGTAACAAATCCTTTGAATCCCTTTCTAACATCTCTTTATGAGACATATCCTTTGTTTTAGGTATTAAGTCTGATACACTACCAGATATAAAATCCAATACTGGAGGGTATTCTGTTACATCAAACTTAATCATCCCGGGAACTTCCTTTGCTAAAGTGGTTTTCCCAACTCCACTTGCACCTGCAAACATTACTTTCATTCGGATAACTCTTTAAATGGTTTAATAAATTCTTTAGTTAGGAACGAAGCAAGAGAATACTCTATGCACAGTTTCCTAAATTTATCATAGTTAAAAGTCTTCTTTCTCTTGAGAGGTATCTTATCTAAAGGGACATTACCTACAAACCAGAATAAATCAATCAACTTACGATTCCTTTCCCAAGCTTCTTGGTACTCTTTATTAGGTTTAGCTTCCAAGTATTTGTAGATTGATTTATACTCATCTAATATCTTTCTTGCAGTTACTGGACCTATACCTTTAAAACCAGGGATATCATCGGAAGTATCACCTACCATTGCAAGATACTGAACAGTCTCATGTGAATGATAACCGAAGAGTTCTTTACAATTGCCCACTCGAATAACTTCATCTTTTCTGGGGTTTAATATTCTAACGTTCTTGTTTAACAATTGATTAAAATCCTTATCTGATGATACTAAGATTACATTATCCGAACGATAAGTATTAATAATTAGGTATGCTAAGAAATCATCTCCCTCATATTGAGTTTTATTCCTTTTATCAAAGATATAAGAAATTCTTAGCATACCTAATATCTTCATTATAATTGCCTTTTGTATTTGCAAGGATTCATAATCAACCGATATATTTTTTCTATGGCCTTTGTAGTTAGGCAATAACTTATCCCTTACTGGTGAATGACCATTATCAAATGTTATAACTACTTCGTTTGGTTTAAACCTTGTAAGATACATATGAAGTGATTTGAAAAATCCGAATATTGCTCCACTTGGTTTTCCGTCTGTAGATTTAAGTTTTTCAAATTTATGAAAACTTTGGTGTAAAATATTCTCGCCGTCAACTAATAATATTAATTTTTTATTTTTCATATTTATTTTTAT